GCTCCTGTAGCGCCTGTGGCACCTTGTGCACCTGCTGTTCCTTGTGCTCCTGTAGCGCCTGTGGCACCTTGTGCACCTGCTGTTCCTTGTGCTCCTGTAGCGCCTGTGGCACCTTGTGCACCTGCTGTTCCTTGTGCTCCTGTAGCGCCTGTGGCACCTTGTGCACCTGCTGTTCCTTGTGCTCCTGTAGCGCCTGTGGCACCTTGTGCACCTGCTGTTCCTTGTGCTCCTGTAGCTCCTGTAGCGCCTGCACCTGTTGCACCTATTGCACCTTGTGCGCCTGTGGCACCTGTAGAACCTTGTGCGCCTGCTGCACCTTGTGCGCCTGTGGCACCTGTAGAACCTTGTGCGCCAGCTGCTCCTGCTGCACCTGCTAAACCTTGTGCGCCCGCTGCTCCTTGTGCGCCCGCTGCTCCTGCTGCACCCGCTGCTCCTTGTGCGCCCGCTGCTCCTGCTGCTCCTGCTGCTCCTTGTGCACCCGCTGCTCCTTGTGCACCCGCTGCTCCTGCTGCACCTGCCGCTCCTTGTGCGCCCGCTGCTCCTTGTGCACCTGCTGTTCCACTTGAACTTTCTTCACAACCACAACATTCTGTATATTTATAAAGATTGCTATATGATGACATTCAATAAAATAAACAACTAATACTATATTGTTGTATTATATTTTATGATTTATTTTATTTTATAAATAAAAAACAAAATAAAATAATCTTTAAAAATCACAAAAATGAATCTGATTATATCAGATGAATAATTTATCAAATAATTACATCAATAAAATAACATCCATAAAAATATATTTTAGCAATTTATTAACCGATAAAAATGATGATTTGCATTAAATATTATTTATTTATTAACAATATATAAGATAAAATAGTTAAATAATAATTAGCCAACATTTTAACAATAATGGATTCATCTTTTCAGTTAAATTCTAAATCAGTTATGGGAAATATAGCATACACAATTAAAGTATGTGCAATAATATCAGTAATCGGTTTAATCATTAAATTTACGATATCATCATATGAAGCATCATTAATAGGGTTGGGATTGGTCGGGCTCTCATTATTTGGTTCAATGCTGATGGTATTGAAATACTACTTCAGCACCGGAAGTGAAAAATCACTTTTTAATGGAGCAGTTTTACCAAGTTTAGTTCAATTACTTCTTATTTGTGGAATAGTTGGAATGCTGCTTTATCAAACAATAACAACAACATCTCAAAATATAACATCCTCTGAATACACAACTTTTTCATCCATATCAGCAATACTAGCGCTCATGCAAGTAGCTGTTACATTTTATTATTTATTTTTAAATATGAAATGCTTTAGTGAAAGTGGTAAGTGTGATATTTCAGAAAGAGACACCATTACAAGTCTTGGAATCATGTACCTCAATGTAATACTAACATTATTAAATGTATGTGCACTTGGTATTATTCAGGTAATATTGAATAAATTTTACATTTGTTAATAAAAATAAATGTGATGATAATTGCATGCGTCCACAAAATGTTCATTTATAAATTTTTCTTTCATCCCACCAGCGATCATATCGTTTAATATGGACTCTTTCAGTATTATACTGTGGATACTCTGTTGAAATAATAAATTTTTTTTTATAAATAATATACCCACCATCTTTGTGATGAATCATATCTATGTTTGGTCTTATTTTATTTTTTAATATTATATTACCCAATAAAACTGGTCCAGTTGGATCAAGAGCTGATTTCCCAAAAAAATTGGTTTTTACATTAAACACTATGTTGCGTATTGCATACCACAAGAGCGGAGTACGCGGTTTACAAACCATTAACGCATTGTATATTGACAAAGGAGGTATTCTATCTTTTACAAAATGGTTGGAACGAGTCAACTCAATCAATTTAAATCCATTTATACAATTTAATTTTATGTCAAGATAAATTCCTCCATGTTTGAACAACACACAGTAACGCCATAAATCAGCTTTATACGCTCCAGGGACTAAAGAGTCAAATGCATGTAAAACATTAGAGTTAAAGTTTTTTTTTATAAACTCTCTACAGTCATTGTCATCAAATAAGTGATGTTCAAATTCAGGATTTGATGCCTTTATATTTTCAACTCTTTCTTTCATTTTTGGTGATAAATCTTTAGTATACCATGTTTGAAATATTTTTAATGGAATTATTTTATCATTTGGCATTTTAACATATGCATATATTTGTGCATATGTTTTTATATTTGAATTTTTACTACTGTTTTTACCACTGTTAACACTCATACACTAAACCAATTACATAGAACACATACACATATTCAAATACTTATCATCAAAAACTATTATACAACAAGTAATATAGAAATATCTCTACATATAATATAAACAAACACGATAAAAAATCTAAAACATATTCAATGACTAAAGTTATTATAATAAAAAAAAAAGAAAATGAATGTAAAGTGAAAGAAGGTGAACAAGAATGTAATATTATTATTTCTTCTTCTTCTTCTTCTTCTTTGTCAAAATCGAAGTCTTTAGTTAAAAAATTACCACCACCAGAAGAAATAACAATCAATAATTATGCATTATTGATGACCAACGGCTTTAATTACAAGGTTGTTGATTTGAAAAACATGTGCACTAAAATCCAGAAAGAATATGGTTATAAAAAAATGAAAACAACCGGAAACAAAGTTGAAATGAAACAAAATATATATGATTTTTATAACTACACATTTCATTGTATTAAAATTCAATTGAAATTCAAAAAATATTTACGTAAAAAAATGATATTGTTGAGAGGTCCAGCATTAAAAAATAGAGATATTTGTATTAATGAAACAGACTTTTATACGTTGGACCCCGTTCGAGAGATTCCAGATTCACAATTTTATAGTTATGAAGAAGATTGTGGTGATAAAAAGTGTTGTTATGGATTTGATATCGCATCTATATGCAATTTGATATTGAATGATAACTTGGTGGATAGCGTGGCAAATTTAAACTGTCGGTTAATTTGGAAACAGTCAAGTAATCCTTATAATAGAAACATAATTCCACACAATATTATAAAAGATATTTTGAAAATAATAAAATTAGATAGAATTTTGAACAGTAAAAGAAGTGAAAATGGTAAAAAAAAAAATAAAAACAGTAAAAATGTTAATAACCAACATGAAAATAATGGTGGTGGAAATATTGTGTTGAATCATAATGGAAGTGCCGACGGTGAAAATGAAAATGGAAACATAATTATCACTTTGCCGCAAGATGTTTTAACGCCGCAACAGAGATATCGTCAAAATGTTTTGCACTTGTTTCAAAACATAAATTTTCTTGGACATTATTCTGACCCTGATTGGTTTTTACATTTAACGTATCATCAACACATTACATTTTTGAGAGAGTTGATGGACATTTGGAATTACAGGGCAGAGTTGTCATACAGTGCGAGAATATCAATTTATCCGCCTTACGGCAACCCTTTTCCTCCACATGTAACGGGGTGGCTTATGCATCAGTTTTACGAGTACTTGACACTAGAAAACATTGTGAATATTAATATGGTAATCATTGAACGTCTTACAACAACAGCACTCCAAGAAGCTGATAGATGTTTAGGGGCAAATTTTGTGTTATGCGCGCTAACGCTTGTTAGCACTCAGGCTCGCGAAGCTCTGCCCTGGTTGTATCAGTCTGTGATGCATGTGTAATGGAAGCATTGAGGTGAGGTATGGGAAATTGTGGGAGTGGAAGTGAGGGTAATATTTTAGCACATTTTATATATTTATTATATATAAAATATGAATTTTGGAAAAAATACAATAACGACCACATCGTCGTCGTCATCATTAAATCATTTAAATGCCACATCATCTATGAAAAATGCATCAGCAAGTGCATCTGTGCACGGACATTCCGCAAATACCGCAAATACCGCAAATACCGCAAATACCGTAGGTATCGTTTCTTCATTCGATAAACAAATCCAAAAATGGATTGAATTCGATAACAAACTGAAAAAAATGAACAGTGAAATAAAGACAATGAGAGAATCGAAAAATGATATTGAAGCCTCAATTATGGAAATTGTAAATAATAAAAAATTATTGAACACGTCAGTCGCAACAGCAGATGGTCGACTACGTTTTATAGAAACCAAAACATCAACTCCGCTATCTCTCGCATTTATAGAACAATGTATGCATGAAATAATACCAAACAAGTCACAAGTTCAACATATCTTGAAATATATCAAAGAAAAAAGAGAGATTAAAATCAATCCCGAAATTAAAAGATACTATAATTAGAAAAAAATTAATAAAAATGTATGAATATTTTATATTTTATTTTATATATTTAATAGGAAGATAATTAAATATATAAGAAGATAATTAAATATATAAGAAGATAATTAAATATATAAGAAGATAATTAAATATATAACAACTATAAATAACTATAAACAAAATATATTAGTAGATAAAGAGAATAAAAACAATATAAACATGTTCGATGCGGCAAGAGACTTGGTCTTTACAAATTCAGCAGATGGAAAAACAATTATGAGCGGTGGCTATAGAATAAAAAAATTATTTGACACCTCAAAAAATAAACATGGTGGAGGTAAAAGAAAAAATAAAAAAGAATATCATGAAGATGAATTTGAAAAGTTATACAAAGAAAATTATGGAATACCAATGGGTTTATTATTTCTTAGTCCAAAATTTCGTGTTGAACAGCAAGAGCAGCAGCAAAAAGTATATGCACATGCACCTGCGCACGAAAATGATAATGCTGCGTCTGCAGCAGCTACTGCGATTGGCGAACTTGAGCTTGTAATCTCTCCGCAACAATCACAGCTTGTTATTTCTGACGACTATAAAAACTGCATGCTTAAAGAAGATGCCACACAAATAACTTCCAATGAAGTGGATCCAGAATTATTTCAAATACTTTTGAATAATACTGTAACTGACCATAATGACAACCACAGTCATGTAGGTTGTTCGAGAAGAGTTACTAAAAAACGAAATGCAAATATTGACAATGATAATTTAAAAAATGAAAAATTGTATAAAAAAATATATATGCGAAGAAAAACAAGAAAACACAATAATAACTAGTTATAAATCGTTTTTTTTTAAATCAAATGATCGACCAAGATGAACGGTTAAATGGAGACAATAAAATTTCAGGAATTCGCTTTTTCCAATAGTCGATTCGATTTTGTTTTTCAATATCTCTCATCGTTAAAGGATACACAGACGCCGTCTGCATTTTTTGTGTTTCTGCAGGAGTAATCAGGGGTTTATAACCATAGCAATTAACACCAAAACGAACATTTTTGTTATCAATAAACCCACCATTTATACCAGGTCTTCCACAGTCATTCTCATGTCCTTTTATTTTTTGCAACTTGTCCCATGTCTCTTTTTGGGTTGGAAAAAATGCCATTTGGTTGTCTGACCACCCATAATTGCACCACTCTCCTCCACTTTTGTATGACGTTTCAATCTCATCATAATTTGCAAGTTTCGCACCATACGCTGCACATATCGCTTTCGCATCATCATATGTGTATATATTATTCGGAATATTGAAAACCTCTTTTTTAATCTTCAATTCTTGAACCGGCTCGTCTTCAGGAACTTGCATTGTAACTTCAAGTCTTGGTTTATCTGTGAAAAAATTCACAAACCTTGTCGTAAGATTTACATTGAAAAAGTATTGAAATCCATTAAGTAACACTAAAATAATAAACACAGACCACAACAACACTTCTAAAAACCGTAATCCTAGACTTTTTGTTACTCCTGGACTACCAGGGCTAGATACATCGGTTCCGGTAGACCCGCCACTGCTACCACCTAAAATTGCGAAAAAAAATCCGTATATAACAATAATAACTACGAGTGTTATAAGCATATATACTCTAGTATCAGCAGCAAGTTGAGGATCTTCTTTTCCATTTTTTGTAATAAATTCCTTTAAGTAAATAGTTGGGTCTGTATTTATTCCACTGATAGAATTATAAGTCAAATCCATTTATTTTATTTATATTTATATTTATTAAATATTAAATAATATTAAAAACGGTGAAAATGATTTATATTATAGTGTTACATTAGTTTTTTTTCTTTTTTCATTTTTTTCTATAGAATAAACAATATGGTGTGTTTCCAATAATGTCAGGACCCTTTATATGTATTTCTTTCACACTTGCATCGTTGAAATTAAACCATCTAGAGTCTGCCGTTTTGATAGTTGAAGTATAATGCCCAAAATTTTCATCCCCATGATGATTGCAAATCCCATAAAGGTCGTACACATAGCTTTCCTTGTTGTATCCTTCTACATATTTTGAAAAATTCACATTTTCAACCGGTATTCTAATGTTTGACTGATTTTTTACAAACGAATCCGTCTTTGGATTGTACTCAAATCGTTTAATGTCAATTACCATAATATCCGGTAAGCTCCAGTACACTAAACGTTTGTACACATCCTGCTTTTTTCCTAAAGATTCATTGAACCACGCATTGTTGCCTTCCATCAACTCTTTTTCACAATTCAAATCAAAACAATCCATCAAAGTAATGTGTTCTTGGTTTGACGCTTTTTTATCGGGAATAGGTAAACTTATTACCATAAACGGCTCAGGGCGAATGCTAAGGTATTCGTATTTTGACTTTGATTCTGAAACGTCAACACCAACACTTGTCAATGTCGATACATGAATTCCATAAAACATATTCAACACTTCAGAGTAATTTTCCGTGTATTCCTTTTGCATCATTTCATAACACAATTTAGCCATTTTATCTCGTTTGTTTTTCGGATTACCACCAATCGTCATTGTCACCTTTCTCTTCAAAGCAGTGTGAAATATATCAAATAAAAAAGTCAAAAATTCTGGCATATCATTTTGAGAACTGGATGAAAACATGTTATTTTTTTTTATTTTTGATATCTTGCGAATTGCATAAATAAAACCACCCGGAGAGATTGTACAGTTCTCGCTCCACATCAATAATCGTAACTCATCCCAAGATACCAACAACTCTGACTCAATGCACTTGTTCAATTTCGATTTATACCCATCACTATTTAAAAGTTCATTCAATTCATATGTGTGAGAAATAATCTGCAATAATGCATTAATATAACACGTTTCTCCCAAATTTGCAAGACCCGAAAGACCCTTGTTTTTATACTTTTCTAATTTTTCTTCCGTTAATTTTTCTTGTTGAAATAATGATTTTGTTGTCGAAGTCATTAAATTTTGTAAACCTAGATACTATCATTTTATATCTTTAATATACTTTAATATAGTTATCTATGTTATATTCAGAGAGAAGAGAGAATAAATCAATCAAGTTAAATAAATAATAAATAAAATAAAATAAAAATATAATAAAATAAATAATAAATAAATAATAAATAAATAATAAATAATAAATAAATAATAAAACTAAACAAAAAGACAGAAAAATGAATGAACGTAGTTCAGAATCAGATGCGATTTATTATAGTTTAGTAGAATCTTACATTTCATCCACGAGAGAAATATTGAATGGATACATGACGTTTGAGCGCGGGATATTCAGAATACTTAACAATCATCTTCTTTATAGAAGTTTACCTGTGCTCGCATCTGCGCCTGTAGTTGCGCCTGCGCCTGCGCCTGCTCCTGCACCTGCTCCTGCACCTGCGCCTGCTCCTGCGCCTGTAGTTGCGCCTACGCCACCACCACCGCCACAACAACCAGTAACTAGAACCTTTGTTAGATATAGATTACCGCTACCTTCTTTAACAACAAGAGCAACAAGAAGTAGTACAACAACACCAACGCCACCAATACCACCACCACCACCATCCAATTTATCATCATCATCTTCTTTTTATATTTCACCATCTTCATCACCTCCTCCGGTTTCACCTCCGCCACCGCCTCCACCTCTTTCACAAACACGGTCATTATCACCCATATTTCCAACTTCAAGAATAAATGGCAATGGCGTACGCGAATTGAATTTTAATCAACCAAGTAATAACACAGTCAATCAAAATAACACGAATATAAATCGCATACAGTCGAGAGAACTCGAAAATGATAGTTTCAATTTTAATTATTTCCAACGACTCTTGCAACGACCGTTGATGCGACCACTACCGCAACGACCACAACCACCACAACCAGTGCAACTAAGACATATTCAAGAACCAGAACCAGAAATGCAAACGTTTTTATTTATGCAAAGAGCGCCTCAACAGATGCCGCGCGAAAGTGAAAATGTGTCGAGTTATTTAAGCTATGACACCATTCAAACTGCAACAAAATTAGTTCCATTTTGTACCATTCATGAACCAAAAAACGAAATATGTCCAATTTCACAAATACATTTTGAAGAAGTTGACTGCGTAATGCAAATCAAACATTGTAAACATAATTTTAATCCATATAGTTTATTTCGGTGGTTCGACACAAATTCAACATGTCCAATGTGTAGATACAACTTGAACTCATACTCTCATTCAAATGATGATGAATCTTCAAATGTAAATCCAAATGTTTACATACAACATTCTGAATCTGAAATAATATACTCAGAATCAGAATCAGAATCAGATTTCGTTTGATTTTGCATGATTCTGTCTTTATTTTTAGTTTGTTAAAAAAATAGTTAATTATATTTTAGTATGTAGATATAAAGATTACATTTGTTATTTCATATACTTTATATATTATCGATTTATGTCAAACAACATAAATATAAATTATAACAACTTTAATTATAACCAAGAACAAGAACAAGAACAAGAACTTTATCATTATACAAGTTCTCCTCCAGTATATGCAAACACACTTACTCCATACAAAGAGATATACACAAATACAAATACCAACAACAGAAATTTAGTAATCGAAAAAAAATATCGATTTGTAAAAGATGTGAATAAACCTTTTACGTATTACTCGGTTCCGGTGGTGAATGATGACAATGATGACGGAGTTGAATATTCCGACCCGCGTGATTGCAATTTTTACCACAGTAGACCGAAACCAAGTTTCGATGATGATGGATGTGTAAAATTATACTTTTGCGGACTATTTGGATGTTGTTTACTTTGTTCTTTTGCATGCAAACACGTGTAAAATAAAAATAAATTAAAATAAAAATAAATATGATTCAAAATAAAAATGCATAAAAAAATATAAACACATTTTTCATGCCGATTCATATTTTACTGAAGAAATTCTTAATACTTTGATTCTTTTGAGTTGCATTCGTTGCTTGTATCAAAAACTCATCAAAAAGCAATGCCTTTACTTCTTTTTGTCGTAACTCTGTAATTTTTTTTTGCAGTGCTTCCTTATTTTCAGCTCCAATCTTATTTGTTTCAAACTCGATTCTGTCTTTAAACGCTTCTTGACGTCGTTTAAATCCAGGAATTTTTTCCAACACCAGCGCAAATAGTTGTTGCACAGGTTTCATAATTTGATTCGTAATGTAAAATGTATAGTTGGGGCGTATATTATTTTCTCTAATGTATGTGGGATGCTCAATTCTTTCACCCTGTAGAGCTTTTTTATCCGGATTGTGAATGTATATGAATGGAATCCTATCACCGACGCTAGGCTTATTCCCAGAATCACGCTGACCCATTCGGTCGGCAAGAACTTTGTGCGCAATTTGTTGCGGATTTTTATAATTTGAACTCAGTGATTTAGTAATAATAAGCTTTTCCAACGGTATTTTTTCATCAACTAGATTTTTCAAGTATTCTTTCAGAAACGAAATGGCGCGTCCCATGTCTTGTTCCTTCATAAGTATGTCTATAATTCCACCGTACACGTCTTTTACAATCGGAGCATTGTCTCGTCGTTTTAAAACAATACCCATACTTTTCCTCGTTCCTTTGTTTGCATTCGTTTCATAGTATATGCCGACATATCCCTTTTTACGAAGCAGACAAAACGGCATGATTGTTTTTTCGTACACCAGCGAATGCGGCGCTTTCAAGAATGACGAAGCCAGCTCCCCCACTTGCTGTGCAAGCTCAATCGTGATTTCCAGCGCTTGCTTGCCGCGAATCGGTCTTCCATCTTTGTCAGCCAAATTAAATGTAAAGAACGCAGAATCCGTATCCCCATACACGGTCTCCGCCCGCGTGTTTACGACACCATAGCTGGTTTGGCATTCAGCATTCCCATATGTTTCTTCAACAACACGCTTGGCATACAGCAGCAGCTTTCTACCTGTTGCCGTTGTTGATGCCGCCACATCAATTTCATAGAACGAACTCGTTTTTGCACCGCATTGACCGTACAGCGAATTCGCCGTCACTTTATAACCCAGCTGGCGTTTATCCAAAATATTCTTCATAAAGTCGTCCGTCTGCTTTGGAATGAGTTTGCGCGTGGCACTTCGAGCTTCAAGCAGTTCCTCCAAAATCGAAGGCATAATTGCCTTTTCGCCGCTGGCACCGCTGCCATCCATCTTCTTTGGTTGCGCAAATCGACACACTTTTTTACCATTGACCGTCTTTATCGCCTTTCCCCTTGCATTGTGTTTCCACACGTACGTGTCATATTCCACGTCGACGTATTCATACCCGGGCAAGTTGTCGTATATGAAGACGCCATTGCCGTCCGTTTCACCTGTGGAACAAACCAATATTCCATTCAAGTTATACTCTTTTGTCCACACTTTGCTGTCGTGTGACAAATTCTCGCTAATCATTGAAGATGGATACAATGACGAGTAGTCGACGCACGCAACCGGATTATCTAAATACAAGTCGCACTTGGGTGGAAGCACAATTGCACCATCATAACTTTCATTTCCAAATCTTCGGTCCAACACAGGAATAAGCGTATTTTTTTCTCTGCACTTTTTTGCGATGAAACTAGTGAGTTTTATCCCTTGTCCGCGAAAAACAAGAAAGCTAATAGGAACACTGCAAATATTTGCCATTTCAATGAACCCAGTTAACACGTCGATTTTACGCATCAAATGGTGAACAAGGTTGCAATCTTGAATACAATATTTGGCAATAACCGCACGCTCTGCCGGACCTTCATTCGTCATTCTGAAAATATCTTGCGGCGTAACATCGTCTTTTGCTAGTCCCCAGCGCACCTTCTTTTCCATGTTGGGCATCTCTTTACCCTGTATTTCGAATATTTTTGTTGCCGAATCAAGTCGAATTACTTTGAATTTTTCGCCACCCTTATAGGAGTCGGTTGAGTTGCTCGTCTCTTCAAAACTAATGTAACTTCCAACGTCTAGTCCCATGACATTACCCGTGTAAATCACAGTAACATCTTGACCGGTTTCACCAACCTTGTGCTCGATTTTTGAAACTGCATCGCCTATAAAATATCCTGAAACATAGTCCAACTTGTATGACGACATGTTATAGTCTCGTCGCAAATAGTTGTACATGTCAATTTGCAACCTGCCCGCCATTTTGATGTACTGCAAATCGTGCTGTCCGCTCGCAATCACAATCGTGCTTTCCTCAATCGCAAGTTTTTGCGTCTTCGGGTCGATTTGTCCGCACACATTGTTCTTATTCCTCGACAGTTTCAAAAATTCTGTGCCGCAGTCATTTTCTAAAGCACGATGAAACATGAAATTATAATCAAAACCGAAAATATTGTAACCAATTATGATGTCGGGGTCTTCGCGCTGTATTAAATTCGTCCATTCCAACAACATGTCGCGCTCGCTATCACAAACCTGTATTTCCGAATTCTGCACGTCGCAAAGTTCGTTGCACGTGTCAATGGTTAAACAATGGTTTAGATAAGGACGTTCTTCCCCCGATTTCAAAAAGGTCGACCCAATGAATGTTACTTTATCGCCTTCAACTTCTGGAAAAACACTGGACAGTGCAGAGTTCAGGTGAGTTATCTTGACTTCTCGAGTGTGCGTAGACGATTGAAGCAGTTGTAGAACAGTCATGTTTTTATCCGCCGATGACGCTGTCGTTGTCATCTTCATTGTTTTGGCACTGGCACTGGCACTGGCACTTGGTTTTTTGACCTCCTCAACAATGTTCATCGTCATCCCATTTTCAGAAGATTCGTCTTCGTCATCATCGCTGTTTTCTGCTGCATCGCTTTCGCCTCCATCGCCATCGTCTTGCGCTGCTGTTGCTGCTGCTGCTGACAATGCAAGTTTTTTCCCGATGGATTCAAACATGGCTTCAATCGTATTTGCATAATTCACAACATCACTTTCAGCTGTTAAATTTTTAATTTTTTCTGTGATGAATTTTTCCACCATTGAGTCAAGAATTTGACTTTTTGATAATCTTCGTTTTGAATATATTCTCTGAATATTCCCATCAATGTATTCATTTTCACTCTTTGTGTTTGTGTTTAAAAATGCAACGTGAATCATTTCGCGCAACAAATCATTTGTAATCATTCCACCATCGTCTTGAATGCACCGACACACGTCAACAATATTTGTAGCAAGTTTTTTGTATGTTTTTATTGCAAGCGGGAAATCTCCGTGACTGCTGCTCGCCTCAATATCAAAACTGCATATTTTATAAGGAACACGAGTTTCTTTGGCAGATTGCGCGTGAAGGTCTTGCATACTGATTATAAATTCGCGACTGCACGTTGTTGTTTTCTTTTCTTCTTCTAAAATTTCAATAGCGCTTTCTTTTGAAAATTCCACCCACCCAGATGGGCTAATTTCATTCATGTGGAAAAATCGCAAAAGTGGAGGAATATTCGATTCATAAATTCTGAGACACGCACCGTTGTAGTTGAATCCATCCGGATTTAAATCATACGAGTTTGTTTCAGGAGAAGAAACATACCATAAATTTTTCACCTTGTTCATAATTGCAAGATTTCTGAAATACAACACCACAAAATTGTGCATTTTTCCACCATCAAAACCATACAACTTTTTTCGCTTCACAAGTGCACACTTTTCCTTTATAATCAAACCATCTGCAAATCCCAGTTTTTTTATTATGTCAAGAACAAATTGTTTTTTCGTTCGTTCGGTCCAGTCAGGAGAAACCATGACATAGAAAAACGGATTCATGTCTTCAACAAAAAGGGCGCATGTTTCGCCTTTCTCGTTCAATCCAAACATTTGAATCACCATTTTTTTCCCTCTGGATTCAAACACGACTTCAGATGTTCCATTTGTATTTGCATTTGTATTTGTATTTGCGTCATATATATTAAAATCTAAAAGACGAATCGACACCAACCCACTGTCCTTGTCCTTGTCCTCGTCCTCTTCGACTTCTTTTGTCGCTTGTTGTCTCGGATTTCGTTTGATTATAATTTTCTTCTTATTCGACGGTCCTCCTTCTAATGATTGTAATTGTAACTGTGATGATTGCGACATTATTCACTTCACTCTAGTCAAGTCAAACGGTGAAAGCTTATTGCCTGCTCGGATATATACCTATGTCCACTTGTCTTTAACTGTTATAAAATTCAATTTTATATTAAGAAAAAGTTTTCAAATATTAATATAAAAAAAATAATTTATAAAAAATTCATTTAAGCTCTTTTAACCTTTTTTGTTTTTTTTGTTCTTTTAACTCTTTTTGTTCTTTTAACCCTTTTCGTCTTTCCGCCGCCCATACCCATACTGCGTACATCCCCTATGTCAATATCAATGGTTTGAGCAGTTTGAGCATTTTTATTATGTTTTTTATGCGCATGCTGACGCGCATGTTGGCGTTTTCTCTTCTTTACGTCATGTTTTACAATAGTATTAATCCAATTGGTTATGGGTACAGCTTTTCTAGGAATATTTACTGCATCCATTTTTATAATCGCTCCATTATTGTCTTTGAACGGTTTTCCATTTTCATCAAATGTAATGTACCGAACTGTCGGGTATCCGTCGATTTCACCGAATATGTCTTTTGCCTTTACATATTCTTTATCTTCAATTGATGTCAATGTCAACAAGTCTTTCAACTCTGCATCAAACTTATTTGACGGCACAATTTTATTTTTATATATCGGCATGAAATCTTTGCAATGACTGCACCATTCAGCATGTATAACCACAACGTATGGTCCCTTCAAATTTCTTACACTCGATTCAGGCTCATAATTCAAAATAACCATTATTGAAAAATTATTTTTATATATTTTTAATTTTTATTAATATGTTCGAATAAACAATTATATATATTATAATAGATATTTTATTCTTTACTTATAATATTAAACAAAAAATAAATAAAAATTATTTATTATCACAGCGATGCAATTTCAATTTCCTCACATTTCAAATCAGCTCATATTTTCAATCATTGTTTTTATTCTTGGACTCTACTTTGTTCTCAACTACTCGTCATTGCACGCAGCCGAAGGATTTACAACAACCGGTCAACATCGTTGCCCTAATCTTTTGATACAAAAAGGAACCGAAATTTTCTTGTATAACTCAAAAATAGCTAAAGTCCCAGGAGTAAATCCGGTAAGATTCAATAATTTAGAAGATTATGTCGAGTTTATGGATTGGCAAAGAAGTCAGGGAATTGTTTGCCCAGTTTTGTATTTGCAGCACATGAATGACGCTCAAGGAAAAGATGTTTATAAAATTAGACCGTCTCCCGTCGATTTACAAGGCGGATTGCCGCCAATGGTTGACACAACGATTACGGGAATTCAAATGCCAACCGTAACTAAATTGATGGATGCCAATCGAAATGACCCACCCTACAACACAAACTCATACCCCGGTTTTGATGCATCCGGATTCAACATGGGCGACTTTACACCGCTTGACGCGCTCAATTTCATCCAGCAAGAATCCGGTTTAAGCCCTAATCCAATGGATCCGAACTGGGGAGGTCCAAAATTTACACAACATTTAATTGATGCCGGATATTATGAAGGCGACCAGGTAAGTCTATATGTTCCCTAATAAATAATTTCGAATATTTTCAATACATTGTGAACTAATTTTTCGCTTCTTTCCATTTGCATTTGTCTCCATGTAAATATTATTTAAACAGTGCGCATCTTTTTCAAGAGACTTTATCAAACCATTTATGGTCTTGTATTCCTTCATGATTACTATCGCCGTTTTTGAACTTATTCCTGGAATGGTGCAGAGCATTATCTCTCCAATGTTATCTGGAGTAATATTGCTATTCTTTTCTTTCTTGATTTTTAGCACATCGCAATAATGAACCTGAACATCGCGAACAGGTTGAATCGATTGTGTTTTTTCTTCTTCACCGTCACCTTGTTCTGATTCTTCCGACTCTTGTTTTTTTTCCGACGACGACTCTTGTTTTTCCATTTTTGCACCACCGCCACCGCCACTACAACAACCACTATAATACGGCGTTTTTGTCAACTTCTCTCGATGAAGTTTGTCCGCCCAATTCAATATCAGCTCGCATGTCTCTCTCATATTCATGGTTCTAACCACAGAAAACCCCTTGTAGTAAAGAATCGAACACATGGAAGAAAGTAGCGTTTTTTTATTCACTCTGCTACTGTTTTCCTTCCATTTTGATAAATCACCTTCAATAATGTACACAATGTTATGGTTTGGAACAGATTCGTATCCGTCTAAACGATATGACTGCTCCACATACCTCCCATCCTTTATACTTGATGCCAAATCATTCAAACTTTTTCGTTCAAATAAAAGCATCTCTTTCGTATTATCGTCATCACTTATGACAATGTCACCCAGTTTCAAATTTTCTACTTTTATTTTTATTTTTTCTATTCCTTTTTCCTTATTTTTCCCTTTTTCCGCCATTTCCGATTCCATTTCAAGCAAATTCTGCTGAAATAAATCAATGAGCTCTCTCTCTCGGTAGTCAACGGTAATAAGCATTGTATGCGATATGCGACCGATAATAATAACAGTTGTAATGTTGTAATTATTATCATCATCTCTCTAAATATGAATCCAAATCTATTATTCTTTTCAACTCGCTCAAAAAATAAAACGTTGCGTTATCTGCGTTATCCGAGATTTGCGCCATATGCGCGTCTACCCGGATTAATGTATGGCGTCCAGTTGAACAAGTAGTTTGCATTCAACGCCGGAACAGCTATCATATGCCTCCGCCCAAAAGGAATCATGAACCCCGTACCTGATGGTTGTGCACCCCCCTTTTTCATTCCACCGCCATTATTCGTATTTGTGTAAAAACCATCCGTTTTACCAGTCGCGCTAAATATTGCTTTTCGTGCAACTGCCGACCTTCCATTCCGACTTCTTGGTGTGTTGCGTGCCATTTTACTCTATATATTCTTTCTATATAATATCTACCAATATTATATTTTATCTACCAATATTATATTTTAATTAAATGTATCTTTACTAAAATATAAAATATATCATTCATAAATAATAAATTATTAAAAAATATAATAAATTATCAAAAAATATAATAAATTATCAAAAAATATAATAAATTATCAAAAAATATAATAAATTATCAAAAAATATAATAAATTATCATTAATAAATTATAAATAATAAATTTTATAAATTGTGCATTTAAGTATTTAAAGAAATTGAGAATGTTATCTATATAACAAATAACTATATGAGTCAAAATTCTGGAAGAAATCAGCCGCCGAATTCGTCTGAAGGTGGCAGCAGCAATTCGTCGTCGTCTATTCGCATGCCATCCCAACTCTGCATGCAACACGCTTCAAAATTAGCAATCGTTGAAGACCGCCCCATCATGCTCGACTATTGGACACTTTCACTTGAAAAAAAAGTAATCATAGGAGTGAAAGAAAATGGCGAAAAACTTCTCGTTAAAAGCGAGGATGAATACACAAGTCCTGTCTCGAAAATCTTCAAAATCGAGAATGAATACATTATTCTTACCGAAAACTCAATCTACATTGTATCTTCAGACATTCAGTCAAATCGCATCAACTAATAAAAATAAAATAATAAAATAATAAAAAATTTTTAACCACCCACGATTTTAGTATTTTTTATATTGTATTCATATTCAATGGAATCAATCAATACAATATAATATAATATATATTTTTCAATTTATACAACACTATCAACACTATACAACATTACATACAACATTACAACACATTGATGTAAATTTAATGTTTGCTTTTGGTTTTATTTTTTCTTTTTCGAGTCATTTTTTTTAATTTATTTTTACTTCCACTACCACCACTCTTAGTATAACGACGACGACGACCACCACCACCATTAAAACCTTCATAGTTTGCCATTACTTTCTCTCTGTCTAATTCATAGTTACGGATATATGCAGACATTTTAAGTCTCAATTGAATGTTCGGATCAGATATAACTTGTTCTGCTGATGCATTTAGATTTGCTGCAGCTCTTTGTAATTCAGCATATAAATTCGTTTGAATATCACTAGGTAAAAATGGCGCATCCATACCATCAGGCATCGCATATGTACCTAGTGCTAAATCTGCACTGAATTGCTGAGTTTTGATATCTAATTCTACAACTATTCCATCAGCTCTCGCATATAAAGTCTTACCCTCTGTAAGTTTATAATAACGATCATCAATTGGAATTTGAAACTCTATTTTTCCTTTCGCATTTTTAAAACCAAAAAAGTATACATCGCTATTTGGCTTTTGATTGACGATATCTTTTTGCAATAAATATCCGGGCTTTAAACGTAACATTTCAACTCTAAGAATACTGGGAAATGATTGACAACGATTCAAATGATCTAATTTATTTCCAGCTGCAATTCTACTATCTCTGTTAACAATTTTAGCTACCTGCATCAAATTTAGATAATCTCTACTGTTGTATATAGGTAAAACGTATGTTGAACCGTCTGCTGGATTTGCAGTTCTTACAGTAAACCCGCCCATGTCAGCAGCAACTTCAAACTTGTTAGGATCAACAGAAACACCAAATACCAACTCTCCTGGTCCTGCTCTTCCTTGATATAAACATGATAATTCTTGCATCTTATATATAATTTTTCTAAATTCTCTTTTTCTATCAATAACTTGATTTAATAGTAAATTGACGTTCCGAGCTGGATTTTGTAATAAGGTTAGAGCCTGGGCTAAGTTTAAACTAAGACCACCCCCTATGTCGACGGTACCATTTAAATTGTGAAAAACTGGGTCATTCGCCAAAACATCATTATAATAATCAAATGTGTTCATTTCTTTATCAAAATCATCAACTGGAGTTCCTGGATTGACATATTGTGTTGGGGGGGCTAGTTGAAATTTTGTACTCATAATTTTGTCTATTGCTTTTTTTCTCGCTTTTAACATTCGTTTCATTTCTTGAAAAGCTTGGGGTGGAATCAGAATTGGTTGTGGTCCTTTTCCATCATTTGCATCATACTCATAACGACCAATAGATAGGTTTTGGTACGTTTTTAAAATTTCGTCATATTTTGTTTCATTGAAAACATTTTGTGGATTATCAGCAGGTAAAATATACATATCCATAATACCGTTTATATACTCCGGCGTAGCAGTAAATGTGTTATCAAATACCGACAAATCAAGATTAAGTTTCAATTCCTCATTTTTGTTACCATCATCAACCAACCAGACATCAGTTGTATCATTTTGTAAATTATCAACTCTTCCAGTTCCAGACATAATATTCTCTATATATATATAATTGTAATATAAAAATAAAAAATATTTATTTATTTATTATTTTTAACTGTATAATTTATGATTTTGCTAAATACAACAGTCATAAATTATGAAAATTATGAATTTGAGTAAAGTAAATATTTTCCAATGAGAGTATTTGATTCTAAAACTTGTTGAGGCGAAAGTCGAATGAACCATCCAAACGCAATACGTTTTAATAATTCGCGTTCTGGAATATATAATCCGACAGCATTTTTATCTAAGTCAACGTCTTGGTCGCCCATTAAATCATCGATAAGGATGGCATTTCCAGTTTGGGATTGAATTCCAAATAAAGTGGAAGTGATTGCGCTCATGTTTCCGTTAATAATTTCAGAGTAGCACCATCGTCCACATTCGCCTAAAAAATCCATTTCATTGGTATAGTCTTTTGAAATTAAAACTTCAATATAAGAAATATATTTCTTCATGATGGGGCTGTTTCGTTTGCATCCCATAATTTCAGTACTTGGAAAGAATTCTGCGAGAGTAGAAACGGAGGACGTTGCCAACATTTCGCCAACAAACATACTAGCAGGAAGCAGCGCCGTATCATAAATCGAAAATAAATTTTTAAAGCAAATAAATGATGGGGGAATTCGCATTCCGCCGTACATTTCAAGCACTTTTGCAAATGCGAGTTCTCTTAAATGAGGACGAAGCGGTCTCGGCAAGTTTTGCGCTTGAAGGGTCCAGTTCGGCAACAGTTTATTGAATGACGAGTCATCGATTAAACAAATATGGAAAGAGTCACTGCATTTTTGAATGATGCTTCGAATGGTCAAGTACAAATACGGCTGGTTAAGTTCGGTAGTGTTTCTGGAACCATAGTTGAGCCACTTGCGCGAATTTACATCGTATTCAATATGAATCCATAGTATTGGTTTCGCATTTTTTTTATTGAAAATGGTGTCATAATCTTGGTCGTGCAACAAGTATTTTTGAATCAGGTCATGTTCGTCTAAAATTTCACCGTTTCGCACCGTTTTTTTGTATTGCGTGCACATGAATGCGATAAATAACAACATCATGTAAAAAAGAATATTTTTTGTGTAATAGTTGGACGTGGCAGAAGATAAAATGGACATGATTTTGTGTTGTTTGATGTTATTTGAAAAAATAATAATATACTATATATATTATAAAATTATTATTATTATTATATATAATAATTTTGTATAATTTTCTATAATAATTTTGTAAAAAAATAGCTAGCTAAAAGAATCGAAGAATCGAAATACTATCAATTTATTATCAATTTGGATTAGGGAAACCGCCCATCAAGTATTGTTCTTGGGTAAGAGATGGTGCCATCATCCGACTTTGCAGTTCGTAACGCGACAAGTACATATTTTTCAGGTCGCTAGATTCATATCCGAATGGTTGACTTTGGTCCCATGGTGATGAAAATAGAAACGGCGTTCTATTGTTTTGGTTACCACCGTTGTTTTCATTATAGTTGCTAATTAATTCCAGATTGAATCCGCATTGGTCGCATGCGGCAATAAGATTTGCTTGCATGACTTCTATAGCATTGTTTGTTAAGTATTGGCGGTACTGTGAATTATTAGTGATGTTATTTTTTTGCCGGATGATTTCATTTACAACGGCTCCAGGTTGCCATGTTGCGTAGTTTCGCCCGTCTGTCATAATGGGAGGAAAGTTGAAATGAATATTATTGGATCCAGAGTAGCAAGTTCCCCAGCTCATTTTATTTATGAAGTAGTAAATGTGTTGTATATAGTATATAGTATAATATTATTAAAAATAAAAATAATAAAATAATAATAGATTTACTTATCTTTATTCTTTTTTATTTTTTTATTCTTTTTTATTATTTTTATAAAAAAGAATATCAATCCATCAATATTAAATCAGTCATCAGGAATCATTAAATAAATAGTTTTAAGTATTTTAAGCATCGAGTGCTTTAAGAATTTCTTTTTTTGACATTTTGTTTATGGCGATTTGTTCCAAGTGAGTTAGTTTTGTTTTTGCTAAATCTCTCAACATGTTGACTGGCATATTTTTAAGAGGAAGAGAAATGTCTGCAGAGAGTGATTGATGGAGTCCTCCTGCTGCTGCTCCTGCTGCTGTTCCTGCTCTTGCCCCTTTTTTCATTTTTTCAGAGCGTTTCTTAGAATCACTGCTGTCAGTTTTATTTGCATGAAGAACACTGTTGTTTGACTTGTCAAGATTGCACTCGCTGTTGCCGTTGCCGTTGCCGTCGTGTTCATCGTCGCTATCACTGTCGTCATCGCTATCACTGTCATCATCATCACTATTGCTGTCGCTGTCGTCATCGCTGTCGTCGCTATGACCAGTGTCATCTCGTAGACGATATTCGACGACTCCGTCCATACTATTTCCACCGAAGCAGTGTGTGAGTTCAATTACTTTTATTTCTGTTTGACTGTTGTTGTTGTTTTTGTCGTTATCAAACATTGATGAGGAGACTGAAGATGTGAGAGCTGATAGGTCAATTAGTTTTGAATGATGATGATTGTTGTTGGTCTTGGTGTTGGCGTCATCGCCAGCATTATCATCATCACTACTAGAAGTGGAACTGGAACTGTCGTCCTCGTCATCGGAGTCATCGGAGTCGTCGGAATCGTCGGAGTCGTCATCAGACACTGTAATTAGTCGCTGTTGCTGGTGGTTACGTTCTTGGACTGCCCTTGGGTCGTCTTCAACTGCTGCCGCGCCGCCGTTGCCGCTGCCACCAGCACGCACAACGGGATTTGTAACCATTTGTTGTTGTTGATTTTGCGAATGTCTTAGAATTTGTTGCATGAGCTGCGCTTGTTCCATCACTGATTGTTCTAGCATGTTAATGCGGGTTCGAAGGTAATAAAATATAATTCCGCTCAACAACATGCAAATTGCTAAACTTGCCATGGTAAATAAATCTGAAATATTGCTCAACATGATTTTTGTTTTTAATTTATATATTGTATTAAATAATCTTTATAAATTAAAACAAAATAATAAACGAAAAATATTAATAATAGAATAATAGGAAGAATCATTCAAAACAAATAGAATGAGATGTAGTGGACTCAGTGGCAGTGGTCTCAGTGAGTATTCTTGATTATATCTCTCGTTGAAGTGATAATGTCTTCTGGGTAGTCCAGGTCTTCAAGTACTTTGATACCACCTTTTATTGAAGAGATTCCTTTATCCAGTTGATAAAGGTATTTTATTTGTCCATCCTGACCAGACATTTCAATTTTCATATGCATATTTTGAACATTTTCATTTTGCAAGAGTTCGCACAGGTTTGTGTAGTGCGTAGTTAAAAAAAGGTCTAGGTTATTATATTTATTCAAGTATTTAATAAAACCGTATGCACTCGCGACGGCTTCGTATGGATTTGTTCCAGAGTACAATTCATCAAAAATGCAAAAATGTCGTTTTGTGTCATGTTCAAGAAGGCACGATAATATCTCTCTGCACCTCCGCGATTCAGCTTGAAAGAGGCTGTCACGTCCAGACGTGTCGGGGATATTCAAGTAGCTGTGAAGGTAATGATACGGCGACAATTTTGCTTTTTTATAAAATCCATATCCAAATTGTTGAGAGAAGATGATATTAAGCAGCGTGGATTTAATTAGCGTTGTTTTTCCGGCAGCATTAGGTCCGGTGATGGTTGTTTTTTTATTCAATATAACTTTATTTTTAACAGGGTTGCAATTCATAAGTGGTGCGTAATAAGATGATGCAAAGTATGTTTTTTTGGATGAGTTCACAAATGTGCATGGTGCAATTTTTTTGTTCAAAATGAGAGTTTTCAATCCGCACAAGTGTTCAAAATAAGAGTTGAATCCAAAGCTGTAGCTAATTGCATTTTTCACGCTGTCATTTGCGAATAGTTGATAGTAGTATTTCATGATGGTTCCAATGTTAGCGATATTGGCAAGTGTCAGTTTGAAAGGCATCACGGTTTTGATGTCAGAATAAAGTTCGGATAACACGTGCGCATGCATTGCGCTTTCTTCGCTGAATTTTTTATAAGAAGACAAATTTTTTGTAACGGAATGAAAATATGAAATGTTGCGAATGCTGTGTTCAATGTATGCCGAAAATTTATTTATATTATTATGAATTAAAAACATGTTCTTGTAAAAGCGGCGACATGATATAATATTTTGATATATTTGAATGAAATAAAATGCAATTGAAATGAAAATATAAATTCGTTTATCCCATGGAATAGAGCTGAAGTTGTCAAATATTTTTCCAATCGGGTGATATTGCGCAATGCGTTTCAGTGAAGATATGTATGAAGAAAATGATACCGGAACTGCTTGTATTTTAAGAAGAATAAATGGAATGATAAGAATAATTAGCGGAGTAAGGAGTGAAATGACGGGTGATGCTAAATTTTGCAGGGAAAGTATTTGAAGAAAAAAAGAGGATGAATTCAGCGGTTCGAGCATTTGAATGTCAACATATCCAAATTTATCTTTGAAGTGTTTATCGAATTGAATTGAGTTCCAAATGGCATGAATATCATTGTATTGGTCTACGATGCTGGTTTCTGATGATGACGAGGATTGCGGTGGAGGTGGAGAGAAGTGTTTCATGACTATTTGTGTTTGTTTTAAAAATGTAACGTCGGACGTATAATGAGTTGCCCAATGTGATAAAAATTGTTTTCCATAGATGGTTTTGGGGTTAAACAGGTGATCATACATTGTTTTAATTTGAGGAGGAGGGCATTCTGGTTCTGGCACGTCATCCGTCTTGCCGTTAGAAGTCGTCGTTGTTTCATTCGAAACATTTCCGTGTTCTCTAAGCTCTAAATCTGTAAGAATGTGTTCATTCAAAGTATGCAATTTATCTGCATCAACAAATGTAATCGGTAATTTAAATATTGTAGTTGGCAGGGGAATATTTGTATTCGTTGATTTTTCTTTTTTATTTTGCTCTGTGTCTGTGCCATTGTCACTATTGTTCATCATTATCAGTCGTTATTATAACTATTATTATTATATGAAAAATAGAATAATAATAGTAAATTGATACGAATCGATTCAAATTTTTTTATAAATATTTAATATTTGTTTATAAATTATAAAATTACTTAATTTACTGAATGTGTCAACAACCAACAACCAACAACCAACAACCAACAACAAGACAACACAACACAGCAGTTATGATGAAACGTTCAAGACTGCTGGCATTTCAGTAATGGTTGTTTGATAGTATACCTCAATTTCTTTAATCTTTTTCAAATCCCACCGAGTTACAAAGTTGATTGCAATTCCTTTGCGCCCCCATCTTCCAGACCTGCCGATTCTGTGCAAATACGTGTGCACATCCTTTGGCACATCAAAATTAATCACAACGCCGACATTTTGCACGTCAATTCCGCGAGCAGTTACATTTGACGAAATGAGAACGCGATGTTTTCCACACTTGAAGTCGCTAAATGCCGCGTCACGTTCATGTTTTTCCATCCCAGAGTGAATGCAACACACCGGAAATTTGTCTTGAAGCATTGCTTCGTTCAAATCGACCACTCGCTTGATGCTGTTGCAGTAAATAATACTCTGCGTAACTGCAAGCATATTATAAATATCTTTCAGCGTGCTATATTTTTGAGAATCATCTTCTAGCGCAATCATGTGCTGCACAATTCCTTCAAGCGTAAGTTGCTCTGATTTTACGAGAATTTTCACAGGATTCCTAAGAAATTTTTCAGAAAGAGCATGCAACTCCTCTGGAAGCGTCGCACTGAAAAGTCCAACCTGAACATTCGAGTTCAAAAAATTAAAAATATTATATACTTGTTCCTTGAACCCAGTGGAAAGCATTTCATCCGCTTCATCTAAAATAATCATTTTTACATCAACTCCGCGAATGTGTTGACGCCGCATCATATCGTGAACGCGCCCTGGACAACCAACAATAATATGAGGAGTATTATTTTTCAACGTGTGAATGTCTTGTTCTGTTGAAGTTCCACCCACCAAAAGCTGAATTTTGAGCAGTTTCATAAATGAACCCAAGCTTGAAATCACATCTTGAATTTGTTTAGCCAATTCTCTCGTCGGAACAAGAATTATTGCCTGTACTTTAGCAACACTTGTGTCCACATTGTGTAAAACACCAACACTAAATGCTCCCGTTTTTCCTGTTCCCGATTGAGCTTGTGCAATCATATCTTTTTTTTCAAATAGTGAAATAATCGACTTTTGTTGAATAATGCTTGGTTTGTCAAATCCATGCGCATATATTCCGCGCAATAAGTCTGAATCAAAATCATCTAAATCTTCCCACTTTGAAAATTCCTTTGGAAGCGCTTGTCTTGCATCTGAATCCATTATTTCATTCATATTATTTTCATTCGTAATCGTGCCAGCAGTAGTTGTCATAATAAACCTGTCTTTATCTTGATTAAAGTATTCTGTTTAAGCTATTTACAATTTACAATTTATTTACACATTCGATGGCGATGAATGGCGATGTTGTGAAAATAAAATAAATAGGTTACAAATATAAATAATTAAATAATGATGGCAAACTGATATAAAAACTATCTATATAAAATTATAGGCAACATAAGTAGGCTACGAAAAAACAATGACCATGAAACAGTACACGCTTCAAGATTTTAATACGATTATATGGGGTGGATTTTCATTTGATTTGAAAGATGTTGGAGTAGTAGAGCTAATATCATCACTGGCGGATAAAGTTGGCGCTCCTTCATATATAAAAACTCCTGTATTTCCAAAAAGAGAGAAGCAGGAAAAGCAAGAAGTAAAGCATGATAGTAATAAACCGTTGGCATCATTGAATGCTGGCGGCGTTGTTGGCAGCGGCGGCGGTAATGGCAATGGCAACATTCGACGCGTAAAAAATAAACCGTCTCAAATAACCGATGATGACTGGAATATGATTCGAAATTTTCAAAAGACGGAGTTAAGAAAAACGGAGGGAATAGAAAAGCGCATTGACACAATTCGTTCTTTGCTCAATAAACTTACGGAAACCACATATAGTGAGGTGAAAAATGAAATTTTTGACGAAGTAAAAGAAATTATCAATAATGAGACAGATGATGAGAATTCCGCTGCCGCTGCCGCTGCCACTGCCACTGATCCCAATGCGGCAAATGAAGAAAATATTACAAAAATAGCGAGTTCAATATTCAATACTGCAAGTTCGAATATATTTTATTCGGGATTGTACTCTAAACTATTCAAGGAACTCATGAATTATCATAAAGTATTTGAAAGTGTATTTGATAAGAGTTTTTCAGAGTTTGTTGGATTGTTCAAAAAGGTGGAGTATGTTGACCCGAGTGTGAATTACAACAAATTTTGCGAGAATACGAAAATAAATGACACGCGTAGAGCGATGAGCACTTTCATTGTGAATCTTATGATAGAAGGCGTATTGCATTCGGATAAAGTCGTGGAGATTATTACGGAGTTGCAAGAAATGGTCTCATCTTACATCAAACTTGCAAACAAGACAAACGAGCTCGAAGAATTGAATGAAAATATTTTCATTCTTGTAACAAATGGGAAAGGTGTTTTATCGAGCCACGAAGAGTGGGAGCGTATTATCTCGAGAATTAAATTTTTATCTGTATTGAAGGTAAAAATGAAAGAGTATCCAAGTGTTACCAACAAGTTTATTTTTAAAAATATGGATATTCTTGAAGAATTGTGATACAGGGGGACATACGTCCCCCCTCTGACCCACTCCTAGATGAGCAAAGGAAAAAAAGGGGTAAGGCAAGGGGTCAGAGGGGACAGCATGTTCCCTCAAATCAATGATTTAAATCGCATATTGTCAATAAATTTTTGTTTTTTCATCGACCCGGTTACAAATGGTGACGTTGTATTGAATGATGCAATTTTTTCGGTGATGATGTTACCATTTTCATCTGAATACATTATATTCTTCAGTCCGACTGTTTTCAATTTTCTGATACAGTCGCTGCACGGCGTGCTATTGGCATAACAAATTTGTCCGTTGATTATAATACTTCTCACAACGCAAATTGAAAACTTATTTAATTTGCGTTTTATTTTATTTGAGTTTCGAGTTGCGTGAATTTTGATATAACTATTCAAGAATTTTGTCACGGTTCCCATTTCGGCGTGAATGCTGCAGCATATGTTTCGGCGGTAGGACGTTCTGGTGTCAATGTTGTGACCTGCGCAAATTTTTTTACCGCTTTTACATAAAATAGCGCCATGCTTGAATTGTTGAATAGATAACCGGCTTTCATCTGCGGCAAAGCTGGCCAGTCGTGCAATTTTGTTGGAATGTTGTGGTTGTGGTTGTGCCATTTCTGTTAAAGGGGGAACTTTTTCTTATTTATCTTTATTAATACTATCTTTTACTTGTATATCATTTTAATAATCAATTTTGTTTATTAATGATTATTAAAATGAATGGAAGATTAGCGTCGTTTGCTTTTTTGTCGTTGTCGTTTGCTTTGTATATATATATATAATTTTTAAATAAATGTTTACCTAACATTTAAAATTTTCTTTTGAGTAGCCAATTACAGCACAAGCAATTCTTTTCCCGGCATTTCCGGTTTTCAAACTTTCAGCATTGTTACCGTGCCCGCAATCATCTTCATCTTCATGAATAATAAGCCCTCTTCCAATAATGTTGGATTTTGACCCTCTCAACTTTATAAAATTGTCATAAAATGTGTACTTTGCTTCTCCTTTCCCATTTGTTTGAATGTTTCCTAAATCGCCAACATGCCTGTTTTTCATTCCAGGACAACCGTGGGTGTTTCCAAACGGATTAAAATGCGAACACATACTGGTACATTTATCGGTCAAATCCCCCGCTTCATGAACGTGAAATCCGTGTTTGCTTTTTGGTTTTAGTCCAGAAATATTCAGGTCGATTTTTATTCGACCATTTGACAAGTCTTCGGTAAAGGCAACCGTTCCTTTGATTACATCGGAGGTAAACACGGCAATTGCATAAATAGGTTTTGAGGTCATATTATGATATATTGTATAAAAATAATATATAACAAGTAAAAAAACGATAAAAATAATATACTTGAAATAATACTTTACAACCATAGTTTTTATACAAAAATAAAAAAGAATTTATGAGTTTATGAAATAATATAATTTTAATATAAATATAAGTTGATAAAATAAATTAAATTAATAAAAAACCATATATGGCAACACCAACACCAACACCAACACCAACACCAACACCAACACCAACACCAACACCAACACCAACACCAACACCAACACCAACACCAACTACAACTATTTCAAATATATTTGGGTTTTACATAAATTTGAAATCTCGCACTGATAGAAAAATGCATGTGGAACATCAGCTCGACCTCATTGGCATTCGCGATAACGTAAAACGGTTTAATGCAATACATAATGTAAATGGCAGAATCGGTTGCAGTTTAAGCCATTTGAAATGTATCCAAATGGCAAAGGAACAAAACATGGAATGCGTTTTGATAATAGAGGATGACATATCCTTTTTACTTCCAGATGAGTTTGTTAAAAATGTGAATAAATTCTTATCAAATTCGAATAACATATGGGACGTTCTTTTGCTTGCGGGAAATGTTCTTCCTCCGTTTACCACCAACGACGAAGTAAGTATTAAAATTACTCATTGTCAAACAACCACCGGATACATTGTTAAGCGACACTATTATGATACATTAATTTCAAATATTAAAGAGGGTATTGAAAAACTTATGAAGAACCCGGAACATCATTATTTTTTTGCAATAGATAAATATTGGATAAATCTTCAAAAACAACATAGATGGATGCTTTTAATTCCATTGACTGTTGTTCAAAAACCCGATTACAGTGATATAGAAAAAAAATATACTGATTATCAGCATTTAATGACAAGCATTGATAAAAGAAGGCGCTAATATATAGGGCTAAACGTATGACGACCGAGCGGGCGAATGGGCGTGTGGTTTTCCGTCCCATTAGAGTCATCATCATCAATCAAATCCGATAATTGTCATTCTCATTGTTTTGAGCAGGATGCGATTGGTTGACGCTTTTTTATAGTCTCTTACTACTTTTTTTTCTGTTTCAACAATTTGCTCCAACAGTTCCGATTTTTTGTAAGATGATTTTATAAAGTTTATAAATTCAGACTCTGTTGTTTTCACTTTAAAAATGTGTAGTCCTGGACCATTATGGTTTGCACACCACGGTAAAAAACTGCGATAATTATTTAATAATATGGATGTTAAAACATAGTATGCAAACACATTCGTATTCTCTCTGTAAAATGATGACACATATTGTTTAGAACTTTCTGAATCGTCAACCAGCACTGCATAATTTATTCCCATGTAGTCTAATATTTTTATGCACTGATAAAGAGAGAAGATGCATTCTAAATGTAAATAAAAGTCGATATTTTTTTTGAATTTGCTCAATGTTCGAGATTCAAGAGACGGTGGCGACTTGAAAAACGTTTGAAAAACCACGTTCATCACACGCGCCCATATTTCAGCATACGTTTCTGAAAGTTTAATGTTGATATCATCAGGCAGAGAGAACAGTTTTTTCAAATACGTGTCATCGTCACACTTTTCACGATGCTTGTCGCAAATGTCAAAGTCTGCCCCAAATGCATGCATTGTTTCGTGTATTAACACTTTGAACCATTCTTCTTGTCTATAAATTACGATTTCATTATGTTTTTCGCATCGGTATGTGTATCCCGTGTTTGCATTTTCAGGACCAATAAAGTCTCCTTTTGCTTCGGGAATTTTTTTTTCAAAGGGAGTAAGGTAAATATAAATGTTCAATGATTCGCCACATTTTGATTTGTCGGAAATCATAGATAACCACATATAGACTCGGTGCGCTAAACCTTTGTAGTATGAAACGACATCATTTGCATTTGGATTGTTTTTAAATATAGTAAAGTGTAGTCGAACAAGTCGATTTTTTATTTCACATTGAAATGTTAGAACTTTACATGCTTCATTTTTTATGTACTGTGATATTTCTGGAGTAATGTACGTGGTCGAAAATGACCTTGGTCGCGGAATTTGTGAAGTAATGTCAACATCTACTTCTTGAAACTCAAAACAGCCAGAATTTTTTTGTGTGTTCACATACACATTCGCAGCGTTCATTTTTTCATACAACATTGAATACACTTCGAGTAGTTTGCGAGCATTTTTTTTTTCTTCTTTATTTTCATTTTCATTCTCTCTTTTTTTTTTCGGCGATGCTGGTTGTTCATTCAACGGTGTAAGTGTAGCATTTACATCATTTTTAAAGAGAGACTGTACCACTTTTTGCACAAGAAACAAATCTAAATTCATATAGTGTTCAATTATTATTATTCAATATTTTATTATTACAATATTATTTATATTCATATATTCATATATTTATTAATAATTATTATATAATCCAATATATAATAATAAATAATAATAATAGTTAGTCACTTCAAATATGAAGATAAATTATTTAGGAGTGGTATTAGTAATACTCATGATATACTTTGGATTCAAAATCTATCAAGATTCTGAGTCATTCAATTTGCGATGTGTGATTTCAAAGGTGGATGGAAACACGTATTGCGTGAGAGAACGGAGTAAATTAGAGTTGGCTGCAGATTTGTTAGCGGAAGCAACAAACAATATGAAAAAACTTGTAACATATATGAACAAGAATCACGCGTCCAATCCTGCTGTTAAACGTTTGGTTGAAAATTTCAATCCTGATAAAATTAGCGAGACGCTTCCAACAAGCGAACACACCGCATATAGCGAGAACAAGGGCGAAAAAATGGCTTTTTGTTTAAATGAAGATAAACAAGGAACCAGGCTAATCGACTTAAGCACATTGACGTTTGTAGCCATTCACGAACTTGCACACCTGATGACTGCAAGCATTGGACACACTGAAGAATTTTGGGACAATTTCAAATTTTTACTTCAGTCTGCAAAAAAATCGGGAATATATGAACCTGTCGATTATTCAAAGTCACCGGTGCAATACTGCGGAACGCGAATCGATGAAAATCCTTTTTACAAATAAATTTTATTTTAATTTTATTTAACAATTATTTTCAACATATTGTTTTATAATTTCAAAATTATTGGGGTCTGTGTTGTAATTAGGGTCACCTTTTGTCCAAAACCACTTGTGAAATATCAATTCATACGGTATTAAAGAATTAGAGTAAAAGCTATTTTTTCTTGATGGATGTTTATTGTTATTCATATTCCAGTTTTTTTTATTAGTCCAGTCTATTCCTTGGTATTTACTTATCATACAATCAATGCTGTATCCATGTTTTAAAATGCAATTACTTAATCCATATTCTCCATATACAATTGCAGAATATTTACTTTCATGAATTTTAAAAATAGTTTTTTCTTCGAACAAAATTCTCAAACCTTTTACATCTGTTACGAAAAAAAAACCTTCCACTTTTGGACCATATCCACCATAATCTGTATGAGGCAAACAACATATTGTTGTTCCCACTAATTTTACTTTATCATTTATTTTTCTAATAAAATATGTTGACCAGTGGGTATTGTCATTAAGGTAATTAGGAATTATCGGACCACATACGCCGCTATTCATAAAAAAAAAATAGTCATACTTTTTATTGTGTTCTTTAATATAATTTAGTGCGACAAAATGACCACCAAAATCATAACCAGTATTTTCTCTCTTTATTACTTTGAGATTATCAATCGTGGGCAAAGCAACAGGGCAATCATAACCATTTATTACTAAAATATAATCAACATCATCTCGAAGACGCATTTCTTTTTTTACAAAAAAACTCAAGTTGTAGTTAGCTTGTTGAGAATTATAATACACATAACTGATAACTATTTTCACCATAATAATATATAGTAGTAAAAATTATATTTATATTTGTTTTATTTAATTTTTGTTTTATCATATTATTATTTAAAGTTTTTTTTCATTTTCATTTTGATTAAAATGTTTTAATCTTGATTCAAGTGTGTCAAGTGTGTCGAAATTACAATTTGCATTATTATTATGCTGATTATGAAAACATGTCAAGTAAAAACATTTTTCATCAGAGTTGTATTCTTCTTCTTCAACATAATAGTCAGAAGCAGAAAAATGAATGAAGGTGTCACACTCGTAATCACCGCATACATATGTAACGTATACACGATTCAACATGTGACAATAAGTATTCAAAAACTCATTATATAATTGACTTCCGCCGATGATCCATACTTCGTCATATTTTGCAGATTCACAAAATGACATGGCATCAGTTACAGAAGAAAAAATGTGTGGATTTCCAGTGAAACACGTACATGAGGTTGAAATCACAATATTTGTTCTATTTTTCAAAGGACGTCGATTCTCCGGAATGCTAAACCATGTGTTTTTCCCCATAATTACAGCGTTGTTACCCGACCCGGTTGTCCGTTTTGAAAACAAGGTCATGTCTTTTTTCAAATGAGACCATGGCAAATTATTTTTGAGTCCAATTCCATAATTTTTAGAAAATGCAACTGCAATATTGATTTTCATTCTAATTATATGTATTTTATATGTAATTTATGATTAAATAATATTTAATATATATATCTATATTAACTATTATAATAAATATTAATAAATATCAAAATATGAGTTTTACCAATCCAATTGAAGAAATATATAAATGCAGCATACTAACAGCGGGTGCGGGTACTAGTGATGGTGATGGTAATGGCGGAATTCCAAAATCTGTGTATGTCTTTTATGGTCATTTAAAGGGACTTCAAATGAAAGATGATGCATTGCCAACATCTAAACAACTGACACAATTGTACAGACAGTATGTTAACGATGGTTCTAATTCCGAAGCATTTAAAAACGTTTTTAGCAAAGTAGAATTAAGAAATATATCAAAATACAAAATAAAAATACATTTTGTAAATTTTAAAATATATTCTGATGACACCATTGATGTTGTAAAACGAAAAATTATGTTGGCAATAAAAGATGCCGGCGAAGAGTCAGACGCAGAATATACCTATGATGAGTTGTATTTATTCTCAAAAACTCCGATATTGTTTGACTCCAATGAGGTTTATCAAGACTTATCAAATTTGGGCAATGATGCCGCAGGATACGAGCAACAGGTTAGTTTGAAACCGTCGGATTTGAAAGATTATTTAATGGGGTTCAGTTCTTCATCCGGAGAGACAATTCATGTGAAAGATGTGCTCACCACATTAAAAAAATTGAATACTCAACAATTATTCAAAGATGTTCCGATTGGACAAAGTATACCTGGAAGCGCTTATGTAAATCCTTTTTTCATTGAAACGCTTGTTACCGAGGCGGATGCTGGTGCTGGTGCCGGTGCTGACACAAAACACGGAAAGATAAATAAAAATAAAAAAATAAATACAAGTAATTTTGGGTCTACGAAACTTTTATTAGAAACAAAAAATATAATTCATAATACACTTTTTGCATGTTTTGCAAAAGACGTTTTGAAAATAAAGAAAAGAACCGAAAGTTATGAAAGTGATGAGGATGGTGGAGTACTCAAAACATATTACCCACAACTATATTCAATGGGTATAAAAAATATGCAGGAACTGGAAGCTTCTGCCATTCAGTTGAGAGAAGAAACACAAAAACGAATCATGTCTCCAGAATTTCAACGAAATATGAAACAAATTAATTTATTTTATGATATTTTTGAAGAATCCAAAAAACCCAAATTGAAAATGGAAGATTCTGGAATAACCTCTATTGACATTGAGTTGGTCCCAGACCAAAAGTTCAATTTTCCTTTGGAACTTTTATTCAAATTGTTTCATGCAACAAAACAGTGTCAGTTGATTAAATACAATCCGCAAAATCAAGATTCTATTTTCAGAATGTATACGCAGGATTCGACAAAAGATGGTAAAAAAATACCATATTTATTTATTCAGTATCAGTCAGAGTCAAATAAAATATTCGATATTCAACAAATATCAAAAAAAATGACTGTGTTTTCAAAGATGATGAATGTAAATAAAAAAAAGAAATTCAAAAGTTCAACAACACGTGTTAGTTTGTACATTATTTATGATAAACAAAAAATGCAACACGGCATAAAACGCCAGGAGCAAATTCCGTTTTTTTGCGAATTTGATGAAGCAGGTCACATATATATTCATTCTAGCTTTAAACATACATACACGGAAGATGCAATCGACGAAATGATACGTTCAGCCGTCTCTCCGCATTTGAAAGTCATTGTTGATTTTTTAAACCAAAATGGTTACAGAATGCGCGATTTTTATTCCATCTATGATGATAATGTTGTTATACAAAATATAGAATATTTGTCTATTTCAAAACTTAATAACACAGAGCCAATTGTTTGGAACAGTTACTATGGGTGCATTTCAAGCGTTATGAAAGTAATTGAAAACAATTGGAATTCTGAAGAAAAAGGTGTGACTATGCAGTATATTCGTGTTCCTAACTTTGATGAAAATGTGCTTCGAGTTACATATATTGAAATGTTATATAATTCCGGATTTCGAGTTAAAAAAGATGTCATTTCTCTCATGATGAAAAATTTATTGATTTCAAAAGAAGTGGCTGAAAAAAGTTATAGCGAATTCAAAACAAGTTTCGATGGAAAGTATGCAAAAGTAATACAACAAAAAAAAATGCCTAAAAAAATATATGCTCGTAAATTTCCAGGATTTAAAACATACATGATAAAAAGTCTGGGAAATTCGAAAAATACAATAACAATAAAAATAACCGGAATTAACAATATTTATATTTTGAATCCCATTCGAGTCTACATTGATTCGCTACTTCACATATTTGGAAATGATGAAAAGTATATTCCGGCACGTCTTGTTAGTCAATTATGTGACATTGCATACATTGGTGAAAATGTTGTTCCCGTTGCTGCTCTTCCCATTGCTGCTTCTATTGCTCCCACAGCCACAGAGGAAGAAGAAGAGAGTGAAGAAGAAGAGAGTGAAGAAGAAGAGAGTGAAGAAGAGGGCGAAGAAGAGGAAGAGGAAGAGGGCGAAGAGGAAGAAGAAGAAGAGGAAGAGGAAGAAGAAGAAGAAGAGGAAGAGGAAGAAGAAGAAGAAGAGGAAGAAGAAGAGGAAGAGGAAGAAGAAGAGGAAGAGGAAGAAGAAGAGGAAAAATTAAAAAATAAAACACCAAAGTCATCCCCGAAAAAAAGTGAAGTGAAAGAAAAGAGTGACCAAGAGGCGAAAGAAGAGGAAGAGGAAGAAGAAGAGGGCGAAGAAGAAGAAGAGGGCGAAGAAAAAGAAGAGGAAGAAGAAGAGGAGGAAGAGGAAGAGGAAGAGGAGGAGGAGGAAGAGGAAGAGGATGAGGAAGAGGATGAAGATGTGGGAGACTTTGATATACTTGGCGGAGATGGACCTGGTAATGATGATGATGATGGAGGCTTGACAGGTGGTGCATTTGAGTCTAATCCGGTATATAAACGCTTAAAAAAAATGGAACCTTTTTTGTTTGAAAATACACCCGGATATGCGACAAATTGCGGTTGGAGTGCACGGCGACAACCAATTATATTAACAAAAGAAGAACTAGAAAAAATAAATGCCACAGATGAAAAAATTGGACAGCCATCTTACTATGGAACGCCTTTAGAATATTCGAGCGGTGATAATGAAGATGACACAGAAAATAAGCATTATTACATTTGTCCACGCTACTGGAACGTGATCGAAGAACGATCGGTTTCACAAAAAGAAATAGATGATAATAAGTTACAAAAACATATAGTAACCAAAGAAGAAAATTATGATCCAGCAAATAAAAATAAATATATTTTAGATTTAACAACATCACGAGAACATTTTAAAATGGGTTCATATAATCCTTATTTACCAGGATTTTTGAAAACAGTAAAAACAAAATCAGGAAAATGTTTACCGTGCTGTTTTACAGGAATGAAGGGAGTTGGTAACAGTGATGGAAAAGACTTTAAAAATTATAATCTTTTTAAAAAGGAACAAGAAGTAATTAAAAAATGCAAACAAGATCTTGTTTCTGTTGCACCTCCTGCACCTGAAGATGAGATGGCAGGTGAAGGAGAGAAGATAGAAACGACTGAACAAGAACAAGTAAAAAAACAAGAGAAAGAAATTCCAAAAAAGAAAAAATCAAAATCAAATTTGTATGTATCAAAATCGGATGCTGGATTTCCTCTTCAACAAAATAATCTCGCATTTTTACCTCATTCTCTCCAGCTTTTTTTGTTTGATAATGAAAATTATAGCAAAGAGTGTAAATCGTCAAAGGGTGACATACTCATAGATGACAAATTATGTGTCTTGAGAATGGGAACAGTTGAAGAAGAGAGAGATGGTATGAATTCAAATAAAAATCAATACTTTATTTCCTGCATTGCAAATATTTATAATTCATTAACTGAGCAGTCACTTTCATCAAAAGAATTCAAACATCAGGTTTTGATTCCCCGGTTAACTTTTGACAATTTCATCAGATATCAAAACGGAACACTTGTTGAAACATTTAAAAAGTTTGAATATGTTGATAGAGAGAAGTTGCTTCAATATAAAGAAACGGAATTATTTAAAAAAATATTTGTTGGTGATGCCGATAACATTGATGATGATGAAAATGCAAAAGTAGTATTTTTTAAAACATTAATAATGTCATATGAAAACTTTGTAAACTATTTGAAAGATGACAGCGTTGTTATCGACTACACGTATCTATGGGACTATATAACAGACTCAATTTTATGGTCGGAATTCAAAAAAAATGAGAATGAAGCAAAGCGCGTTCCATTTATTCATCTTAACGGACTTAATTTAATCATTTTAGAGTTGACAGATAATAAAGATGAAGTCAATGTTATATGTCCCACAAATCATTACTCCAATTCAACATTTGACCCCAGTAAAGTAAACATAATTATTGTAAAGTATGATATATATTATGAACCATTGTATACCTATTTAAACACATCTAAACGCAACATAGTTAGCACTGTGTTATTTTCATCCATTAACTCACTTAAAGAAAAAGATGTTGAAACAAATGAAATTAGAATGGCTCTTAAAAAAATAAAATCTTTTTTTGATACAGAATGCAAACCTCAACAACTTATAAAATCAATTACTCAAAATAAATCGTTTGACGAAATCATTCAAATTCTGAACCAGTCAATGAAACAAATTCGAGACAAGGAAGATGTAAAACAAATCATTGACTACTCTGGAAAGGTCGTGGGGCTACACGTTACAATGCAGTTGAGTTATGGCGAGAAAGTACGTCAAGTCAATGGAAATATATTATGCAATCCATCCTCTATAAATCATAATTACAAACTGGTTTTTATAAATCGTTCGCCAACAATTTGGAAATCATATGAGCACACAAAAGAATTTGCATCGTTTATTTCTAAAAAAACTAAAGGGCAAATACCGTGTACACCAAAATGTAAAGTTGTCGATGGTGGATACATCATCGGAATCATGATTGAAACAAATCAATTTACTCCGCTTGGAAAGTCAGTTCCAATAAACAGCGTAAAAGATGACGATTTAAAGGTGGTTGAACTCGGAAATAGTATGAATGTGGACATTTCAATACTTCCTCAACTGAAACGTATGGGGTTTGCACTGGAAACCGACGTAGAAAGAACAGACGATGTTGAAAAAATACGACTAGAAACAAATTTTTATAATGCATTTCGCAACATTGTTCGTGTCAACCTCAACAGTTTCAAGTTTATGGAGTTGCGTAACTCTATTGAGTCACTCATTTATAAAACAGCAAAGTTGGTAAAAAAATCGAATAAAAATCCATATGACATAAAACAACAACACGCGATATATATGAAAAAACTGAGTGAAATGAAATCATTGCTAGTACGGTTGGCGCACAACCATGTTCAGTTCACTGAAATCAACCCGTCCGTCTTGAAAGATGTATACGAACAAAATATTGCGCTCAGTTGTATGAGAGATACAAACTCGTCCACATGCAAAAAAAATGCGTATTGTTTTTCTGTCGATAAAAAAGATTTGGACGAAAAAGACGAAGGAGAATGTGGACTTTATATTCCCAAACGTAATCTGGTTGACAATACGGATAACGAACATAAATATTACATTCGTCTGGCAGATGAACTTTTGCGATACAGGCGCATCCGAGCCTTCATGTTACATCCGAATAAGTATTTGACATTCGATGACATTCACTATAATTTGAAAGATAATGAAATGTTATTATTTGAACCGGATTTAGCGAGATATCTTTCTGAAAATAAACGCGCAATTGCGATGAATGATTACATAAAATACAAGAGTTATTACACGACGGAAGGCGAAGAATTCATTGATGAAAGCGGAGATGATGATGATGATAGTGAAGGTGATAATAGTGAAGACGAAGAAGAGATAATATAAGATTAAATAAGGTTAAATAAGATTAAATAAGATTAAATAAGATTAAATAAGATTAAATATCAAAATTATATTATAATTTAGTTATAAATAATTATGAGTATAAAAAATAAATTATTTGACATTACAAATAAATCTAAATATACAACTGATGAAATATTTTCCAACATTAAAAATAGTTTAGATGGATATAGTGTGAATATATATTCATGTGGTCCAAGTTTTAATAAATTTCATGATAAATTACCAACTAACAGTAAAACAATTAAAGTATGTATTAAAACCACTATTGATATAATACAAGATGCTGATATATTTATTTTTGATAATAGAGTTAAAACAGGACCACGTAGTAAATCAAAATATAACATTAATGATACTTTTAAGATATATATGGGAGATTATTTTTTTGATGATTTTAATAAATTTATTGGAAATATCCCAAAACATTACAACTATCCAGTAAATGAAACTAAATTTCAACCAAATTTAATATTTACACCAAACGTAAATAGTACAATGATTGATCCACAAGAAATAACATTATTTGGAAATAATAAAAATAATATCATTTATGGAAAGTATAATATTTTTGTTCCTTTAATCTATAAATTACTAGAGTTATTTAGTTATATGGGGGTTAAAAAATTTAATATTACTGGATGGGATATGATAAGTAAAGATTTTAGTCAAAGTCATCATTATTCAGTAGGTAAAGTTACAAATAAAACAATAGGATATGATACACTTATTAGTTTATATTATGAATGTATTTTAGATTACAGTAAATTTGATATAATATTATATTCTGATGAATCTAATGTTGACATTTTAGTTCCAAGATATAAAAATGTGGATATGAGTTATCATGTATTTAATAAATTTTTATCTATAGATATTGAAAAATTAGTTGAAAATATTAAAAATATTAACAATAATGAAATATTATATTTAAAAATGATTGAATATATGATTATAAATAAAATTAATATTATATTGCCTGGAAAAAAATTCATTTTTAATGATTTAAATAATATAATTAAAGTTTTGAATTATTTGAACTTAGAAATTTGTTTTAATAATATATTGAAATTTCAAACTGATATAAATCTAGACGAATTTTATGATAAAATACCTAATGATTTTGATGTAAATAAATATAAAGAAATAAATGGTGACTTGCAAAAACTTTCAAATTTCGAAGCAATAAAGCATTATAAAAATATTGGAATAAAAGAAGGAAGAAAATATAAAAAATAATTCAAACTTATATAAAAAAATAAAAATATAAATAAATATAAACATGTTATCATTTGAAAAGTTACAAGAAAATTTTTTTATTATATGTGGACCAAATGTTATTGAAAGTGAAGAACATACTATGAAAATGGCAAAATCTTTGAACGAAATTTTTTCCAATTATAATGTTAATTTTATTTTTAAAACTTCTTTTGATAAAGCGAATCGTTCATCTGGTAATTCTTATAGAGGATTAGGTTTTGAAGAAGGTTTACGAATTTTAAAAAGAGTAAAAAATGAATTAAGTATACCTATAATTACTGATATTCATGAAAGTTGGCAAGCCAAACCAGTAGCTGAAATAGCAGATATTTTACAAATACCTGCTTTCTTGTGTAGACAAACCGATTTATTAAAAGCTGCTGCAGAAACAGGTAAAATTATTCAAGTAAAAAAAGGTCAATTTTGTTCTGCAGACCAGATGCATAAATCTAAAGAAAAAATAATAGAATTTGGGAATTCACAAGTTATTTTATGCGAGAGAGGCAATTCATTTGGATATCAAGATTTAGTAGTTGATCCTAGAAATTTAATTTGGTTAAAATCTGATACAAATTTAGTTTCAATGGATATAACACATTGTTTACAATTACCTTCTCAAAAAATGGCAGATGGAACTGTTCAATGTGGTGGATACAGAGACTTGATACCATATATGGGTAAAATGGCAATATCATTAGGTGTTAATGGTATATTTATGGAAACACATGATAATCCAGATAAAGCGCTTTGCGATGGGCCTACCCAATGGCCTTTAGATAAATTGGAATGGCTTTTAAATTTTTTAAATATTAATAAAAAAAATAATTATAATTTAAAATACACATCATCATCAATAAATAATGAATATGTATATGCTGATTTAGGAACAATTGAGAAAGATGCGTCAGGATTATTAGGTTCATTTGATAAAGAAAATCTTCGTGGAGAAAAAATATTAAATAAATTTTTAGAATTAAAATTTGATAATGTTTTAGATATTGGTGCTGGTGCTTTAGAACATACTGAAATATTTTTAAATAAAGGTAAAATTGTCGATGTATGTGATTATGGTAATAGTATTTATTATGATAAAAGAATCGAAAATATAGAATCTCAAATAAGAAATAAGTATATTGGAGATTTTAATATGATTGAATTTAATCATAAATATAATGCTATTTGGTGCTGTCATATTTTAGAACATCAACTTAATGTTAATTTATTCTTAAAAAAAATTTATTCCCTATTAAATGAAGATGGATACTTAGCAATTATTGTTCCTCCACGAAAACCATTTATTGTGGGTGGTCATGTTTCAATATGGAATGCTGGATTAGTTTTGTATAATTTAGTTTTGGCAGGTTTTGATTGTAGTGAAGAATGTTATATTAAACAATATGATTATAATATTGGTATAATAATTAAGAAAAAAAGTATAAAAGAATTACCAACAAATTTAAGTATGGATAAAGGTGATATTGAATTATTATCTAATTATTTTCCATTTGATGTTAAACATAATTTTAATGGAGATATAATAAAATTTTAAAAAATATATATAATTAAGTCGGAATACATATTCGTATATACTTTTAATTAAAATTTTATATATCAAATATGTATTCCACAGCTGAGTAATATGTAAAATATTTATTATATTTTAATTAAAAAATTTTTTAATTCATCAAATTTATTAGATGAATTTAATTTTTCTATTGCTAATTTTTGTCCATTTTTTCGAATTTCATTTATATTTTTTAAATTTAAAATATTATTTATTTGTTGAATTACATCCTGTTTATTTTCATTAAAATTGATAAAACAACAGTTTAAGTTATCAATTAAACCAATTTCTTTAACATATTCTTTTTCTGAAATAGGCATAACTAATAAACTACCAGCAGCCAAAATTTCATATGTTTTTAATAAAATTACATTAGTATTTTCACATTTATTTGTCGAAAAATTATAAAGATATGCTGAACTAGAAAAACATGCAATATATTTATTTAAATTTTTATTGTAATTATTATTTTTTGAATCTTTATTAATAGTTCTAGGTAATATATCAATCGAATTACAAATTGATGATAATTTCATTAAATAAACCCTTTCTGGATATCTACCACATGTATCACCTGACAATAGTAATTTATTTATCGGCGCATAATTAAATTCTAAATATGACAAATTATAACATGACCAAAACTTATTAAAAATAATATTATCTTTATATTCATTATAATTGATATTATGAAAATTATTTAACTGTTCCAAATTTTTGGAATTAACAATAACTTTGTAATTTTTAGCCTTAAATATTAATTCTGTATGTTCACGTCTAGGTCTTGCGCGATGATGGTTCTCTCTCCACCAATCAAAAGCAAATATAACTATATTAGAAAGAATATTTTCAAATGAATGTAAAAATTTAATAATATCTACATGAAAATCATGTTCATTTACACTTTTTACATAAAAATGATGATATAATATAATATTGTTATTTTTATTGTTATTATTTATTATAAAATTTATTGCTTCTTTTGAATTAACATATACCGTATTACAATATTTTGGTAAATAAATATTTATGATATCATGTGATTTTATGTTACATTGTTCATATTCGGATGAAACTAATATAAAATTATTCATATATATATTGAGCTAGAATATAATTTCTAATAAATTTCTAATAAATTTATATATATTTATAATAAAATTATTTTAAATCTGTATATTTTATAAAAACTGTAAATAAATTATGCATCATTAATAAAAATGAATACTATAGAAGTCTCTCTGTTAATACTATAATAAATATTTATTATATTTATTTATTTATTATATTTATTATATAAAGAATAAATTAATAATAATTATTATTAACTATAATGTTAAAAATTTTATGTTGTATTCCAGCTAGATATAATTCTTCTCGTTTGCCTGGTAAACCATTATTAAAATTTAATAATAAAACTATTATTAATCTTGTTTATGAAAAAGCAAAACAAACAAAAGTTGATGAAATTATAATTTTAACCGATGATCAAAGGATATATAATGAAGTTTTATCTTTTGGTGGCAATTGTGTAATTATTGATGAAGATTGTTTAAATGGCACGGAACGTATTATTAGTTATTTAAAAAGTATTAATCATGATAAATATGATATTATAGTTAATATTCAAGGGGATGAACCCTTTATTAAACCAAATGTTATAAATCAAACAATTGATAATTTTATTGAAAAAAAACCAGCATGTTCTACTATTTGCTTCAAAACAAATAATAAAGATGAAATTTTATCAAAATCTAGAGGTAAAGTAGTTGTAGATAATTTTAATAATATTATATATTGCTCAAGAAATGTAATACCTAGTAATAAAAAAGAAAATATAATTTCACATCATCAATATAATATACATGTTGGTATTTTTGTTTATGATAAAAATTATTTACTAGAACATTTTTGTAAAGAAAATACAAAAAATCAATTATTAGAAGATATTGAATGGTTGAAAATAATTGAACAAGGTTTTAAAATTAATACAATATTTTCAGAAGAAATGGAACGAGGAGTTGATACAATAGAGGATTTTGAATATTTGAAAAAAATATATGAATCTTAAATTCTAACTATACCAATAATTTTTGTGTTTTCTCTTATTGGTATATAATTACAATAATTATAATTTATTTCAAATATATATTTTTCCAAATCTTCAATATAGTAATAATTTTTATTAATATTATTAATATTAATATATTTGTAATCCATACTTACTAATAATCTTCTAATATCACCATCTGTTAATATACCTAATAAATTATCTTCAGTATCAGTAAAAAAACAACAACCAATTTTGTATTTTGTCATCTCTAATAATACTTTATTTATTTCAATATTTTCATTTTTATCATTCATAATTATTTTTGGAAATTCTTTTATAAAAATATCTTTTACTTTTAATAATTTTTTACCTATATTACCTGATAAATGATTTTCTTTATATTTGTCAATAGAAATATTGTTTTTTAACGATGATACTAAAATATTACAAAAAGTTAATTGACTCATACAACTATTTGTTGGTATTTTATTTATTACACCACTAATTTCATTCTTGAATGGTGTAATTATAATAACATCACATAATTCTTTAAATTTAGATTCTTCGTTACAACATATTCCAACAGTTTTTATACCAATATTTTTTAATATTGGAATTATATTAATGATTTCTATTGTATTACCACTATTACTAAACATTAAAATTATATCTTTGTTTGTTAATGTTCCTATGTCACCGTGTGTTGAATTTAATACATCTAAATAAAATGATGGAAATGAAATACATTTTAAAAGGTCACAACAATGTTTAGAAATATTACCTGATTTACCAACTCCACAAAAGTAAATATTTCCTTCAACATTTTTAATTATTTCACATAAATTATTTATTTTTTCTAAGTTAAAATTCTCTATTTGATAATTAAATTCTTTTTTTATTTCATCAATTATTGTTATTGTTATTGGATTTTGATTATTAATTATTTTATCAACAAATTCTCTTACACATCCTTCACCTCCTTTATTTTCACATATGTAATTTACAACTTGTTTACATTCATTCACTGCATCACTTGGACATGCAGAAAATTTTACTAATTTTAAAATTTCAATATCATTTATGTCATCCCCAATATATGCTAAATTATCATAACTTATATTTAATTCTTTCATCCAGTTATTTAATATACTTATCTTTTTCTCATGTCCAATATATGTAAAGTCAAAGTTTAAATGTGTTATCATTGCTTTATTAACATCTAATTCATTTAAAAAAATATTTTTATCTGTTGAATAAGAACTTATTAATCCTGTTTTTATTTCATTATCTTTTAAAAGTTTTATCCCCATGCCATCTTTAACATTATAATATTTCTTTATGTTGGATTGTTCATCAAAATAACATTTACCATCAGTAAATACTCCATCAAAATCAAAAATCACAAATTTTATGTTCATGTAATTTAATATTTTAATATTGTATAATATATTTTTTATGTATATCAAATTCAAAATTCATATTTTTTTTGAGAATTTTGAATTTATAGTTTGTTTTCAATACTTATTTTAGAATCCCATATCATAATCCGGGTCAACGGAACCAAGATTCGACCCCTGAATCTTATCCAACGTGCTTTGAATCGTAAGCTTATTTTTGCTGCACGGATTCAGCGGGTCTTCAGCCGCAATCTTATCCATAAAACCTTGAATAACCGCTTCTTTTTCTTCTTCCACCGTCTTGTCTGCGGTGGCAACTTGTCCCATCTTCATAATCTGATTAATATCCAACATCACTTTGAATGCATTCGTTCCGTAAAATCCTTCTTGACCGCACATTACATTCGCCGAAATACCGCGCATATGATCAACCTCTGCATGCCGCGCCGCTTTCAAAAACATCTCCGGCGTTTCCTCAAATGACGCTTTCGCAATTGGACCAATATCGTCATTATTAATTCCGTGCCGAAATATAGAAATCAAATTTGAACTAGATGTCATTCGGTCGCACAGAAGACTAATGTGATGATGATTAATATACGTGGTATCAAACGCTTCATACAGCTCGTTGAACAGCGCCTGTCTCGCAGCTTCAATTCCAAGCACCCGATTAATTTCTTGAATGTCATTACTAATTGTCCGGCGCGCGTCAATGGTTTTCAGCGAAAGTATCTCCATAAAATTAGACCCCGTCGTATCCAACACCCAGGTTTCCTTCTTTCGAAACGTGTTGTTCTCTTTGGCAACCATGTCCACAACCTTCCGAGCCAGCACATTTCGAATTCCTTTAATTCCCCTCAAAATAATATTATTCATCAGCGCATCCTGAAACGTTTTCAGCTGGTAAATCTTATCCGTCTGGTCCAGCGTCTTCGGCTCCTTGTCCTTCTTCTGAAAATCCAACCTGATTCGAAAGACCAAATTGTCGCTGTTGTAATCCGAATAAATACATGACACCTCGCTCTTGTCATTCTTCGAATAAACCGCTTTAATCGCAAAATGCACATCATCCATCGTAACACGCTTCTCATACATCGACTCGCGGTCCATCTCCATTCGCAAAATCCACTTGGACCGCTCCCGCTCACATTCCGTCTCGTCTTCACCTCCAACATCCTTCAACATCCGCTGAAACTCCGCATACTGTGCCAAAATCAACTTGTCTGCCACTATCTTCGTCTCGCTCGGCGAATCGCTCGGGTCAAAACATATCTCAACACTCTTCACAATATCCTCCAGTCGCGTCAACTCAATCGTGGGTATCAAATCAGCGGCCGCATCCTTGTTCGACTCATCACTCGGCTTCAAATAAATCGTCGTTGAAGGATTCTTCGTATTCTCAGACAACGACAGCAGCTCCTCAATTCGCGGAAGACCACGAGTAACTTGTGACTTAGATGCGTCACCCGATAAATGAAATGTATCGAATTCGTAGAGACCGTTTAATACCGAAAATGTCCTTGTAATTTCTACAGTTAGGTCATAGGCCCATTCTGTCGGATTCGGTATTTCTTCAATAGTTACAATTTTATCAAATCGAATATCTTTGAACGGTGCATCCACCTTAAAAATGTCAACGAGTTTTCTACGATTAACATTATAATACATATTTTTATTATGATTATACTTTGGGATAATATCTTTTAATTCACTTGATATTTCCAATGGTCGCAATTTATATTCATTGAGTCGTTCTTGTTTATAAGGAATCAGCATTGGAATTTCATTTGCAAATATTTTTGCACCATCACATTTCATAGTCAGTGTGTATCCTTGCAAAATATTTTTAGAACCGATATTATTAGTTAGTTGAAGCTTGTTTGTTTTAATTTTCGTATATATTCCAAACCAAAAACACAGAATGGACTGAATATTTTCTAGTAAAGTTCTTGATACACTGTATGCAGTTATTAAACAAGATAATTTATTGACTGAGCCATCCCCCGCGAAATATGCACTGATTAGCCCCCTCATAAATTCTTTATTGCTGTTAAACAGGAGATAATTCACGCATTTATTTGGTGATCCTTTTCCGCACAAAATATTCAGAATATTTGTGAGAACGATGGAATAGATTCTCAAATCAGACGATGTCCATCCTTCGCCGTTTTTATTATTGTGAATGTAAAACTTGGTTGTAATCTTCCATTTTTCCATCAAACGTTCAATCGGCGCAAAGAATTCGCGACAATTATTTGCAATTGAAATTTGCGTCAGTGTGGTGCACCCTTCCGCGCAGTATGCGCCAATCAAGTATCCGAAATCGAAATCGAGCGGAATATGTTCGGGAATTTCACCACCACCAATAAACCGCTTTTTCGGGTAAACAATTCCGCTAATAAATGTTTGGCGCGCAGATGCAACATTACCGGTCTTCTTGTCAATATGCGGTTCCGTCTTCATCGCTTCCAAGAATGTGTCGCTTCTATGATACGGAACCGTAAAATCGATATTTGCATGTTTGGACCACCAATATCTTTCTTCTCCAGCAGAATACGAAAGCGCCTTATGCATTTCACTTCCAAACGCGTATTCCGATTTTTTAAGAATGGTGGACAGGTCGAAATCGCGCACACTTTCCGGCATTTCAAATGCGCGAATATTCACAGGAAGATAATCTCCAACTTTGAGTTCCGAACCGTTGGTTGCCACCAATTTATTATTATCATCAATTGTCAAGAACGACTTGGCCTTTGTCGCAATCACAGAACGACCGTCTTTGGTCGTCACACGCAGCACCGTATTCGTTCCATCCAAGTTTATAACCGGGTGGCGTGTAAGCGCCTCTACACGTTTCCAGCTCGTATTTCCATCTTCGTCGACGGATGGAACATATACTTCCTCGTCATCATTAACGTACAACAATTTTGTATCATTCGGGTGTTCCTCGCTCTTTCTTGCTTTCGGAATATAGTTGTCAATGTACTCACCGATTTTAACAACTCGAATGGCGCCGTCAATGCGCAGTAATAGCTCGGTGTCATACGCCACACTGTTTAGGGTCAGCTGCGTTGTCGGTTCACCAATACTCTGAGCAGCAATCATGCCAACCATTTCACCTGGCGCGACAATTGCGCGCTTGTACATGAGAACCATCATTTCCGCCAAAGCCACAACTGCTTTTCGATTGAACCGTTTCACCATGAGCAAATCGCGCGGTGTGAGCGAGTAATAGTACATGACTTTGAAGAGCTCGGTGGGCGGAGCATACTGCAGCTGTTCAAAACGCGCGTACGTTTCTTCGAGCAGAATAAATGTTTCCAAAGGTGTAATATCAACTTCAGAATTCTTATTGATTTTCTGCATGCCTCCAATATTTGCAACAATGTGTGAAAATGAAAGCGGCAAATATGCATCCGTTGTATTTTTATTCTTGAATACTTTTACGACAATGTCCTCGCGAATATTCATCAAATAATCGGTATATTTTTTAGATTTTTCGTCGCACAGTTTCTGCTGCTTCTTCATGCGACTAAATGCAGTCTTTGAAAATACGGCTTTAAGTTCGCTCGTTGTTTCAGAGTCTCCGCCGACCGGTACATAAAAGTGGGCATAGATTTCATCTGGCGTCATTCCGATAAAGTTCATACTGGAGTGTTCAATTTTCACGGTGTCGATGCCGTCTTCTCCATAGCTAAACTGAACAATTCGGTTCTTGCTGTTTCGAACTGTCATGTCATATTCAACTTTGATATCCTCCATACCTTTAATCAAGCGGCGCTGAATATATCCTGTTTGGCTCGTTTTGACAGCGGTGTCAATCAGACCAACACGACCACCCATGGCGTGAAAGAACACCTCCGACGGCGTCAACCCGGCAATAAACGAGTTTTCAACAAATCCACGCGCGGCAGGACCGTCATCGTATTTCGAATAGTGGGGCAACGTTCGGCTGTCGAATCCGTAAGGCACGCGCTTACCGTCAATGGTTTGCTGACCGACCAAACAAATCATCTGGGCAATATTCACCTTGCTACCCTTTGACCCGGCATTCACCATGGTAATGAAACGATTCGTCTTGCTCAAACTTTTGAGACCAATGTCACCTGCTTCACCGTTTGCCTTGTTCAAGATATTGGTGACGAGCAGCTCGAATTCTTCCTCATTGGTTCGTCCGGATTTGTTTTCAAATGTGCCGATGTGAATATTGTCAATAATGGTCTTCACCTCGAGTTTTTTGGTTTTAATGGAGTCGATAATTTTATCGGTTGTTTTTTTATCAGAAATCAAATCGCTGATTCCGACACTGTATGCAGACGTCTTCATATATTCCGTAATAATATTTTGCAAATCGTCGATGAAATTTGCAGATGCCATGTTTCCAAAGTCGTTGCATATGCGCTGAATCATGCCATTGGTGCTTGAAGCCAAAACGCCGCTGTCAATGTGACCGCGCAAAATTTCTCCGTCGCGAATTTCTAAAACATTGTTTGAAGTTGCGTAGTCGTCACTTCCTCCAAACTGCTTGGTTTTATATTTCATGCTAAGGGGTGGCAAAATTTGCGAAAGGATTTCAAAGTTGGTTATTTTCTTTGTGGGGTCGCTAAAAAGAGATACGTCGACATTTTTGTATCCCATGAGAAGATTCATAGCTGCGCGCGCATCAAATGCGCCAATTCCGCTTCTTGTGAATTGGTAAACTCCCAGCAACGAGTCTTGAAAAATGCCGATAATCGAATTGTTTTTTGCAGGACTGATGATTTGATACGGAACTGCTGCAAGTCCTTTCAGCTCTGCTTCCGCTTCATCGTCTTGCGGCATGTGCAAGTTCATTTCATCGCCATCAAAATCGGCATTGTATGGTTTTGTGTCACCAATATTCATGCGAAACGTGTCGCCCTGTTGCATAATTCTCGCAATATGACACATCATGCTCATTCTGTGAAGGGTAGGCTGACGATTAAATAAAACGCCGTCGCCGTCCATCATGTGACGGTGCACCACGTCACCATTCTCAAGAACAACCGTGCTTCTATCCATGTATCGTAGTGAAATGTCACCACCTGTTTTCTTTTCGAGAATGTTTGCGCCGGGATAGACATCTGGTCCGTTTAAAACCAACTGCTGAAGAAAGTCACGATTCCGGTTATTTACGATGACAGGTTTTGTAATATTCATTGCAATTTTTTTTGGAACACCAAGTTCGCGAATGGATAGATTCGGGTCGGGCGTAATGACAGACCTGGCTGAAAAATCAACGCGCTTGCCCATCAAGTTTCCTCTAACGCGACCGCCTTTTCCATTCAAACGCTCTTTAATAGATTTGAGCGGACGCCCAGACCGCTGTGCCACTGGCGCACAAGACGGAATGTTGTTATCCACTTGAGTTGCAATAAAGTATTGTAGTAGACTTTGCCAGTCATCAATAATTGCGGAATTCACAGAGGGTTCATTCATTTTTTCAAGAAGAGTCTTATTTGCTTTAATAATATTTACAATAGTGTGGCTAATATCATCTTCGCTGCGCTGGTTTCCATCCATTTTGATTGACGGGCGCACAGCGGGTGGCGGAATTGCCAGCACTTGACAAATAAACCAATCCGGTCGTGAAAACTGAGGACTGAATCCCATAAATGCAACATCTTGGTCAGATATTCTTCTAAATATCTTCAAAACAACCTCTGGTGTCATTTTCATATTTAGTTTTTCTTTGTTACCGCTACCGCCACCAGAACCTTCTTCTGCATCTCCTCCATCCCATTCTGCGAAAAGAGTGGCTAAATTTTCTTTTTTTATTTTTTTAGGAACGAGACAGCCGCAACCATCTTTAGTATCATCACCACATCTTTTGATTTTACTAGCCAACTGGTGAACATGATTCCAGCGGTCATCAGGTTTCATATCCATGCACTCTTTGTTAGACTCTTTATTTATCAGCAGTTTGCTGCACTTAACACAAACACATTTTAAAATTTTCATAATGGTTGGAAGGTATTGAAAATAGAACACCGGTTTCGCCAATTCAATGTGTCCAAAGTAACCTGGAGTTTTTATATAATCTAAACCGTCTGTAGGACATTTAAGTCCGGGTTCTAAAACACCGAGGCGCGGGTCAAACATTCCTCCGATGACCGGCACGTTGTTTGAATATGTGTCTCTGCTTGTAATTTCAGCAACCGAACATCTTCGAATTTCTTCTGGCGAAAGCACACTAAATTGAATACCAATAACTTTAGAAGGTGTTTTTTTTGTCCAATTTGGTTGTGTCGTTGTCATTTATTTATGTGAAGCTATTGACTACTATATTATTATGTCTATATTCTTTTATTCAATTTTATATTTTATTTTAAATCTAGAAAAATAGAAAAAGTACAAAATGTTATTTATTTATTTGCTTCTTACAACATGAGATTCTTTTTTTTTTTATGTCATGCATAACTTTCATATATATTTTAAAAAATTGAAATAAATAGAACTCAATGAATACATGTAGACAACTTGTCATCAATGACACAGACACAAGCACCGCAAAATAAATCATCAAAAAAAACATCAGGAGGAACTGCAACAACAACAGAGGCATCGCAATTACAAAAGAAGCAACAGTCGTCTGCAGCAATCAAAAAAAAGACGGCACATCAGAATCCTCAATACAAACGTAACTTCAAGAATGATGGAGGGGGTGATGATGACGATGAAAAATATAAAAGTAGTGGAAGTGGTGAGGAGGAAGAAGATAATCAGAGTGATGGTGGTGGTGGTGGTGGTGCTGTTGAAAATGATAATTCTGAAAGTATTGAAAACACCACAGTGCAGCCGCCAACAAAAAAAAAATATAAAACTTCACCTGCATTAGACGAGGTCGAGTATGCAAAACTTCTTGCTGAATTGTTTCCTTCCACATATTCAAAGCAAAAGGTGACAAATCTTGAATCGAAAAATAAAAAATTGACACCATCATTGTTGTCATCATCTTCTTCGTCGTTGTTGTCATATAAACAAAATCAAAATGATAGAAATGAAAAAGAAAATTGTAAAATGTCAGTTTCAAAACGAAAAAAAATGGATTCTGGAGTTGAAATTGCGACATCATCATCACATGTGAAAGAGGGTGGATATGCGAGAGGTGGAGGAGGAGGTGGAGGAGACATGTTGGAGACGTCTGTAAAGTCTTCTTCGTCTTCCGTTGCTTCAAATTCGAATGTTGTAGGAGGGAATTATAATATTGTTATCAATATCAAAGAGCCATTTGACACTTTAGATGAAGAAGATGATTACACGTCGGACATGGATGATTCTGTGTACGATGATGATTCGGCGTCTTCAAATGAGTCATCTTCGGATGACAGTGACGAAACGTACAACGACGATGACAATACTAGTGATGAAGATGAAGATGATGACAGCAGCGATACTGAAAAAAATAGTGATGATGAAGATGAAGATGAAGATAATGATGATTCTGAAAAAAGTGAAGATTCTGTCAAGGGTGGATTTGAAAAATGCAATCTCAAAATTAGAGGTGAGTCTGTTGTGGCTGCTGCGGGGAACAACGGTAAGGGTTCAGATAAGAATAAAAAACGATTGAAAAAGGAAGAAAATGTTGAATGTGATGATGGTGGTTGGAATTCAGATGACGAGACAACGATTCAGGAAATAAAGAAGATCATGGAGAACATGCTTGCGGTTGACAAGAATAACAAGGTTGCGATGACGACCTTGGCGCAGATGATTGAAAAGGAGAAAAAAATCAAAGATGCGAGAAAAGAGAGAAATCGTAAATTGATGAGGAAAAATGTGAGAAAATTTGGTCGTCTGTTGCACAAGAAGAATTCTGCGAATGACTTGAAGTATTTTAAGAAACATTTATCAAGCGAGAAACAAATGAGTGTGTTGACCGAACTGGAGGAGTTGAATAAGATGATGCTTGTTGAGAAACCATACAGGTTGACACTACTTGAGTCAAACATTCCAAAACAGTTCAAGGCGATTGCGTTGAAGCGCATACAGAATTTGCGATACATGGACCCGGGAGCCGGAGAGTATTACAAGGTAAAGAATTGGGTAGACACGTTCATGACAATTCCATTTGGAGTGTATAAGACGTTGCCGATTACGATTGATGTTGGTGTGGAGCGCTGTCATGAATTCATGGAGTCGGCCAAAGACCTTTTGGATTCAGCTGTTTATGGATTGAACGATGCGAAAATGCAAATTATGCAAATGGTGGGTCAGTGGATTTCAAATCCGTCGGCGATGGGTTCTGCGATTGCAATCAAGGGTCCTCCGGGAACCGGTAAAACAACGCTTGTAAAAGAAGGAATCAGCAAAATTTTGGGAAGAGATTTTGCGTTTATTGCGCTAGGCGGAGCAACAGACAGTAGTTTCCTTGAGGGTCATTCGTATACGTATGAGGGCAGCACATGGGGAAAAGTGGTTGACATATTGATTCGTTGCAAGTCGATGAATCCGGTAATCTTCTTTGACGAGTTGGACAAGTTGAGCGATACTCCAAAGGGCGAAGAGATTGCCGGTATTTTGACACATTTGACAGACACATCTCAGAATACTTTGTTTCATGACAAATACTTTTCAGAAATAAATTTTGATTTGAGCAAGTGTTTGTTTATTTTCAGCTACAATGATGAGACCAGAGTCAATCCAATTCTCCTTGACAGGATGTATCGTATTCACACGAATGGCTACACTAAAAAGGACAAGACGCAAATCGCTCAAAAGTATTTGATTCCCAAGATTCAGACTGAGGTTGCGTTCAAGCCAGACCAGATTATTATTCCAAGCGAGACAATTGAGTACATTGTGGAGCATCATACGAACAAGGAGGATGGTGTGAGAAATTTGAAGCGTTGTTTAGAGATTATTTATACCAAGCTGAATTTGTATCGTTTGATGAAGCCTGGAACAAGGTTGTTTGACAAGGATGCGACATCGATTGAGGTTTCATTTCCGTTTACGGTTACGAATAGCATTGTCGACATTATGATAAAGAAGACAGAGTCGACATATCCAACATTCATGTATACGTAGATAGGTAAGATAATGTGGGGTGTGTCTCTATAACACACAACACACAATACAATTATAAATTGTTTAATTATTTTTTATAATTAAATAATTCACTACAAGTTTAATTTTTTTTTTGATTTTAGCATGTGCAGTTCTCGCTGTATGCGATTCCCCACTTGATTGATTTTGTATTAAAGTTTGGATTGTTTACAACTTGAGGGCTATTCGGGTTGGGGTGAGTTCGCAGAACGGATTTTCCTTTCAAACGGGCCAAGTAGCGATCATACGAACCATGTTTCATATCAACGCCTTTACTTGCGGCAGACATACTTCCGGGACGCATTCTTGTCAGCGAGGATTTGGTTGAATTGCCGTGTGACGGCACATTTCTTTTCACAACACCTGGAACTGCGCGGTCGCTCATTTGGTTCCAGTTTACATCTGCGAATTTACTTTTTGGTGGGGTATAAACGTTAAGTGCCGATTTGTTCATAGTGTATTCGGAGGACGGCACACGCACCGTATTTTCGATTCGTTTAACGTTATATTTATTATTTATAATGCTAAAATGTGGTCCATTATATAAAATGTTGCTGGGATAAGCGCCGCAACTTCTGCATCCAACAGGTTTTACAGTTGACATTTTGTGTTGTTATGGAATATTATGTATGAATGAATAAATGTACGTTGTTATAATACTATGTTATTTATATTTTTTTAATTTATTTAATTGGTTATTTTTCATTTAATTTGACTATTTGCTAAATAAACAAATTAAATCATTAGTAATAAAATGATTCAAACCGGTCCAAATCGGTCAAAAATTAAAATTCAGTGGGACCCAGCGTACGATTGCCTCCACGCTGGTTGATATAGTCCACCTGGGCTTGACTCAAACAAGCGCAGCCCATGCTGTCGGAATACGTAGACGGGCAGCACTCTGGTTTGAATTTGTTATCGGCAAAAAAGAAAAGTTCTCCTTCCGGCAACGGAACGGGCGTTCCAACGTTGTCTTTGTAAGTATTCAGTCTATTTTTATTTCCCATTCCGGATGCATAGCGTTTTGCCGTTTCAACCCACCCCATCGTGTAAGAGTCATCAATGTGAAGGTCATTATTGCTTAAATTTTTGAATCCTTCTGTTGTTTTTTTCTTATTTTTATCATTATGAGAAGTGGCGGCAGCGGCGGTGGAGGTTGTCATCCCTTCCATTAAACTGTATTGAAAACAGTCACAAAAAAGAGTTAATCCCATTATCATGCCAATAATAACGCATGCGACTACAATTTCAATCCGCACATCATAACCAAATAATTTGATTTCCATTTATTATATTTTTTTTTTACTTTATACATATGTCAAAGATAAAAATAATTGAATAATTTGTAGTCTTATTCATAAATAATTCCTAAAATATAAAATACTCAAATATATCAATATTCAAACAAATGTTCAAAATAAAAATGTTCAAGTCAAATATTCAAATGCGGCGTAATGCGGCGTAATGCGGCGTAATGCGGCGTATGTTTGTTTAATATTTAACTTGGAACACTTGGAATACTTTTAGATGAGTGCACATTAAGTATTCGATTTGAAAATCCGATAAGATAACCCATAGGAATGGAGATTGCGATAAAGAATACGATTCCAGCAGCCGCCAATATGTCTCCTACAATTGGTATAAAAAACAGTAATATAATCGCTGCGGCCATTGCAATTAAAATAACAATTATAATTTCGAGTATTGAACCAATAAGACTTTTTATTGCTAAATATATTCCAAATAATGTATATATTACTGCTGTTAAGATTCCGTTTGATTTTCCAACCATTGACTTGACTGTAATTATTGTTTCGATTAATGGTGTCATTATATTCAATATTCTTGACATAATATTTGACGTAATGTCTGAAATGGAGTTGCGTATTTTATTGACGATTTCGCGCATGTCGTTTACAATTTTTAGTATTTCGCCAACGGTTGCAGTTATAATGCTAACTGTATAATGAACGGGAATGAGTGCCATTTCGGAAATATCTGTTAATATGTTTTGAGTGCATTCTGCAAAATTTTTTTCAGTATATTCTAGTTTTGACATATTGTCTGGTGCATTTATCATTCCGGCAAACGGCATAATGTTTGGTTTACATTTTTGATTTATCCAATCTGCTCTTATTTTTTTTATATTTATTTTTATGTGTATAAATGTAACTAGCAATATAAATGAAATGCATATGACAATGGCGGTGAACACGTAACTGCCATATCTCTCTAGAAATGTTTGACTATCGTACATTTCCATAATTTTATCTGTAATGTTAAAGTTGATATTCATTTTTCTTTCTTAATAATAAATTTTTATTTATTATGGTTTACTTTTATTATATACATACAAAAATATATAAGAATTCATATTAAAAAATAAACTTTTAATAATACATGTGTATTGTGTGCGTGCGTACATTTTTTCGTCATGAAAATTTTGAGTTTTGATGTGGGAATAAAAAATCTAGCATACTGCTTATTTTCAATAAACAATTGTAATGACAAAATGTTGAAAATATTAAAATGGGATGTTATAAATTTGTGTGAGTCCCAATCAAAATCCGCTGATATTTTTTCAAAAAAAAAATATCGGTGTTCACTGTGTAAAAAAAATGCTTATTATTGTTTGAAGACACTCCTCCACACGACTGCAAATGAAGGTGTGGAAGAAGTGGTATATTGCAAAAAACATGCAACTGAAACGAAACTAACCATTTATGACTATTGTTCTGTTAACAAATCTAAATCAAAAGACGTTTCAAAAAAGGTATATCCTCATTTGAAGTTGATAGTGACAACACCTCCACCAAAAAAACAAAATGCGTGTGATATTGACATGATAATTTTAGGTAAAAATTTGAAAACAAGATTTGATTCAATTTTTGATGAATACATCGATGTCGAATCTACAAATACAAATTCAGGCTACATTGACGCAGTCATCATTGAAAATCAAATTGGACCACTGGCCGGAAGAATGAAAATGTTACAGGGAATGATTGCTCAGTATTTTATTATGAAAAATGTTAAAAAAATAGAATTTATATCTTCGACAAATAAACTCAAACTATTTAAAACTGTCAAAAATGATGAAAAAAACATAAATGAAATAACTGAAAATACTTACAAGTTGAGGAAACAGCAAGGACAAAACATATGCAGGTCACTTGTAGCATTTTACCCCTCCTTGAAATCCTGGAATCAAGAGTTTGATAAGCATTTGAAAAAAGATGATTTGGCAGATTGTTTTCTCCAAGGCTATTATTACATGTACAGCAATACTGTTTATAATAAAATGTTTTCTTTTAATTTGGAATTATTTTTGAATGAAACTTTGAAGAAATAGAATATTTTCTTATTTGTGCGTTGTATTTAGTTTTAAGGAGGAGGAGGAGGAGGAGAAGAAGGAGGAGGAATGTTATTATAACTGTACAGCATTTTGACTTCATCATAATTTTCGTATAAAAATTTATTTTCATCATTTACCCATGGTCTATGACATCCAAAAGATTTTTTGTTAAATATTCCCTCCACCGAAAATAGCATTGCTTTTTTAAATGAAGGTTTATTTATTTTGACAGGTTTGTAACATGAAAAGTAAATATCTTCAGGATAGTCACTTTTACCTTGTTTTTTCATTATTTCAATCATTTTACTTTTTTTTCTAAGAGACAGTCCTCCATTTCCAACACGTTCATTTTCACTCAAGTTTAAAGAAAAAGGAGAATGGTTCCAGGGTGCTCCAACATAATCATAGTCTAAAAAGTCGTTTATTAAATCTTTATGTTGTTTCAATATGATTGAGTCTGTTTGAAATATAAGAAATGTTTCTGTGGGAATAAAGCTGTAAAATTTTTTACTATATTTGAGTAGTTTATTATAATCATCCACTTTCATATTAATAAAATTTAATTTTACTAATTTAATTCGATGAGAGTGTTCAACTAAATGTTTTTCAATAATATTTTTAATAAATTCTAAATTTATTAATCCATGAAATATGACAAATGACCATTCTTCAGACAAGTTGTTCATAAAGTTTTCTAAAACATAATGCAATCCTTTATGTTTTCGAGGTTCAACTATTACCGCAGTATACTTCATAATTTGAATTATATTTTGAGTTATATTTGAATTATATATTAAAATTACATATATAATTTAAATTATTATGTTTAATATAATTTAATGTGCGTATGACTTAGAAATAAATGTTATAATTAAAATAATATATAATGGACCCAGAAGTTATTGATTTAGGCTCTTTAGATATAGGAAGCGGAAGCGGAAGCGGAAGCGGAAGCGGAAGCGGTGGAAAAAAGTCTGCAAATTTTGGAGGCGGGCTTGAACTATTGATGAATGATAAATTCAAATCTGGAAGTGGTGACAAGTCAGGTTCCACGAATATTAATATAGATGATATTACCAGTTTAGAGGATGATTTGCGCGACATGGATTCAATGCCTTCTTCTTCAAGAAACATCAAGGAATTAAAGTCCGATTTGTTCACGTCGTCGTCGTCGTCGTCAGGATTCAACAGTATAAAATTGTCAGACAGAAATGACCCATTTTCAAACAGCATTGGCGGCGACAGTGGTGTTGATGTGGGAGGAGGAGGAGGAATTGGCGCATCAACGGCAATGTTTGACGATGAAAAACCGACATGGGACGGATTTGGAAAGTTCAACAATGTTCCGATGAATCCGGATATTCCAATGGATACTCAGCCGCAATTAACAAAAGAAGAGTTGCTTCGAGAGAAATTCAAATATGTAAAAAAATTAGAAGAATTGGAAAAGAAAGGAATTCGTTTGACAAAAAAATATGATATGGAGTCGTCATTATCAGAAATGAAGGGTGAATATGAAACACACGTCGAAGAGCGAGAGCGCAGAAATAGTATAAAGTTTCAAGGTAAAATGTTGATGGCATGCATTACGGGAATCGAGTTTTTAAATAACAAGTTTGACCCATTTGATTTAAAGTTGGATGGGTGGTCAGAACAAGTTAGTGAAAATATCGACGACTATGATGAAATTTTTGGAGAGTTGCATGAGAAATACAAATCCAAAGCGAAGATGGCACCAGAACTCAAGTTGTTGTTTCAGTTGGGTGGAAGCGCAATTATGCTTCATATGACAAACACAATGTTCAAATCAGCAATGCCGGGAATGGATGACATTATGCGCCAAAATCCCGAATTAATGCAACAGTTTACGCAAGCCGCCGTTTCATCCATGTCCCAATCACAAAGTCGCGGCGGCGGCGGCGGCGGTGGTGGTGGCAGCGGTTTCGGTAATTTCATGAGCGACATTGCAGGCATGTCATCAAAGCCTGCCGCAGCATTTTCGCATCAACCTCAGTACAATCCGAACCAGCAACTAAATATGCCGATGCCAACTGTTCCACAGCGTCCCCCTCCTCCTCCCATTCAAACACAAGGAGACCGCGCGCCTCCGCCTCCCCGCCGTCCTGGCGATTTGACCAATGTTCGTCCTGATGTTTTGATGGGGCGCGGCAATGTGTCGCAAACAATACAACAAAGTCTTCGCCCGGAAATGAAGGGTCCATCTGACATATCGAGTTTGTTGTCGGGTTTGAAAACAAAAACGGTTTCAGTTGAACCTGGAAGCAATGCGAGCAAGAGTAACAACAACAACAACAACAACGGTAGCGGCAGTGGTTCAGGAGGAGGAAGTACAATTAGCGCATCCGATTTAAATGAAATGAAAAATGATAACATGCCAAGCAAAAGTAAACGTAAACAAAAATCTGACCGAACATCAATTAGCTTGGATATTTAAAATATAGGAACTGAAACCGTCATCCATCATTCCCTTTGCTTACGTTCGGCTTCTTCGACTTGTTCGGCTTCGGGTCCGGCTCCGTGTTCGACTTCTTCGACTTGTTCGGGTTCGGGTCCGGGTCCGTGTTCGACTTCTTCGACTCGTTCGGGGTAGATTTCGTGTTCGTGTCATCGTGTTTGTACTTGTGATATCTTTGAATGTTTTTCGCGGAGTCACTCGCATTGTATTCACTGTTGTCGGTTGTTTACTTGGACTTGTTATCGTGTTCAACTGCACGACTCCTTTCAATATTTTCATTTTTTGTTTATAACCAATTTTATCGTTATTTTTTATATAGTCGATTGCTTCTTTCAATACATTTTCAGCTTTTGAATCATAATTATTAGATAAGTCAATATAATCGTTTGATGGATGACTTGATTTTAAAAAGTGACTATCTCCGCTATGAACAATACTATTCAATTCATCTCTTAAATTTCCATGAACAAATGTGCGTAGTTGAGCCGCAATCCCTTTTTGTCTTTCAGTTGAGCCTCCTGATTGTCTCAAGTTATTATACATTATATTATTGATATATATAATATAATATATAAATATAATATATAATAAATTCAATAAATTCAATAAATTCAAAATAAAATTCAATAAAATATATTAAATCATATTAAACGAATATTTATAAAAATAATTACTGTAAATTATTTTATAAATATAAAAATATAAAAAAAAATAAAAATGATAACAATTCTAGCTTTTATACCTCAAGATTATATTAAATCAGATAAATATAATTCCAAAAATAAGACAAAGACAATCTCTCTATTTTCATCCATCAAAACATCAATATTGCCCCAAACATTTACAAACTGGGAATTATTTTTAGTTACAAATGTGCAAAATCTCGAATTTGAAAGTTCAATAAAAGAAACAATTGACAAAAGAATCAAAATTATTTATACGCCGGATTTGTATTTTAATTTAAACTCTCTCTACAACATTGATGAAAAGTTATATCATTACAAGTGTACACACATTTCTATTTTTGATTTAGAACATGACATATGGAATGCAAATAAATTACAGTCACAGTATGATGTAATGTCGATTGAAAACAGCGACGTGATAGGTTGTGAATGCACTCCGTCAAATGAATGCATTGATTCAAATGATGCGCGAGTTATTAAAATGCATTCTTCATCCCTTTTTCATTCGTGTCCATTTTTAGTAAGTACAATCTTGATAAAAAAAAAATTATTCAAGCATTTTTGCCCGGATATTGCATCACTTGAAATCGATAAATGTAGTCACGATAAAAATTTTACGCTTGTTACTAGTTCATTCAACACAATGATGGCGCAGTTTCATTCACTTTTATTATTCATATCATTGAGAGAATACAAACTATGTTACATTGGTTATTCAAAGCAACAAAATAGAAATGAAAATAGAAATGAAAATAGAAATGAAAATAGAAATGAAAATAGAAATGAAAATAAAAATGAACTTATTAATACAAATTATAAATATCGCACTATAAACCAATCTCTCGTCGAAACATCAAATCATAAAAAGTTGTCAAACTTGTATGATAATACAACGTGTGACCATATTTTTTTTAAAGCTTCAGAGGAACGTCTTAGAGAGAAGTATATTCGAATTAAAATATTTTCCGATTTTTGTAGTTCCGAAACATGCAAACAAAAATATGAATCCAATTGTAAAGTTCATGAAATGAACAATTATGGCGCGGATAAGTATTTGTATATTACAACAGGAAATACATATACTCATGCAATTCTTTTGAATTGTCCAATTGTATCAGATATTTCTGTTCCACCGGAATGCGTTCTTGGTTTAGCTTTTGAGCCCATAAAGTATTTGAGACTTTCGTATGATTTTATTGACTTTGCAGAAAAACATGTTGGAATGTATTACATTGGATATAAACATCCAAATTTAACGAGCGCTTTTTTTAAAGAACATCATGGTTTTATGTGGCACACTGACTATCCACTAAAGTCGACGATAAAAAACTCAAAAAATGCAGTATCAATTATTATTTCCAACAAATACCAAGCACCAGGTCATATTTATCGTAGCAAACTTGTAGCATTTATTTTGAAACATGATTTGGCAGTGGATATTTGGGGAAACGGCACAGAGCGCTATGGTTCTAAATTTCCAGATAAAAAAAATATAAAAGGACCTTTTAAAGACAAAGAACCTTACGAATCATACTCACTAAGCATTTGTGTTGAAAATTATAGACACCCGCATTATTTTTCAGAAAAAATTAGTAACTGTCTGGTATGTAACACAACACCGATTTATTTAGGATGCACTGAGATTGAAACATATTTTCCGAATCAAGTTGTGCACTTGAGTGGAAACCTTCAAGAAGATTGCGCATTACTTGTGGAAATTTCAAAGAACCCGAAAAAATATGTTCGAGAGATAAAAACAAATGAAAATGATACTGTTTTGAATTTAATGAAAAATTTACCCTGGAATTCTTAATTTATCGCATTCATTCACTGAATTATTGAATTATATTGGTTAGTAATTGTACTGATTAATAATATTATAGATTAATAATATTATTAATATTATTAAATATTATTAATATAATATAGAATTTATGTATGAATTTTATTATTAAAAAAGGTATTACATTTATATTTATTGTAGTTGTGTTATTTTTTATTGGATATGTTTGCAAGTTATACAAACATACATTTACAAAATTATCACGTGATGCAAAAAAAAATATTGTAAAAAATCCATCTGCATTATATTTATTGTCGCCATTATTATTTTGGATTGCGTCAAGGGCTTTTTTATTCAAAAATGCAAATGGTCCATTAACTCAAAATGTAAAAAATTTATTCGATTATTTGAATGAACCAAATGCATTCAAAAAAATAGTCCCATTCTCTTCACTTTTAGTTATGATTATTAGTAGTTTGGTAACAATATACTCTGGAGGGTCACTTGGTTCTGAAGCTATAATTATTCATATATCTGTTTTTCTTCTTTTATACCTGGTGAGTTACTTTAAAAAATACATTCTAGAAATAAACTTTGAAAATTTACTTTTTCTTGGTTACATTTTTGGAGTAACATTTGCATTCAAATCTCCACTTGCTTCACTCGTTTTAATTTTTGAAAAGTCGTTAAGAGAAAATTCTAAAAAATTAGTATCAAATTTCATTTTTTGTTGCATTGGAATACTTATTGCATATACAATTGTGGATAAAAGTAAAGATGTTTTTACTTCTTCTCCCGTGTCTTTTTCATATAACATGTCTCATTTTTTGAAATACTCACTTTTAGCCATCTTTTGTGGAGTTTCAGCATCAGTGTTGTTTAAATTAATGATGTTTATGTTTAACACGGTACGTGGTCTTGTTACGAAAAGTAAGGTGTTGCTAAATGTTATTCCAATATTTTTTGGATTTTGTCTTGCAGCGATGATAAATAATTTCAACAAAGGAACTGAAATTACTGGAGAAGGAATAACAATGGTAAATTGTGAATTTTCAAAATCATGTCTGTATGATTTTAAAATCTTGTTGGGATTTTTAGTAAATGTGATTCTAACATATATTTCCGGATGCTCGGGTGGACATAAGTGGGTTTTTATGTCATTAGGAGGTGGCATTGGAAGTGTCTATGATAGTATTGTCAACTTGCCATCTACTCAAACAATTATTATTGGAATGAATTCATTTTTTAGCACAATTTTTGGAAACCCAATTTCTTCTGCATTTATTATTTCAAGCATTACAAATCAAAATTATGATACTTTACCAATGTTGATTACAATGTCACTTATTTCATTTTATTCATATAAGTATTCTAAAAAGTTTATTGATAATTTTAAATTTACCAAATCATCACTATCTGATTGATAATTAACAAATAATGAATAAAATAATATAATATATTGTTATGTTATATTATATTAGAATAAGTAAAATGAAAAATAAAACAAAAACAAAATATAGAAATAAAAAAAATAAAAAACGTAATTTAACAAAAAAAATAAAGTATATGGAATCCGTTGGTGGCGTTGGCTCTGATGCTGAGTTGAATTCTTATTCTTCACCAAGAGCGCGGCCTCCTGTTCCTCCTCGTCCTCCTTCTTTAATGCGCGGTAGTAGTCCTTCTTCTCCTGCATCATCGATGCCGGTAGTGGCGCCAGAAGCACCTGCAGGTTCAGGAGAACCACAAATGGTAGCACCTACTGAAAATTCAGTAGCAGCTGCAGCAGAAGGATCGGAATCACAAGAATCACAAATGATAGCATCTACTGAAGATTCAGCAGTATCACCAGGAGAAGAAACATCAGGATCACAAAATTCACAAATGGTAGCACCGGAAGATTCAGCAGCAGCAGCAGCAGCAGCAGCAGCAGCAGAAGGATCAGAATCACAAGACTCACAAATGGTAGCACCTGAAGATTCAGCAGCAGCAGCAGCAGCAGCAGCAGGAACGGAATCACAAGAGTCACAAATGATAGCATCTACTGAAGATTCAGCAGTATCATCAGGAGAAGAAACATCAGGATCACAAAATTCACAAATGGTAGCATCAGAAGAAGGAGCGCCATCAGGAGAACAACAAATGGTAGCACCAGAAGAAGAAGCGCCATCAGGTCAAGAAATGGCACCATCACCACCAGAGCAACAAGCAGTTGTAGAAGGAACGACGGAAGCATCAGAAGCACAAGCTATGATACCACCACCAGAGCAACAAGCAGTGGTAGAAGGAACGGGAGCATCAGAAACACCATCAACGATAGCACCTGCAGAAGAAGGGGCGGCGGCATCAGGAGAACAAAAAAATGATGAAACAGCTCTTGAAACTTCTTCAAGCGAAACCATAAAAGATAACAACGATAACAACTCTACTAATTTAGATGAAATTAATAAAATTGATAAATATGCAGAAGAAGTTTTAAAAAATTATGAGAGGTTTAAAGCATTCAAGAACGAAATTGAAAAAAGCGATGTGGAAAAAAGCGATGTGGAAAAAAGCGATGTGGAAAAAAATGAAATAGCTTCTTCTTCACCAGGTACGGTGGAGGAACAGAAGACAATAATAGGTGGTTCTAGAAAAAACATGTTGAAAAGAAAAAAAACTCACTACAAAAAGTTTAATTCAAAAACGTCACTGAAAAGAAAACATAAAACAATAAAACTTTTAATCAAATACTAAAAGATAGGAGAATAGAATAGGAGAGAACAATAACAAACGAATCAAGGAATATTTGAAAATATATTTAAAAGCTGGTCAATATATGTTGTTTTATTAGATAACAACTTGCAGACACTATCTGAAATTGCAAAAGACAATTCAACTTTGCAAAATTCTTTAGAAAACTGAACGCCATATTTGTATAATAGTTTGTTGATTACTATTATGTCTTCTGCATCTAAAAATTTATGATTATCTTTTCCAAAGTGCATTTCTGAGTAGGATGAAATTATTTCAACTAATTCTTTTTTTGTCTCAGTTGTTAAAATATCTTTTGGTTCAATTAAATTGTCAATCATACAATTGGCAACGCCGACATGATTTTTTTCATATAAATTATGAAATAAACTGTATATTACATTTTGCAACTCTCTCGTGAGTGTTCCCATAATTCCAAAATCTATAATTCCAATCTTGTACACGTATGGTTCGCCGTCATCGGAATCATCGGAATCATCAGAATCGTCACCACACTGATTTTTTTTTACTTTTTCTTCTTTCAAAAAAAATACATTTCCAGGATGAAAATCTCCATGATATATTGCATCATAAAATACACTTTTGAAATTAAATTTCGCCAACGACAGCGCAAACTTGTCTCTATCATCTATATCAATTTCGCAAATTGTTTTTCCAAATATGCGTTCCATTACAATTATATTAGGAAGTTGCTTTGTTATTTCAGAATAAACTTTCGGTATTTTAATATAGTCAAGACCAGGTTTATTCCACTTTGAATAAAATAATTCAATATTTGAAACTTCATTTTCAAAAGATAGCTGGTCAATTACACTTTGTTTATTTTCGCTGTAAATTTCATGCACATTCAAATTTTTAATATGTGGAATAAATTTTGAAATTGAAATCAAATGATTCATGTGAAAAATTGCATTTTCAATTTTATCATTCACTCCAACTCGCTTACACTTGATAATAACCGGTTTACCATCTTTGTACCCTTCAAATATAAGTGAAATCGTTCCAGCTTTTATTGGAACAAATGGTTTGTTTATTGAAACCGAAAAGTCATTTATTGCCGACTCAAGTGATTCATAGTCTATTTCAGAATAAGAATATGGAACATTATCGGTAAATGACATCAAAAATGTTGTAAGTTCATCATTCAATAGTGGAGACTTGATTGTGCACGCTGCCTGAAAAAATTTCACATAAAAAACATTCTCTCTTGATAATTTCAAGGCAAGTTGTTTAATATAGTCATTGTACTCCGTATATCTCATTTTGTAGTGCAAAGTTTCTGTAGTCAAAATAAAAATAGCAGACGAATATGATTTTACTATTCGAAATGCATTCGTAACATTTTTTTTGATATTTTTAAACATCAATTAAAAAACTAAATATAATTAAATATAATATAATATACCAATTATATTTATTTATGTCATTCTTTCTGTAAATACTTTTAATCTACAAAACATTTTTTTTATCATTAATGCAACAGAATTTTCCATATAAAGCGGACATGAAGGTGAAGTTTCATTTTGACTCTCGCCGTCATTATCTTTCAAACTAAATGTAAAATCGAAATGCAGTTCATTATTTGAAATAAATCTAACAGTTAGTGCGGATTTATTTGTGTATAACCGTTCATATTTTTTTGGAATGGAAGCACTAGCTACATGGTCAACGTCAACGTCGACGCTATTAAAAACACAACAACAACAACAACTATGCTCATGCTCAGGCGACATAAAATCCACTATTGTCATTGTGTGCATGAATTTTGGAGCAAGACCAAATTCTTTACCAAGTGACTTGAATAAAAATATCATTTCAATACTTTTTTCATTTTCCTTAACTATTTTGAATGAGTGAATAATATCGCGATTCAATTCATATAAAAGAGTGTACATTTTGAATCCAACCATTGTGTGAATTGGAAATGCATCATTTCGTGCATCAAACACAATTTTATAAGTTTTATCATCAGAATTATTTACATCTTTATAAAGTGAAACCTGGTCCTTATTACAAATCATCTTAAGCGTTGAATGTAAAGCTAAACTCATTTGTATGTTTGTATGTTGATATTTTATTAAATTTATTTTTTCTCGTTACTATAAAAGATAAAAAAAGATTATTATTACAAACGAATACCTATACATTTAATATAAACAATATTTAAGTGTTTATTCAAGTTTTTGTAAAAATATACTAAAATATTTTTTTACAAAATTAAATATTTTTCTTATCTTTTTATTTTATTTTCTTTTTTTCTTTTTTTCTTTTTTTCTTTTTTTTCTTTTTTTCTTTTTTTTCTTTTTTCAACTTCTCTCCAACAAAAGATATTGCAAACTTTCATAAGATAAACACAAGGTCATATGTAAGAAACATTTTATAAAAAGATAGTTTACACTTGTGTGTTTGGAGAGAAGAGAGAATAATAATAATGATAAAAAAAAAAACAAAAATAAATAAAATATGCTAGTTAGTTAGTTAGTTGGTTTATAAAAAATGTAGATGTATTGATATTCGCGCTGATTTTTTAAAAGGTCGTATTGACTCAGCATCATAAATCCGGCATCTTTCGCTTCGCCAATAATTATTTTTTGTCCTGTCATTTTCATTGACCTTACATTTTTTCGAACTTTACCCTGTTTATCCTTCATGGTTTCAATTATTTTGGCAGTGTCATTGGTTTCACCCGCGTCAAGTTGAAAATTGCTCTTGTAATTGAAACTGTCAAAGACAACATCCGATGTTGTTATGCGCGTCGGCGCAACAGACTGCGGAGATATGAGCGTAAACGGTTTTGCCGCTGGCGCAACAGGGTCAAACATGTGGCGATTTACAAGATGAAGAACCAAATAACCGCCGGGTTTGAGCCAATGGTAGCAATTGTAAAAGAGCGTTCGCCTATCAGAAATGTAGTAAATTGAAAAATCCAAAAGTAAAATCGCAGTTGCATATTCAGATGAAAAATTCATAAATTCAAGCGGGTCTCCGTGAATAAATTTACAATCGGGATATTTTTCTGACGCGTACTTGACCATTGCTTCAGATTTGTCCAACCCAACAATATTGTATCCATTGCTTTTCATTGCACTGACATAATTTCCAGTTTTTGAACCGATTTCAATAATTACATCTTTGGATGTTGGATGTATTTCATTCACAATAATGCCAACTTCATATGTGTTGTACATTTTTTTATAAAACAAATCATCATATATGCTAACATAAAATGGGTCTTCAAAAACTTCATCATTTTGTTTAAGAATAAAATTGGCTTCTTGCGTGAACCCTTCTTTGTTTGGTATAACAGTATAAACGTTGTAAAAAAAACTTATAGCCCATACAACAATAATAATAATTGCTAATGTTAACATAATTGCCAACCAACATGGCATATCATTGATTTTATCGGTAATTTCATCAAATACCTTTTTATTCTGTACAAGTATGTTTGCATTTTGGTTCATTTTATCTATAATTTTTAATACTATCAACTATATATTATTATATATAATTTTATATTATTGTATATTAATTTTATATTATTGTATATTAATTTTATATTATTGTATATTATTTTTAAATTATTGAAATAAATTATAATTTTGTGTTAAATATGTTGTATTTATATATCGTTACTTAATAAATACAGTTAAATTGTTATATTGAATATAAATAAATAAAAATATCATGTCAAAAACAGATACTGAAATCAATGACATCAGGTTGATAAATGAGTTCAAAGGAACCACATTTTCAAAATATAAAAAATCAGATGTAAGAAGTGAGTTAATTCGGTGTATACTTGATGGTAAAATAGAACCGGCATGCAACTGGAGTTCAGAATTTATTTGCGCAGGCCAATATTTAGAGTTGTGGGATATCATTTTAACAATGGTTGGAAAGCACATTCATTTAGCAAACACCAAATTGCCGCTCTACATTGAAATGCGCTACGACGTGTTTAAACAAATCATGTCGAGTGGGTATGTTGGAAATGAACTCGCACTAAGGAATAATCAAAAAATCAGAAACTTGTTTGCCGAGATTATTTGCGTGTTGTGTCTTTCCAATAAAAAACACAGCTTTCAGCGCGTTGACATACGCAAAGATGAGTATGAAATCACATCACTGTCGACAAAGTTAAAGGCGCCAAACGTTGAATACGTCAACCCAATATTTCAAAAAGAGGACCCAAAAGAGCTATTCATTGCATTGAATGAATTTGCGTATCATATATCTGCCGATTCTAAAAATAACTTATTGGCTTGTTACTGGCTAGAGTGGATTTTAGAATTCAACTCTGTTTGTAAAACCAAAAAAAAAGAAGTGTGCAAATGTTCAAGGCGAGCTTCTATACCGGTGGAAGATAAATATCAAATGGATCCGGTGTGGATTCTTTGGGAAATTATACTCAAACGCGTAAAATGTGAAACATGTACTTTACCAAAAAAAGCGACTGTCACAAAAATTATTACGAGTTTACTACACTTGTATTGTATGCGTTTCACACCAGGTGCAAAATCAAAACGACGATACCTCTTATACTTTGCGATTTCATTATTGACTGAGTCATATACCACGGACAAGGAAATTATTCTCTCGCAAAATAAAGACATGGTGGACTTGGTTGTTCAAAAAATAAATTCTGTATACAAACAAATAAAAAAGAATGAAGTCGCTCCTGCGACAGACTACTTGATGCAAGGTGTAAAACGAAGTGACCTGGAAAAAACAATTGATAAAATTGAAAAACTTAATAATTTTACACAGCATTTCATTTCAAATAAAGAAATACAATAAAAAAATATCATAAAAGTAAAAAAACATTATATGAATATTATATAAAATATTATATAAATGAATAAACTATTACTTTTTTTAATATCGTCTGCAATACTATTAGTTGTGGATGGAGTGTATTTGTATCATATTGGAATTCCAATATTTAAGGCAAATGTTGAACTCATTCAAAAAACACCTTTGAAAGCGAATTTATATGGTGCGATTCTATCGTATGTCTGCGTTATAGGCGCTCTCAATTATTTTATTATAATGCAAAATAAAAGTCCTGTTGATGCATTCATATTAGGCATATTTTTATACGGAGTGTTTGATATGACAAATATTACAATGTTTACAAAGTATTCTTGGAAAACAGCACTCACAGATACACTGTGGGGAGGAACGCTCTTTGCATTCACCGCGTGGGCAACATACAAAATATATAAAATGTTTTAACATTTTACATTACATTTTATTTCAAATATTTGAATCAAAATGTAAAAAATGTTTATAATTTTAATTAATAATAATGTAATAATATAATAATAATAATTAATAGTAATAAATAATAAAACATGAGTTTATCGGCAGATTCATCATCGCCATTGGCGGCAGAACAAATAGCACCAGCAGCATCATCAAGTAACTCGTTTGATTTTTTTTCAGATTCCGCTGCGGATGCAAGCACAGATGCAGCAGATTCTGGATACAGCATTTGGTCAATCGTGTCAGGAATTTTAATTGTATTGATTATTTGGGTTTTAATATACAATCTGTTCAATTTAGGTAAATTTACAGAAATGATTCAATCTGTTTTGAAATGGATAGGTTATTCCACCGGCGAAACCGTTAAAACAACCGCAGATGTTAGTGCCACGGGTTTAAAGAGCGGCGTAGATGTGGCAACAGATGCAGTGACCGGAAGTGTAAATATTTTAGAAAAAGGTCTCAATTTAACTCCAGAAGCCAAAATGAGAGCACAAAATCAGCAACAAGCGCAAGCCACGGCGATCAACCCTCCACCGTTCAATCCTGAAGCGGATAAAACAAATGAAGATAAAATATTATCCACCGGTCTTGCAAATTTGAAAAAAATGGCACCCATGCCATCACCCGATGACGCAACAAGTGTTACACAAAGTGGTCGTTCTAAGTCCGGTTATTGCTATATCGGCGAAGACCGAGGATTTAGGAGTTGTATACAAGTTGGAGAGAATGACCAGTGTATGTCAGGTGACATTTTTCCGAGAATGGACATCTGTATCAATCCAAATTTAAGAGCATAAATTAAATATTCATTTATTTTTACAAACATTTGGTAACATTATTATAAACAAAATTTCCGTCAAGATTCAACCACAGCTGACTATATCCGGAACACTGGTTTTCCACATGCGTTTCGTAATACATGTCGTAAACTCGCATCACTTGTTCCAGAAATTCAGATGCGCTCACTCGCATCGCTGAACTGCATGAAGCATGTTTAAAATATTCGTGCTCAAACAATGACACTTCAACATCATTTTTATTTTTTTCAACTGATTTTTCCTTTCTTTTATTACTACAACCACCACCACTACCACCACCACTACCACCACTAAAACATTCTTCGCGCGTTGTTGCGTTGAACCATTGTGCGTTTAAGAATGCAATTTGATTTGATTTGTTGGGATATATGAAACTCATATTGTCCACGTTACAGCAATAAGGATAACCACACATCAAACATTCAGAACACTGTTCTGCCCATAATCCATGCACTTTGAATGCTTTATTTTGTTCATCAAAAATAAATGTAAAATCATAATTAGTAACGTTGCAACTGATTGGACTGTATGATGAAAGTAATGGTAATGGGGGTGGTTGTTGAAGAGGAACTGGAGGAACAAAGAAATACTTTGATAAAAAAAGGAAAGTTATAAATAGTAAACACTTTACATCTTTGTACATGTGAGGAGAGTTGAATTATCAAGGCGAGGTTATTGTCGAATGTTGTATATTATATGTTGTATATTTTGATTATTCATTTGTATTTAATTATTTTAACAAAATAATATTACATAGGTCGGTGCGGAAGAGAGAAGAGAGAAGAATTCCTCGTTTTTTTTTATTTGTTATTTGTCATTTCATTGTAATGGGACCGATATTCTCTCAATATGCGTCTATTATTTTTTGTTTTTCCTGATGCTGATGTTTTTTTTGATATTTTCGAATTCTTTATTGTTTTTTTACATTTTTTAATTGAATTTTCACACTCTTTATTTTTTATATTTGATTTTATTTTTTCAACATTTTTTTCAAAATGTTCTTTATCATTCGATTGCTGTTCTTGCTCTCCTCCTTGCTGTTCTTGCTCTCCTCCTTGCTGTCCTTGCTGTTCTTGCTCTCCTTGCTGTTCACCGTCTTCGTCGTGTTCATAACCTAAAGATGCAGTATTTCCCATGTTTGAATATAAATGTAAATAACTATAAATAATAATAAATATTTTTTATTCATTATTATTCGCTATTAATTTTTATTAAATTATTTTTTATTAAATTAAACGATAAAGTAAATTAAAATGCAACTTTGGGTGCCGGTCCGTATTGCGGCCACTTTGTTCCGCCGGACTTGTATGTTCTTGTAACCTTGTAGTTGTAAAGCGGAACAGATGGATTATAACAAAGTGTTCGAACTTTGCCTGGAACATTGGAATCGCTTGTAAGTGAACAACTTACATTATTATTATTACAAATAAGAACATCACCAACTCGTTGCAAAGAGCTTGTGTTTGGATTTGTAAAGGAGTCAGTTTGAGTAGCCCAGCATCTTTTTCTTCCTGTCAACCAACGATTGCTTGCAGCATTTGCATATTGTTGTTTTTTTGTTATGTTACTACTATTTGCCTTATACTTCAATATTTCCGCCTTGCGTCTCTCGTCAAGTTTGTTATAGTCAGTTGAACATGAAGAACTCGGACTCGGAGCACAGTAACATACATTCTCAAAACGTGACCATAAACGTGTCGGATTTGGATTATATACAGTCTGTGTGTAATAATTAAATACACAACAGCTTGTTTCACAGTTATTTATATTCGAATTAGCATTTGACATTATTTTATGTAAATTTAAATTTTAAAAATATAAAATAAAATATAAATTATGTCAATATTTTATTTTATCATTTGAGTTTTGAGTATTTTTATTGGTCAGAACTTTAATATTTTATTCATTGCTGATTAGACTGATACCAGTCTATTGACAAGTAGGGTGGAATATTATTCTTCAAGTTTGCCATGTTGATGCTTGTATTTGGTCCGCTTGAAACGATTGCATTTATTTCGCTTGTTCCAATGGATGAGTTGAAATATTTCAAATCTGAAATGAATCCATTGAATCCTCCTCCGCTACAAATGAATACATCATCGTAATTTTGGTTTGGAACAGAGTCTAACATCTTGCGCTGCGTTAAACGTCCATTTACGTATACATCCAGTGTATTATTAGTAAGACGAATGACAACATTGAACCACTTATTGATTGGCATATTATTAATTACTATTTGCGGAGTAGTTGAACATGCCGGTGCGCTTATTGTATCCATTAGCACATTAATCGTATTTGTGTTTGTCAAATAAAGACCAGGTGCATTATTTGCAAAATTCCCGCTTGTGCAGCTCATAAGTGAACCGGCACCTTTGCTAAACACATGTTGCGGCGTTGTTTGAGTGACAAGTGCAGGTTTGATAAATAACCAAACAGACCACGTAAATTCCATTCCAAAAATTTGGTTGGAAGAACGAATAATTGGCATAGAATTTGTCGACGTTGGATCCTGAGAAATATGAATCTGCAATGATGCGTCAGCCATTCCGTTGAGCAACGTCATATTTTGAGATGGGGCTAGTAACCATGAGAGAAGTGCAATACTGATTCGCAATAGAATAAAAAAAATAATGATTACTAAAAGTAAAAATGCAATTTTTGCAATAAATGTATTTGATTCAAGAAAGTCTTTACTGCTAGATACATCTGACGAACCAAACGATGATGTTAATTTAGAAAAATAAGATGAAGATGGACTTGACGACGAATAGTCACTACCATATGATGATGACGAAGAAGATGGGTAACTAAATGACATGAAATATTTTTATAAATTATATATTTTATAAATTGTATATATTATATAAAGCATATAAAAATATATTTTTTTTGATTAAAAAAAGTAATTCATACATACACAATGTTTTGACAATAATTAAATTAACCAATAATCAAGTAATAAAAAATAAAATAATATGAAATTATGAAGTCTAAAATAACTATAAAGTCTAAAATTCCTAAAGTCTATTGGTAAAATAATATTTTTTGGCTTTGTTACTACTATTTAATAAATAAATTAGTAGTAAAAAATAATAATAAAAATATAATATAATAATGTCAAAAATAGTAACACATCAAATAAATGGATACACAATATTATTTATAAAGTCAAAAACTAAAACTGCATATGTTAGCGCGATTGTTGCAAATGGGTATTGTAATGAAAAAGAATCTGACATTGGAGTCAATCATTTACTAGAACACGTGTTGATGGAGTCATGGAAAAAATGCAAAAAAAAATCATGTGAACTTTATTGGATGTCAAGACCTGTATTCTTCAATGGATTTACCACGATTACACAAATGAAATATTTTATTGACGGAATGTCAAGTGAACTACCCAGAATGCTCGAATACATTATTGAAATTGTTACACATCCAACCATTTTACAAAAAAGTTTAACTGCCGAAAAAAAAATAGTAATAAATGAAATGAATCAAAAAATTAACTCGTATGATTATGGTTTCAATCAAATTGTATTAAATTCACTTTATACCTTACCAGGACTACAACAGTCAAGTAACTACTTGTTACAAAAAAAAAATGTTAAAAATATTTCATTGGATGATTTAGTTGATTATCATAAAAAAAATTATACTTCAAAAAATACATTTTTTTTTGTATCTGGAGATTTTAATCCAGCATATGTTTTAAGTGTATTCAAAACAAAACTGAAATCGGCATCATTATCGGGATCTGGACCATCGTCAATCGAAAATATTCCTTCAAAAAATCCATTTTCTTATCAATCCAAGTTATTTTTTGTTGAAAATAAGACAGAGGAAGCTAAAAATGGAGGAGTTAACTTCAATATCTATTTTCCATTGGACATTCATTTGAATAATGAACTTCTTCAACATTTGATTTTAACTTGTAGTTTGATAGAACTGGAAATATATAACATTCTTAGGATTGAACATAAACTGATATACTCAATATCTGTGAGTTCTGCCACTTACTACTTTGGCACAGTTGTGGAAATAACCGGTTCTTGTATGGAGATAAATTTTGTAAAAATACTGAAGTATATTATCGAATATTTGCGAGTGAAAAAAGTAAAGAATGTAGATTCAAAATTATTAAACAATTCGAAAAAGCTTTTGTTGCTTAACAGGAATAACCACATTAAAAACTCAATGGAAATTGCAGAGTTTTATGAGTCGCAGTATTTACTCATTCAGTTGCAACAGCGTTACAGAAATAATGAAAATGAAAAAGACCACCAAGACCAACAAGAAGATAAAAAAATAGTGTGTAAAATTTATTCTGAAAAAGAGTTTGATAAAGCTCTTGAAACCATTGATGCAACTCATGTTCGAAAAATTATAAACATGTTAGATTTCAGTAGTGTTATTATTGGATATATGGCTAAAAAAAATCTTCGTTTAACTCTCTCTGATTTTATCTGATTTTTATATTTTTTGTATTATTTATTTGACGTTGATGAATAAATAATATATTATAAAAAAAATTGATTTTTTTTTGGTATTATTTTGTTGGTGCAGGCAGGTTTATACCAGTTAACCAGTTAGAACGAATGAACAGCGGCGATAACGACAAATCATTTCAAAAAAATGAAAAACAGGATACGAAGGTTTGTATTCCTGTTGAAGTTGAAATAAAGGACGGATGCAGTCGCGCGGCATACGCTGCATCTTTGCAAATGATATTTCGTCATGTTGCCGACTTTCACATGACGGTTGTTAACATCATTTCCGAAAAATACAATATTTCAGTTGATGATATTATTAGCACGGTTACATCACATTCAAACTACAAAAATATGGTGGTCGATGAGGACCTTCACCGTTTCAGCGTCGCCGCTGCCCCCGATGTCAAACCCAAGCCGCCGCCATCATCAACAATAAAAAAAACGGATGATGGTGAAAAAAAAATGAAAATCAAGATTAAGTCAGTTCCAAAGAAGGTGATAAGCGTTGATGGTGTTGAACAATGCGATTAAGTGTGTAGTGGAGTAGTAGAAGAGTGAGTAGTGTAGTATAATTCAACTCACAAAATTAAATTCAGTTTTTTCTTTTACTTTTTCTTATTTTCTTTCTTGTACTTTTGAGTGTTTTGAGTGGTGAATGGTTTTTCGACGGACTTGACAAAGCAAAAGTAGACCACGGTTGCGAGAGTCTGTCATGTAAAAACGGTTTCAACATTTCCCACTGCATGTTACGTTCGCAAAACGCGTCTTTATAAAAGGGTGTTCCACATGATGACCCCCAAATTCCCATGAATTTCATTTCGCGGGCAAGGTCGCTGCTGATTACTTTACCATCTAATGCTCCGCGCGGCGCAAAGGGTTTCGGTCGATCTGCTTGAGACATGAATGCGCGGTCGTCCAGTTCATAATGAGAGCATACCGTTCGCGAACACAAATTTGTTTTATTCAAATAAACATCATAATGGTCGGATATTATTTGTTTTGCTAGTTCAACATCAATATTTCCTTGGTGATGGCGCATGAGTTGTTCTAAGCGAACACGCCTAGCTCCTTGATGACGTCGAATATCATCAAAACCGCTGTTGACGCTTTCCAAGTTTCTTATTCGTGGGTCGTATGCTGCGTTAAATCCGATAAAGTAACCATTTTTTGTTCTACTGACCGGTGTGTATTTCAATCCCAACTCTATTCTCAGAATTTCATTTGTGTTGGTGTCTCCAAAGTACCACGTTGATGCATAGTCGCCCGAGTTATTTGTTGTTAAATACTTCACATAGTCATCTAGCGTGTTTCCGTATTGCATAGCATATCTCACGCGACAGCAAATTGGGTCGTTATTTTCATACGCATTGAATCCACCCAGTGTTGTTTCCGTTCCAAAAATTCCGCTGGTGCAAGTAAAAAAGTCAGTTCCGCTAAATATGTACCCTGGTCCTCCTTGAAACAACATTCGGTGTCCTTTTGACGGTGTTATGCTTATGATTATGTTGTAGTATTGTCCAGATATAAAATTATCAAAGGTATTGTGCGCGCACACTATTTTACCATCAGAAGTATAGGAGCCAACGGCAATAAATGCAGAACAACGGTCTTGAGCTCCGCCTTCCCTGGCACTCATTCCTTTTTTACTTCCTGAACCCGCCCCGATGTCACCCATTTGCAATATTTTTTCATATTTTGCAATCAACTCGGCATTGTCGTGCGATTTCAAGACTTCATTCAATGATGCGTACAAATATTCTAAACTCACGTAACAGTTCCATAGTACGATAAAGTCGATTGACTGTTGAGACCCACGTGCAATGCCTTCCATTTCTTCATAGAGTTCTGGATAATTCTGTTTTATTTTTGGTTTAAAAAAATCATTTGATATTTCGATAAATACGTCGATTGGCCTTCCAAAATCTTCATACAAACTATATTTCAACATTTCGTGCACTTCCGCTAATTCATTTTTCAACAATTGTCCGTGCGCATAACCCCGTTGATATGGAGGCCCCGAAATCGATACGCACTTCCACCCATTCAGTTCATATTTCGAACCGTTGCTTATTTTATGGACGCTTAAATTTGTTTTTTTTGTAGTATTTTTATGTTTCATAATAAATTAATAAATTAATAAATAAGTGTAATATATATACATTATATTAATTTATTATTTATTTTCTTAAACTGCGTTTATTATTTATCTTTTTTTGTTTCACCCCTTGTTAGTTGTGTTAGTTGTGTTATTTGGTCTCTAAGTTTTTTATTCTCCTCTTGCAACCCCCTCAAATGTATTCTTAAAACTCTTAAATTTCTTCTTACAGTTGCATCATCCATTAATGAAACTGAAACCTCATCTGCATCTCTTTGCTCTTGTGGCGACGATTCCATCGCGATGGGGGATGTGGGTCTAAGTGGTGGTGTGGGTGTGGGAACGAGACTCGCATAAGTGGGTAACATTGATACTTTATACGCATTCCACCATTGTTGTGAATTCCACCATTCTTCATTAATAAACTCGTAGGGAAAATATTCAGTGTTATATATATAACGAGTAGGACCTTGAAACTGATTTGTAGTAACTGGTTCAGTTTTTTTATGGTTGTTGGTCTTTGGTAAAAATGGATTCCATTTTAATATATCTTCGATAAATATTTTAAAATTATGGGATGCCAAAGTTAAATATGTTTTGTCGTCGCAATCTATACTACTACTAGCAAAAGAGAAGAAACCATCCTTTTTCAGTAAAATAATAGTGGTATCAGGTGTATCAGGTCTAGGATTTTCGCATGATGTATACACAACAACATTCTTACCTTTTATACCAGCATCCAGTTGTTGTTGTATTTCATCAGATTTTTCATATTCTTTAATCATATCATTAATCTCAGCATAACCAGGTATAACGACTTTTTTTTCTGGTGCATCTTTTTTAAGTATTCTTGAATAATCCAAACAATTGTATATTTTGCCGCCATATTGCATTCGTCTTTTATGTTTTGTTTGTTTTTTTTGTCTTTTATGTTGTTTTTGTTGTTTTTGTTTTGTTTTTTTAAATCTATTATATCTCATCATTTGATACAATATAAATATATATATACATCATTATTTTTTTTCTAAAACTGCATTTATTCATTTTATTTTGAGTTATTACGTTTTAATTTATATATTTTTCTATTTTTCTCTCTAATGTTTCACACTCTCTTCTAATTTATCGTAAATATATTATTATATATTTTATATTATCATTCAGTCGTCTGGTGGTAAACACTTTCCATCATTTTCATATTCATTGTTTACATTTAGAGCGTATTTAAATTGTATTAACCCGATTAATAAGTTACACTCATTAAAACAAGTGGTGATGTTTTGATGATAAGACAATTCAAATGTTAAATTATTTTGTGATTTTGTTTGAGACAGCCAATACACTCTATCATATGAATTCACATTCCAATATGGCAAATACTGTGAATAATTTATATACGGGAATGGATGCGGTGGCACATTTTGAGGATATTTAAAACCAGAATACTGATATTGAGGACTGACTGGCGTATTCTGTTTCCACCAATCCTCTGTATCAACACCGTACAATGTGGAATTATTTAGATTTTCGACAATTCCTTCATGTTTGTTGAAATAATTGTAACATTGCACTAGCTGATTCGTGAATGATTGTATAGAAGAATGTTGCCATGCCACTATTATGTTTTTTCCTCGTAAATGTTCATTGGTGAAAATATTTATTGCAGTTGTGGCATCATATGGTTGTGCACAATTATCATAAGAAAACATGTACACTGGAATGTTCAATAACCATGCACTTAAAGTCAATGTTTGCTGAGATCGGATTGATACATTCCCGGTGTCGTTTATGTCCATCTTCTCAAGTGGAATTACAATCGCTGTTATGGGAAAGCCATTGTATCCCAAATTATTAATAAATTTTGGAATATAAATGGAACGATAAATTCCATTGCAGTCCAAACTATAATATGTATTCTCATTTGTTGGTGTATTATAATTATCCACAGCTTTCTCAGCATGGCGAATGATGAAAATGTTGGAAGGACCCATAGGAAGATTCAAATAATTATTTGGATTTGTCAATTGTAACAAATTATTTTGAACGTACATTGGTGTAAATGATTTTTGATAGGTCTGATACACGCTGTACATAATGTCTTCGTTCGTAAATGATGTACTGCTTCTCACATTGGATTTTGTCAATGTAGTTGTGGTTCCATCAGAAAATTTATTTATAGGACAACCATTCTTACATTCAGGCATAGATTGTTGAGTTTTATTCATTTTAAACAAATAATTGGACATCGTTTGTGTTCGTGTGTTCGTATATATTTTGCATATTTTATTATCTATAATATTTTTTCTAAATACAACAAATACAACATCGTAAAATTAAAATGAATTAAATAATTGATAATAACATTATTAAGTATTTAAAGATTATACGAATTAAATATTTATATTGAAGATTAATTTTTTTGTGTTTAAAAAATTGCATCAATGTCTGATAATGTTTTGACGATAAAAACGGTTCAAATTGCGCCATTTCGAACACTAATGACGGCGTTAAAGGATATTCTTCTTGAAACGAATATTACGTTTCAAAAGGATGGTATAAGAATTATCAACATGGACAAGTCGCATACCATGTTGGCGCATTTGTATCTTGCTGCCGAGAATTTTGAAATGTATGAGTGTAGCAAAGAAAAGATTATTATTGGTGTCAACATGTTTCATCTTTTCAAGCTTATTAACTCGATAGACAATGATGACACGCTTACGATATATATTGAAAACAAAGATTACAATGATGGTGTTGTTTCATATCTCGGGTTGAAGTTTGAAAACGGAGATATCAAACAATGCAAGACGCAAAAACTTCGCTTAATTGAACCTGACCCTGAAGAACTTGTAGAACCCAACGTCGTTTTTTCATCTGTCATTAACTTGCCTTCTTCTGATTTTCAGAAAATAATTAGAGATTTGTCTTGTATATCAGAAAAGATTGAAATCAAATCTGTGGGTAATGAATTAATTTTTCGTTGTTCTGGGCAGTTTGCGACTGCAGAGGTTCGGCGCGTTGAATCTGATGACAGCATGAAATTCATTCATAAACAGGATTCAAATAATATTATTCAGGGTGAATTCTCTCTAAAAAATCTTGGATACTTTATAAAATGTACGAATTTGTGTAATCAGATTGAAATGTATCTTGAAAACGACTTACCACTCGTGGTGAAATATTATGTGGCGAGTTTGGGAGAGATTAAGTTGTGCTTGTGTCCTTTGCCGTCTTCATAGGTTGAGTCGAGCTCGTCCGTCTGTCATACGAACGATGGATGATGCTTGGCTTGGCGCCGCCGCCCTACATTTTATTCATCATCATCAATGTTGGTAATATCAGCGTCGTGGTCATCGGCAGCAGCATTTGTGGCAACGGAAATGGAAACGGTTGATGACGGCGAAGATTCTAGTCCCATGTATTTATCTAAATACCTAAATATTCGCGATATGTCAAGTTTTCCAATGTCATAGTTGTCGAGCATTTCGTGAATTTCATCTTCACTGTATTTATATTTATCTCTCAATGATAGAAAATATGAAAACATATCTTTTTGATCCATGGCAAGTTGTTGACATAAGTTTTGTACAAATAGCGAATTATTATATTCTGTGCTATATTTTGTTAGAACCTTTGTAAATCGAATCTCACTCAAAGCGTTTTTATATTTTTTTTTAAATGGTTCGTGCTCATGATAGAGTTTATTATTATAAAAGGTTTTAATCAGCGAACTCATCTCATTAAATTGCCAAATTTGTTTTTGGAATGTGATTCTATCAACATAATCTGCAAAACAAATGTTATTAAGAACCATCTTGTAAAAGCGAATAGAATCCGACTTTTTATATTTTGAAATTGCATCAATTACATTTTCATGCCAAAGTAATCCAACAATTGTTCTATCGGTTTCATTGAGTAATGTCCCGTGTTGTTCAATTGGATAGTTGAAATTGAAAAGTTTTTGCGTAAGCTGTTTGCTGTCTTCATTATACGTTTTAGGCTGAAAAATCATTTTTATGACATCACCATTTAAAATATGTTCGTTGTTGTTTTTTAATGCATTTCTCTCCACATCCTGATTATAAATATTATAAACCGTCGTCAACTTTCTCAGGTCACCTTGTATAAAATCTAAAATATTATTAGTTAGCGTTGCATCAAGCGTCGGCATTAAACTAGAAATAATTTGTAACATTTGATTTTTTTTTGGAGTCTTCACTTCAAACGTGTGGCAAACTTTCATTAATTCTTTTATTTTTTTATCCGCATGATAGTTGCCAATACAAATAATTGGATTTATTGTCGACTCTTCTAGTTTTTGTTTTTTTGTTTTTTTAGGTCTAACTAATTTGATGAGAGATGTGATTCCGCCTTTGTCTCCATTGTTCATTCCGTCGATTTCATCCATAACAATAACAATTCGTTTTACTTTTTTATCAAACATGGACATAATATTGCGATTAGACATGTTGTGTTTTGCAATCGTTTCAATAATTGATTTGTTTCGAATATCGCCTGCATCGTATTTAATAACGTCATAACCAATGTCATTCAACATGGATGTTACAAATGCAGTTTTACCGGAACCCGGATTCCCATAGATGTAAAATCCTTTTTTAATATTATCGTTAGAATTATTATTTTGAATGTGTTCAAGTATACCTTTGATATCATTATAAATTTGCGTTCTGTCAAGTATTTGAATCAAATCAAGTTTATCCATTCTTGGTATATGATTGGATTGGATTGATGACTGGTGTGTTTAGATGTATATATTATTATTTTTATGTTTATATACCTAATGAACTAATGTTATAAGTAATTTTATAAATAATTAAATTGAATTTGATTTAAAAATTATTTATTAACGATTCTTATATAAGCACATTATGGACGACAATTTACAAAAGTATAAGGACGAAATCGCCAATTCTAAAGATGAAATAAAAAAACTCAAAGCGACGATTGAAAAACAAGCAATCAAACTGCGTGAAAATTATAATGAAATCACCAAATTAAAGGATGAAATTCACTCCTCGAAAGTCACCAATTCATCCCTTGCAGAAGGAGCGTTACAACTCCGCGAACTCCTCATGAGCGAACATCAGGGCAGCACAGTCGGCGAGATGCTTGGATTTTGCTTTAAAGACATCACTAGGAATTATCCAAAGGACTGCGATGACGATACTGATGACGATGACACTGATGACGTCAAAAAAAATCATTCTTCATGACGATTACAACAGTTTATCAAGTTGTTCTTTTAATTCATGGGGAATGCCAACAGGACTATTTTTTTCAAGTTGTTCAAAAAACTCAGTAATGCGCATTTTAAACTCTGTTATCTCTTCCGGTTTGTAAGAAAACAGTTGCGTCCATTTGCGCTGATCATCATCATCGGTATCATTCATGTACAAATCGGAAAGTGACGGGTGTTCGCCAAATGCGCTGCTTGGGGATGACGGCGATGACGGCGACAACGACTGTTTTTGTAAAAATATCCATTTTAATATTTTAGAATTTTCAGAAAATCCATTCCATATAAATTTATCATTTTCATCTTTTCTGAACCAGTTCACTAGATAAAATTGCGGAGGCACCTCCAACTTTTTCATGAAATCAATCCAGTGTTGAAAATATTCGCAAATATTATAACCGATGAACGGGCGCATCGACATTGGGTCAAAACGAATATTTCCCACTTTCGCCTCCAAATTCGCGCTCGTTTCTTCGCTTGATAGCGTGGCTCCGTAAAATATCCCCTGGTAAATGTCACGCGCCTTTGATGCAAGCGGTATGCACGAACGGCGACGTCCTCCAAAAATGATTGCATGAATGGGTACCAGCGCATCATAATTTGATGCAATCACGGGACAGTTTACAATCGGGCACGTGTATCGCGCGTTAGAATGTGCCGCTGGCAACACATTGGTCTCTCCTTTCCAGTTTGTGAATTGTGATGGCGGCGCAGGTGTAAGTCCTTCCCACCACACGTCCGTTTTTCCATCTTCATTGACAAATGTTGCGCAGTTGGTAAATAAGCAATTCTTTGAAAGAGAAGCGACTGCGTGCGGGTTGCTGTGCGTGTTTGTGCCTGGAGCGACACCGAAAAATCCATTTTCAACGCTTTGTGCGTACAACTGTCCATCTATTTCGTGTATCCACACAATGTCGTCGCCCAGCGTTTCAAATGTCCAACCTTCGTCGCATAATTCTTTGCACGGCGTAATCATTGCCAGGTTTGTTTTGCCGCACGCACTTGGAAAAGAAGCGAGAATATATTTTACTTCTTTATGCGGCGGCGGTGATGTCATTTTCAACAACAGGCAGTGTTCTGCAAGCCAACCTTCTCGTTTGCCTAAAACACTTGCAATTCGCAAAGCGTAACATTTTTTACTCAAAATTGCATTTCCGCCATATCCTGAGCCGTATGACAACACAAATGGTGATGGCGAATGATCGGTAAAATGACAAATGTACTTCATGTCGTTGCTTGCCCATTTCGCATTATGAAAGTCGCATTCGCCGACGGTGTGAATGCACGGAACAAACATGTCATCGTCACTAGTCGCATCCATGACCGGTTGTCCTGTGCGGCACATGATTTGCATGTTGATACAGGCATACTCAGAGTCTGTAATTTGTATGCCATATTTTGCATATTTACTACCGACCGTTCCTAAACAAAATGGAATAACATACATGGTTCTTCCAACCATGACATTTGTCATGCGCGAAATCATTTCTTTAAAACACTCGTCAACGTTCCACGCATTATTTGTGTAACCCGCGCACGATGAAGAACAAATAAAAGTGCGCGATTCCATCCTTGCAACATCTGTCGGATTTGAAAAAAAAGCATAACAATTTTCTCTCGCTGTAATTTCAACTACACTTTCATTGCATCTATTTTTCATTTTATTGATATAATACTGCATGTCTTTTCCCAATACCCACTCAACATTTGAAGGTTTCAATATATTTGCCCACGTGGTTATAGTGTCGTTTATATTTTTTTTTACAACCATTTATCGTGTCGCGTTGTCTAGCGTCGTTCGTGTGTGTATATATATAGTATATAATATACGTTTATATTATATATTCATAATTTTAATTATAACCCAGAAACCCAGTGATTCCATCCCTCCATCTCCATCCATTTACCTATTATGAACATTGAAAAGTATTTGAAACACCAGACCAGTTGAACGACGGTGATGTTTTTATACAACCTTGTGCAGTTTGATATTTATTACATAAACCATCTTGTATTGTAATTTTTTTGGTGTTGCCACATGGATTGTAACTGTAACTACCAATGTTACAATTCTTTCCATCACTATCAACTGTCCAGTAGTCTGGACAGTCTGGAATAGACGGTGGCCAACTGATATTGTACTGCGAAGTATATATACTGTAGCCAATAAATCCCAGTGTTGCAACAAATATCAGCACTGCTGTCCATAAAACAATCATTTGAAACGTCATTTTATTTGAAAGTTGTTATTTTATATATAAATAAATATATTAAAATAAAATTGAAATGAATATTTAAATTAGTATGATTTTTTATTAAAATAATTTCATACTAATTTAGATATTATTAAACATTTTAAAATACTTATATAATTTATAATATTTTATAATAGTAACAGAGGTATCTGAATGAATTTTCCTAAACAATTTTCAAACGGACGAATTGATATTGAAGGACCTAGTCCGAGTGCACAATTTGCCCTTTTTGACAGAATGCCGATATCTTCCCAGTGCACTTCGTATATGGATGCAATGACGGGTAACTGGAATGATACGCCAATGTCATTGGCATTTTTCAGTGACAAGAATATACAAATTATTCAGAATGGAATTCGCGCCGGTGTTTACAATCAAAGTGGTGGTAAGTATGATATTGGACCACAAGACTGCGACAATTTGAAAATGATTATGCGTGCCATATATTTAGAAAGTGCAATGAATCAGCCAACAAATATTACTGAACAAATAGCCTCATTGAACAATCTCGTGTGCAACTGGTGCATACCTCGCCTTATTAGCGAAGCGCGAGCATACATCAACTATAAGCGCGATGTCTCTAACATGTACACGCTCATTCCTCCTCCAACTCTTTCAACTATGAAAGGTAAAACGCTCGAACTCAACCCATGGTTTTAACAAAAAGTGTCACCATTTTCTGAATCTATGGTCTGGTCTGTCTGAATATATGATTTACTAAATTATTTATTTACCATCATAAAAAGGTTTGGTTAATATATTATGGGCAATCAAAATAAAAATAATTAAAAACATTGTAATGTACGAACCAGTGTGTATTTTCTCTTTAATAATAAATTTATTTATCAGGATTGCTGATACCACACTGCATATTATCAATGTACATTGAACAATTATAATACTTTGTTTTTTCCCTAAATAGTAAATAGTAGGAAATGAAATCAAATTTGAAAATATTGATGCAATAATAGATATCCCCAATAATAACAAAAATGGATTATCTTTTAAAACTCGATTTGGATAATTTGAAGCCACACCAATTGCTTCAGAAATCAAAAGTAAAAAAAATATGTAAAAAAACATAAATAAACAACGAACAAAAATAAATGGTTGATAAATATGATAAATAATATATATATAATACAAATATATATTATACAAATAAATAATAAGTAGTATAGTTATTGTCGTCGCATCTTCGCATATATTTTTAATTTGGAATTGGAAATGGGCGTTGATTATTTTCAACAACAAGCGGATTTGGTAAAATAAATGGAATTCTATCAAAATATGATACTTCTGGAAGTTGAACGAGTTTGGGAACGACGGGTGCTTGAGGTGTTACCAAATTTGTCGAATTTATACCAAAAAGAGCAGACTCGATATCAATTGAATTATTAGAGAATATTTGTCTTGGCATGTGACTCGGAGTAATACCCATCGTCGGTAGCGCATTGTTGTATGCATATCCATATTGCGAATTTTTGTACTCTAAATAACCAAATATCTGGCTATTTTGTTTTTGTTCTAAACAATAATCTGAAGGTGTATTTTTATTTCTGGTACAAGCCATTTGTTCAGTTTATATTTTTTTGAATACTTGTTATACTGTTATATAATAATAAATAAAATTAATATAATAAATATGAAAATAATAAAATAATATTTTATATTTTATTTTATTATTTTTTGTTACCTATGGTTGAGTTTTGTTACCTATGGTTGAGTAAATGCACTTATCATATTTTTTGTTGTATCTTCTAAAATATAACCGTGTGTAAAAAAATCAATTAAACACTTGTGAAATAAATCAAATGTGTCGAATGAAAAAAAACAAATCAACATTATTATTTCATCCATTTTGAAACTTTCAAATTGGCTTGTTGAACCACATGCTTTGCATATTTCTTTAAACTGTGGACAATCTTTTATTTTATCATGAATTGACATGATTTCTTCATTCATTTTGTCATCATTATATTTTTTTAAACCAAATGCATCAAGTAACTGATGCCGATACATGATATTTTTATCTTCATCAGTGTCCATCAATTTGTATGTGCAACAAAAGCTTGTATCGTACATTTATTTATAAAATTTATTCTTTTTTTATTTATTTTATTTGTCTTTAAGTTGTCTTTATATTCTCTATATTTTTTTTTATTTCATCAGTTATATCAATGAGTTATTTTACATGAGGCTGTGTAAGCTTCTGACAAAGTAACCCATCGGATTGTACCTGTATAAGTTTTCTAGGCCGAGATGCGATAGCCCGTGAACTCCAGCCGATATGGAAAATAGAAGGACAATGTATATTTTTTTTTCTGGAGACATTTTTTCAAGGTATGAAAAGTTTGCAATAACAAAATATATTGCTAAAAATACAAACATTAAATTTGCAACATGTGTATAAAAGGAAAGACTTAAAAAAACTTCAGGATTCATCGTGTAAACTTTTTAATATCAAAAAATTTTTAGTAATTATTATATTATTATTAAATATTATTTTATTTATAATTTTTAATATTTTAATTTTTATCGTTCAACAACGAAATAAAAGATATGCGGCATTGCATAATGAATGAATGACGTAATGAATAGAAAAAAATAAAATAACCCATATTTTATGTTCATAAGGTATTCTTTCAATGTATGAATATTTTGTAACAATAAAATATATTGATAAAGATAAAATTATCAAATTTGCAAGGTGGATATAAAAAGACAAACTAAAAAACATTTTAAAATTCATTTTTTTTCAAAAAAAATAAATATAATATACTGATGTTATATATATTATAAACAAATTATTTTTATTATTTTTATTATTTTTATTCTTGAAGAATGGAAGTAACTGTTCAAACGTCATCATCAGAAAAGTCAAAAGAATCGGGTGGTCCTACATTACTAACTCCCGAAAAATACACAAGAAGGTTAAGTGAATTGCGAAAAAAAACAAATAATCCATTATTTAAAAATGAATTGATTCGCGAATTATCTGATTCAAGTGACATGAAAAAATTTCTTGACAGTAAAGATATCAAATTTGAAACATTGTCTAATTTTTCTCATGGTGGTTTTATAGACAAGTACACACAGGATGAATTGTATCAACAAATTGGCTCAATATGTGGCATAGATGTTGGACGACGTTACAGAGCAAATGCGCTCGACGACGCAATTTTTTCAATGAAGTCCAATTTTGATATTTTATTTTTGCAAAGTAAAAACGATGACAGTGTGTTGGGATTTGTAATTGCGGAGCTAGGAGAGTGTGCGAGAGAACCAAATGTGTATGCAGTAAACTTGATTTGTTCTAAAAGCGGTTTAGGAAAACTTTTACTTGGAGCGTGTCTATATTGCATCAAATTCAATGAGGATGTTTCAGAAAAAAAGTGCATATTGGAACTGGCTCATGCGTATAAAAACACACCAGGATTTTTCATGTATACCAAGTTGGGTTTTAATTTAGATGATTCATTAATTGGACAAGAGGGTGATTGTTTCTTTGACAACCTTCATTTACCAATGTCTGTTACACTGAATGGCGATAAGTTTACAAAACAATATTTTATTGACATGATGGTGCGCTCTGATTTCAAACAAGCGAATGTCATTGACCCCACTGGAATATATGAACTTGGCTTACCCAAAAAAGAATCTGAAGATGGCGGGAAAAGTTCCGCGATACAAAAAGAACTAGTAACGGTTGCAAACATTTTGCGTAAAATAAAAGTATTTGGAACATCCATACAGTTTCCACAGGATGAGTGGGAAAATATAAAAGAAATGCCATTTGCAAAAAAACGCATTTTTGTAAATAAACCTCGTACACAACTGAATTTTAGTAATAAATTAAATTCAAAACCAGAATTGGTTGAGCCTTTATTAGATGAACTAGTCCGCGATTTTGATAAACTGAAACGAAGTTATATGAGAAGTAAGGGCATGGATGTTCCTCTCACTCCAACTCCAATGCCGATGCAGGAAGTAATTTTAACCGAGACAGTTGTTCTTCCTACTCCTGCTGAAACCCAGAAAAAACCAACAACACAGAAACAACTTATTACAATGAGTATGGTGCCTCGAAGAACAACCAGAAAAACTACGCCGACGTCGTCAAAACACAAGACGCCGACGTCGTCAAAACACAAGACGCCCACGTCGTCAAAACGCAGGACGCCCACGTCGTCAAAACGCAGGACGCCCACATCAAAACGTAAATATGATATGAGAACACTAAGAACGTATAATACTCGTAAAAGGACACAAGCCGCACAAGCCACGGCCGGACTTTAATAAAATAAATATATTATAATTAATAATAATAATAATAATAATAAATACAATTCAATATTAAGTATTACGATACGAATAACAAAATGTTGCTCAAGTTTTTTCAACGTTATCATTGTGATGGACGTCAACAATATTTTGCAAAAAAAATTCATACACAAATGTGCATTACATCACTGTTTGGTAAAGTAATTGACAATGAAAGCCAGCATCGTAAAGTTGTACATGAATGGAATGATGACGATGATGAACAAAAAAAAATATTTTATGAAGAAGAGATAAACAAGAGTTTATTAGAAAAATCGAATCAACAATCCAAAAATAAATGCGTTGAAAAAAAACCAGACAAACCAGAAACATACATTATATATTATGAAGGAGGTGTCGGAATAGTTTCAAGATAATTATAATTATTTAATTATAACAATTATAGCAGAGAGAAAACAATGATAATAATATTTTTTTTTATTATTATTATTAATGATTATTAATAAATAATAATAAATATAATTCAATATTATAAAGTATTAGGAATATTTAAATACTTGTAAAAATAGTCATGGATTCAAATAAAGGCAGTGGCGAACTCAAAGACTTAATAGAGAGGATTGAGGTCATAGAGAGAAAACTTGATTTAATATTGCTCAAGCTGGATGGAAGTGTTATTAAAAATTGCGACAAAATGGGAAGTCACATTGATTTTGTGAACAGTGTTTACACGACAGTAAAAGTTCCACTGAATTATATTTCAAATAAAATACAAAAAATAATAAATCCGACGGGGTTACATACTGAGTTGCCTTTATTAGAAAATCCTAGTGAACATGAAAAAAATATATGAAAAATATAGATTGATTTTTTTATACAAAATAATTCAACAATTTATATACTCAAGTTTTTTATTTTTATTTATTTCATCATCTTTTATAAAATACATATCATCTAAATCGAATAGTTCAAAAATGCCATCCAATAATGCATTTCTTTGTTGTATCTTGCATTCAAACTGTATTTTTTTTTTAATATAATCATTATAGTCCCGAATCACATAATGGTTCAATGAAATGTTAATATTTTTAAAATTATTTTCAGAATATTCAATGTTATTGCAATTATCGTACCATACGTTTTTATTTTCCCCATAATTATTTATAACTTTTCCTGTAGTACAGTGTGATTTATGTAATCCTATGAAATTTATCATAGATGTTCTAAATATGGATTTACCAAAATCATTTGCATTTTTAATATTATAGGATAGACCATTAATGAAATCATAATTCAATCTCTTAAAAGTATTTGAATTTATATGAAAGGAATTACTGTCTTCATTTTTTGTCATTGATGAAGTCATTATATTCCAAATTACATATATACATCCAACATTATCATCTACAGTTTGTAAAAATGTTTTAATATTGTATCCATTTTTTCCATACATAAATTCATCTATATCCACAACAACTCCCCATTCTGTTTCATTCTTAATTATTTCATAAAAAATTTTATTATTGAACATAGATATAATACCATTTGTATGTGAATAACTATCATATATATCCATACATGTATTATTACTGAATAAAGTAATCAAAAAACTATAATGTGAATTTTCTAATATTTCTTTTAAGTTATCATTACTATTATTATCAATAATATAAAAATGGTCTACCCCTTGTTTGATATAATGTTCTATGAAATCAATGATATATTTTGCCTCATTTTTAATACACAAACATACAGATAATTTATATTTGTAAACCATATAACTTGATAATAATTTTTTTATATATTAAAAAAATGATTATTGTACGAACAAATATAAATTGATTTTTTTATATATAGTTTGAAAATGGATAGAGTACCAGTTACAGTTACCAGTACGTACACACACATATATCCACGCAATAATGCAGAACACTCGTGAAAGTCAAGGACAACAAGGACAAGAACAAAATAACAATAGCAACTGTGTAACTTTGGATTTGCGCGTGTCATGCAACACATTTTGGAAATATGAAATGAAACTTCGTGTGAATCGTGATGACTTTGTTGAACCAAATGAAAATATTGTGAATGGGGGAGGGTGTGGTGGTGGTGGTGGCAGTTGTTTCAACAGTGACAACAAAAAGACTCCAACATTTTCAAGACTCGAGAGACATTTGTGTGACACGATGATTGCGCACATTCATGAAGACTTGGCACTGAATGGACAAGAAGAACTCATTGAAAAGTTGTGCGAAATTTCAAGCAAGTTTCACATTCACGGTCACACCACAAGGTCGCTCCTTTACCATCAGTCGAATGCTCCGCATGCCGACCACGGCGGTTTGATTTACATTTGCACGCATTGTTAAAATGTAAATATTTTCAAATTCTAAATGTTTTCAAATTCTAAATGTTTTCAAATTCTAAATGTTTTCAAATTCTAAATGTTTTCAAATTCTAAATGTTTTCAAATTCAAATATTATTTTTTTTCATTTTATTTACGCCTTGAGCCCCTAAACCTTCGAGAACGGCGCCCCTTTGTGCGACGTCGTTTGTTGAATTTTTGCTGAGCTGCTAAAAGAGTAAAAGGAACTGCTGCATCATTCACAAGTGCTCCAAGTTCCAAAATTCCTCCTCGCTGTTGTTTAGACTTGGATTTGGACTTAGACCTGTATTTTTTTGCAGTTTTTTTTCTACCACCACCTATCATTGCATTTTGATTTTTCAAAGCTGCAAGCTCATAATTCTGTCTCACATATAAATTGTGCGCGGCTTTTGCGAGTACGTTCCCTGCCCTATCAAATGAGTCGCTGTCATTAAATTTTGCCGGGCTCAAACTGGGTTGAGCTCCACCAGACTGATACTTCTTACCTCTCTTCATTTTTCTCCTTCCACCACCAGAGGTCCCAGGATTCATTCCTGAATCACATGCACTACAACTTGTCATTTATATATAACGTATATATATATAATAAATAATAAAATTTATAATTATTTTTTATAATCGATAATTTTTATTATCGATAATTTTTATTATCGATAAAATAATTTGTAAAATCATTTATAAAATAATTTGTAAAATAATATGAAATAATGAAATAATCTATAAACGAATACGAAATGCTATGAAATATAATTGTTACGCAATAATAATATAAATATTCCTAAAATCAAAAAGAAACTTATTAATAAAAATAAAACTGATAAATATATGTATGGATATATTTCTTGAAGAATTAACTGAATGATTGGTTTAAATAGATGTTTCAACTCTTGCTTTACATCTTCTCGTTTTATAATATCAATACAGTAATCAATTGCTTTATTTTTTACTTGATTTGATTTCGACATTATTTTATACAAATACTTTAATTTGTCTCATCTAACTCAAACATCTATATTAATAAAGTAATATATATATTAATATATATGATAAGGCGGTAAAGTAAAAAAAAAATAAAATGAAAACATTAAAAACAAATTAAAAGAATGAATTCATATTAACTATTATATTGTTTATTTAATAGTGATGGAAGACGTGATATTATCTTATGACGATAAAAATATAGATTTTTCAAATATTGGACTGTGTACTCCTTCAAGTATTCATGGTGGTTCATACTTTACAAAAATACAGTACTGTAAAAAACCGCTATATATGCAGTCTCCCAAATGCACTTCTAAACAGGGAATAGTTCACTCTGGTAAAAAAACATACATTGATTTGGTATTTACAAGTGAAAAAGATGGTGATTTCATTTCATTTTTGGAAAATTTGGAGAAAAAATGTATTGACATCATTTATGAAAAGAGGCACGTGTGGTTTACGGATGATTTAGAAAAAACGGACATTGAAACCGCATTCGCATCGGTGGTTAAATCTTATAAAAATGGAACAAGTCATACATTAAGAGTGTACATAAATAATGGCGCCGTCACCTCAAAATTTAATGGTATTAGTAGCGTTCAGTCATGTTTCATATTTGACGAAGATAATAACTCGTTATCATTTGACAGTATAAAACCGGAGATGTCGTTGATAACAATTATTGATTTTGAGGGAATAAAGTTTACTTCTAAAAGCTTTCAGTTTGAAATAAATGCTAGACAAATATTGGTTATCAACGAGAGACCGATTTTTAAAGCGTGTTTAATAAAACATAAAAAACAAGAACATAGTCAAGATGAAAAATGTCACGACGATGCAGCAGCAGCAGAGGCAGAGGCACAGGGACAGGCACAGGCACAGGCTGCAAGTAGTACCACAGATAATGTGTCCGTCGTAACTAATGCACCTGATGTTTCTGGTTCAGCAAAAGTAATTGAAAATGCTTCTGAAACGCCGTCGTCGCCGTTGAAACAACATTTAGAAACTTTAGAAATATCATCATCATCTTCTTCGTCTTCAAAAGAGGCAGAAGCTGAAGCTGACGTTGTTGCTGTTGTGCCTGAACTTGTGCCTACAACAATAGTGGAAGAGTCATCAAAAGATGCAACAAAACCAAGACATTTAGAAGAAGAAAAAGAAGTAAAAGAAGTAAAAGAAGTAAAAGAAGTAAAAGAAGAATCTTCAACGACCAAAAATAATGACAGTAGTGTCAATGAAAATAAAAGTGATACTACTGAAAGTAATAGTAATAAAAACTGTGAATTGGTTGAAGTAACTTTAGATTTAGAAAAAGATGACAAAGAAAAATTGGTGTTGAAAAATCCAGAAGATGTGTACTATAAAATGTACAAAGAGGCAAAAATTAAAGCAAAAGCTGCAAAAAATGTTGCAATAGAAGCATATTTAGCTGCTGAAGAAATAAAACTTACATATAATTTAAATAGTAGTGATAGTAGTGATACTGAAAGTGACGACAGTGAAAGTAGTGAAAATGATGCATAATTAAATAAAATTGGAACAATAAAAATAAATAAACATGTTATTTAGTTATTTTTATTGTTTATATTGAATTTGTAGTTGTTTAGAACAAATGAATTATTTATTACAATTAATATTAAAATAAATAAAAATATTTTATCATTTATTTTATATAATAGTTAATTATATAATAGAAACGATGTTTCAAAAAATGCAACAATACGTAAAAAGCCACCAGGTGTTAACGATTTTGGCATCTCTCGTTTTAATTTATGCTGTTTATAATTATTCAAGCGGAAAGTCGATGTTTCCCGAATACATGAGCACGAGCTCTAATAGAAAGGGTGGTAGAGCATCACAGCAGTCAGGAAATGGTTCCAACGGTCAGCCTCGACCTCCGGTGCCTGTAGATGACAGTTCCGTCTACAACCAGCTCGACTCTGTCAATGGTTCTTCAAAGACGATAGGACTTCCTCCAAACTGTTCCGGACAAGCAAATATTAATCCGGCAGACCTTTTGCCCAAGGACAACAACAGTTCGTGGAATATGAAACCGATGGGTTCAGGAGATTTTCTTGGCGTCAACCTTTTGAATGCCGGTTATTTGATTGGAGTTGACACTGTCGGCAGTTCTTTGCGCAACGCAAATTTGCAAGTTCGTTCTGAGCCTCCCAATCCTCAGCTTCAAGTTAGTCCTTGGATGAATACCACGATTGAACCCGATCCTTTCCGTGCTCCTCTTGAAATCGGTTGCGGTCCCAAACCGTGCAATTCATAAAAAAAAAAACATAGCAGTATAAATAAAATATAAAAGTATAAATAATAAACGTTTAGGCGAGTATTATTTATAGAGTATAAGGTAAAATAAAATCGTCGTCATCTTCTGTTTCATTTTTTTTTTGTATTTTTTTCATATCGACAATAATGTCAAGATGACAACAACCGCAATTGTCCATATTTGCCCAGTATACTTTTATTCCTTGGACTCTACTATCATAATCCAGTTCCCATCGACCAGACAACATCCTATTTTGAAGTGATAACGATGGTTTTTTTAACACTGTTAATGGTAGTTTGAATAAATTCAACAAAAACTTTGTCATTGAAAACTCTTTTTCAGCAATGCAGTATGATACAATTTATTATGCTGATATAAATTTCAATTTATAATTAATTTATTTATTTACATTTTTATCAAGATAATTTACCTTATTCACTCTAACGTTAAATTTCATATTTTGATTATTTATTATTTTTCATCGTGGTTGGGGTTGGGTTCAACCGTTCCCATATGAACAAGTGTAAAAAGTCCTGAACATCCTGGGCAATAATAAACTTCATGCGTGAAATAAGTCTCTCCTATTTGTCTCCAATTCTTTACATTGTTGATTGCGCATTCGCAACGTGGTGGCATTCTTTCTTGTTTTAGCACTAAATATTTACTATCTTGTATGTATAGTTTTCAATTTTTTATATATAAATACATAAAATATTACTACATAATATATACATACAATTATATACAATACATAAAAAAAATGTCAAAAGATATAAGCAGTCGTTTAGCTGACATAATAAAACGAGCTATTATTTCTCAAATCAGTTCGACTGACAGTAGTTTAATTTTGCCATCGTCGTCGTTGCCGTTATTATCACCTTCACTTGTATCCCAACCCTCCTCCTCCTCATTAAAACCCTCATCTTCATCCCAACCCTCCTCCTCCTCATTAAAACCCTCATCTTCATCCCAACCCTCCTCCTCACCAATTATTAATAAGTGTCCATCTCCAAGAAAAAACCCACCAAAAGTAAGTGATACAGATCCTACAAAAAGAGCAACAGTTGATGACTTTATAAATAAACAAGACGAGTTAATGCAAGGTGGAGGTGGGTTGACATACTACCAAAAAGCATTAACTGAAATACAAAATGGTTTGAAAAAATCGCACTGGATATGGTTCGTTATACCATCTGACTTGCTTGGGACTAATTCATCACAAATGTCACATTTTTATGGTATTGGTCCAGTTTCTGAAAACATTGCAAGACAAGAACATACACAAAAGCCTCTAACTGTTCATGATTATTTGGATAACCCAACACTACGTTGTCGTTATGTAGAAATGTTAAATACAATTGGTGTAAAATTAAGAAATTTCTTGACTGAAAATCAAAAAGATACTCGTGATTTAGAAACAAAAAAATTCCTTATTTTTTTAATGGGTGGACATTTAAAATACACTGTCGACTTTGACAAATTAACAAGTTCACTTCGCATATTTTATAATGAATTGAATGAAAAAGAACTTGTTACCAGTGAAATTAAATTGTTATATGACACTTTACTTTATTTCTATAAGCATCCATAATAGTCACAGTAAACTCTCACGATAATAAGTATTTGAATAATAATGTTGAAAGTCATACAAAACATATCGCAAGATAATTATCTTGACGACATGTTTTTTATTTTTTTTTATTTTTTGCGTTTTTTATTTTTTTTTGCGTTTTTTATTGTTGTGTGTATTATGTGTTCGAGTGCGGTGCAGTGCAGTGCGGTGATTAAGAAGATGCAACAGGAGCAGCAGAAGATGCCGATTGGCCAGCAGCAGCAGCAGCAGACTTGGCAAAATGGGGTGACATGTAGCGCTGAAGATTGAAATAAGTGAGCTCATCTCCCTTCTTCAACTTGAGAAGAGAGGTCAACTTCTTATCAGGGTTAATCTTGCGACCATTCTCCTTGTCCTGCAAGTTGTTGGTGCGAATGTACTTGTTGATCTCACGAGTCACCTCGGTGCGAGCCATCTCAGAACCCTCTGGCTTGCCAAGAAACCCGGCAAGCTCATTTGAAATGAGAGTGGGCTTGACAAACCCAGAAGGCGCACGGTTGCCAGTCTTGCGCTTCTTCTTCATTGACGCCTTTTGAGCATTCTTCAGCTCGCGAACAGTTTGACGCTCAATGTTGCGAAACTCGCTGCGAAGAGTGTTCCATGTTGCATGAGCAGTCTGAAGCTTGCTAGAATACTCAGAATACAATTTCAAAAGAGTAGATGACGACTCAGCAGCAGAAGGCTCAGTCTCAGAAGAAGAAACAACGTTACTATGAGCGGCAGAACTCAACGAAGAGGAAGAGTCAGCAGAAGCAGCTGCCGCCGCCTCACTGGAAGAAACAGATTTGGGCTTAGGAAGTCTCTTTACTTTGGATGATGCGGCGGCGCCTTCAGAGACGACGGAACTAGAAGCAGAAGCAGATGAATCAGCCGAACTGGCGGCGGCGGTGGAAGTCTTTGTCTTAACCATTGGATTGTTTATACTCATAGTAGCAGTGTCTTTTTAAGTATCTTTTGACATATATAATATATTATATATTAAATGTATGTTTTTACCCATGATGTAATATCATGCAGCGAACATTTTGTATAATCTAATGTAAAAGTTTTGAGAGAAATAAACTTTGGTTTTTTCATTTTTAATGTTTTATAAAAAATATAATCTCCATACTTGCCTTTTCGAATGCTCATATCATCATTCACTTTTCGAATAATGTCTGTTGTTGTTGTTGTTGTTGTTGTTGTTGTTGTTGCTGCTGCATGTTCATCACCATCATTCGTCTCGTCTTTATTTTCATTTTCAATGTGTCGAATGACTTCTTCGAGAGAAATATCAGAAATATTTTTACAAACACATTTTAAAGATTTTCTATTTTCTCCATTTTTACCCCATACCACATATTTTCCAAATCGTCCATTTCTTAAAATAACGCTGAAACCACCATAGGTTCCAACAACTCGTTCCAAAAAAGAATCTTCCATAAGAATATCAGAGAGATTTTGATATTTTCCAGAAATTAAATCATCAATAATAATTCCTGGTTTCACTTTTTTAAATATTATATTTTCATTCTCTCCTGATTGTAAGCAACCATTCAAATACTTATCAACGCATTCCAGGCTCAAGCCCTCTTTTTCAACTGTGGGAAATGGTTTCTCAGAATACATTACAACCGGACCATGTTTACCCGTGATAAAAATATGATGTTCATCTATTCTATACTGTGTTTCATCTTTTTTTATTTTTTTTATTTTTTTTATGCATTCTTCAATCTCTCCAACACATTCATCACAAACTATTTTTAAATCGTCTTTGGGGTCACCGCCGTTTGCGGCAGACACAGCAATGTCATCCAAACGCATTTCCATGTGTTTTGTATAGTCATACGAAAATAAAACAGGGAAATGACACGTTAAAAATTCTAGAACACTTTTGCCAACTGGTGTAATTATTAATTTATTATTTTCATTTCCAACTTCTCTCCAACTTCTCATTTTAGAAACTACTTTATCAACCAAAGTATACTCATCATATTCTATCCGCTTTCCCATCACATTTTGTTTTTTTACATATTCACGTTCCATAATTTTTTCAATAATCGTAGAATAGGTTGACGGTCTTCCAATCTCTCTTTCTTCCAGCTCCTGTATTAATCTAGCTTCCGTATAATGCGCGCCGAGAGACGACGTAATAACAATATTTGTTTCTATTTTATTATAAGAAATTACTGAATTCTCTCTAACATTATGCAAATAATCCATCATCATGTGGTGGCGCTGCTGTTCCGGCGTAAACCCCTGCACCGCTTTCCATCCTAAAAAAACAGGTTTTTGACATGCAAATTTGTACATGTACTTGACATTTCCAACATTTACACTTATTTTTGCAACCATTGGTAAAAATGTGTAGTCCGACATACAATTTTCTACTGCATTTTTCCAAATAAGTTTATACATTCTCTGTTCTAGCGCATGAAAATCGCCCGTCAATAAAACGCGACTAATATCAGTCGGGCGAATTGCCTCGTGTGCATCTACGCCTACGCCAACGCCTACGCCTACACCCTTATCATCGTGACATTTAACATACTTCTCTCCCCATTTTTCCCGCACATAACCATTCACCTGATTTATAAATTCTGCACTATAACTCTTCCCCGTTGTGCGAATGTATGTAATACAACCGCGCTCATAAAGCGTTTGACAAATCTGCATCGTCTCACTTGGAGAAATCGAAAACTCATTGCTCGCCACTTGCTGTAACCGACTCGTTGAAAATGGAACCGGTGGCGACAAGCAGCGCACATCTGTATCGCTTTCGACACACATAAATACATGGTCAGATGTAATCGAATTACGCAGGAATGTTTCCACCTCAAGTTCATCATCTTGTTCTAAAAAAAACGATTTAAATCGATGTTCTAGAGAGAAGGGGATATTTAATTTTGTAAAATAACCGCAAACCGAATATTCAAATTCATTTTCATTTTTTTTATTTTCATTATTTTTGTCATTATTTTTGTCATTATTTTTGTCATTATTTTTGTCATTATTTTTATTCATTTCATTTGTGAATAACCTTTCTTCGATTTCTCTCTGATTGTCATACACAAGACGCAGCGCAGGCGTCTGACACCGACCAGCAGACAATCCAGACAATCCAGACAATCCTGTGAATGAAATGTGTTTCCAAAGATATGGAGAGATTTTATAACCAATGAGTAAATCTAAAATTTGTCTGGCATGCGCTGAAGTAACAATATTCATGTTCACAGTTCTTGGAGTTGCCATTGCCTTTTCCAGCGCACTTTTTGTTATTTCATGAAATACAATTCTCTCCGTCGTTTCAATCGGTAAATCAAACATGTCGCAAATGTGCCACGCAATTGCTTCTCCTTCGCGGTCATCATCTGTCGCTATAACCACTCGACTCGCTAGCTTTATTTCTGATTTTATTCTTGTAATTTGTGCCCGTTTTGAATCCATCACCATGAACTTCAACTGATAATTTTTATTCATATCTATCGAACTCAAACCATCTAAATAACGCAGGTGACCACACGTCGCAACACACTTATACCCGTCTCCTAAGTATTTCATAATCGTTGCACACTTTGAAGGAGACTCAACAATCAATAATGTGGTGTCAAAAGCACTTGTTGAAAAAAAACTACCAAATTTCTTAATAGATATTTTATTTTTTTGTAATGATGATGGCATTTTTTAAACAATGATTGAATGGTGGTAATGGTAACAAACAAATGAATATAATATAATATATTTATATTATTTATGTAGTATTATGTATGTTAATATTTTATGTCTTTTTAACTTTTATTTCAAACACTTTCATAAAAAAAAATATTAGTATTTTTTATTTTTTTTTATTTTATTTTTTATTCAACACATTTTTTTTACCTTTTTATTTTTTTTTACACACACCATCACACACACACATCACACACGCGTTAAGCCTTTTTGATAATCTTCTTCTTTGGCGCCTCTGCTGCTGCAGCTTGAACAGGAGCAGGAGCAGGAGCAGCCACAGGAAGAGATGGCGTGCGAGCCAAACCACCATCATCCTCCTCACTGTCATTTGCACCTGCACCACCATCATCAGAGTCCACGGTTTCCGTCGTCACAGGAACAGATGAAGGTACATCATCATCGCAAAACTGCTGCTGCTGCTCTTGCTTTTCGGTGGCGGCTTCAGAGTGAAGTTTGACACTTTCAGAAGGAGTCAAGCTCAAATGGCATCTTCCACGCATTGAAAGCTTTGGCTGAACAATTCCCTGAACAAGACGCCATGTCACTCCAAATTTGCCATTTGCAAACCAAATACCACCACACTGAATCATTGTGACAACATGTGACTGCTTGGTAATCAAGTCTTTCGGAGTAAGTGAGGGATTTGAAGACGACGGATAGAGACACACCTTGTCTGCATCATACACTTCAACACCCTCCCACTTGCCGTTCCAGAAAGGAACCTTGATTTTCATGGTAGGCGCCTTGGATTGATCCTTTTCACATGTCACCTTGTCAGTAGGATACTTCAAAACTGGCGTGAATAAAGCATCAATTGCATCTGGCGTCATCTTTGGTCTTGCAAACCAATCCTTTGAATTGGTAAGCGCATCCGCTTTGAGCTTTTTCTCAAACGCAACCATCGCTTGCAAAAATGCAGTCGAGTTGGCTTTCGACTCTGCTGACTGATGATACTCATCGCTTGGAAACTGAAGCGCCATGTCGTACGATACCTTTCTCGTCTTTTCATCGACAAATTCTTGGATTCCCCACGTCATGAGAAGAGGAGTACCCAAATATAATGACTGACCAGTGTGAGCGTTGACAACACCCACGCTCTTTCCACCACTCGAATTTATTTTGGGCTTTGAATATCTAATATCAGAATCAGGACGAAATGAAACGCCCTGAATTATAGGAACTTGCTGATTTGCTGCTGCTGCTGCTACTGCGGTTGACATCGTTGGTTTCTAAGTTTGCTAGGAAGCTGCAGAATGTAAGTATAGATTTCAATTTTTCAATTTATATTTTTATTCAAGCAAATTGAATAAATAAAAAAAAAAAAAAAATAAAACTCGAATTTAGGAATAGAAATGATAATAGAAATATCAATTAAAAATTTATATATATTAACATTATAAAATACACGAATATATATATATAAATACAAAACAAAACAACAAATATACAAAATAAAATGTTCAACAACAACGACAATACTCATTCAGACCATCAGTTGATACGGCGTCAACAAACATATATGCTCGACCGAAAGCTTGTTTCAATTTGTTCTGAAGACAGAGACCAGTGTCAATGGAAAAACCGCGCACATTTTGAAATTACATTACCTCAACAACTTTTAAATGTTGAAACAATTCGACTTGTTGAATGCAATTTCCCATCCAATAATTATACATTTAAAAATAGTTACTATAATACAAAATTTTTATTCAAAGTTGCAAGTGTTTCACAATATATAACACTAACAATAAGTGAAGGATTTTATTCACCAAAGCAATTAGCATTTGAATTAAGAAATAAATTAAACTATTATACAGGAGCTGCCATTGGTTCCACGTATAATTCTTTTGTAGTTGTTTACAATGAAGTAACGCAAAAATTACAATTTGGAAATAAAACTGAGGCATTTGATTTAAACTTTGACGCAATTGTTTCATATGATGTCTCATGTGCACAGCCAAACACGCCTGTATGTCAGTCTGGAAAATGGGGTCTTCCATTTTATTTAGGTTTTGATAAAGAAATTTACTCTTCAAGTTATTCTTCTAATACGTCGACCGACCCCTCTTTTATTAATTTAACGTATTTGAACATTGCTGATGCAGCAAACTACTACTGGCTCGGAACGAGTGGATATTACGTGAATGCTCCAAATAAAATCAACATCATCGGAGAAACAAATTTTTATATGGAACTCGACAAGTGCAACCAAGCCGACGAGCTCAAACCTTACCCGCTCAACACGAATGGAGCCATAAATAACTCATACAACGGAATTGTAAATTCATTTTTTGCAAAAATACCAATACTAGGATGTCCCAACACGCAATACTTTGACTCTCGTAATGGGCTTATTCAAAATCTCACCACATTCTTTCCTCCACTCGAACGTCTCAGTAAAATAAAAGTCAAATTCAGATACCACAACGGCGCACTCGTTGATTTCAGCAACGATTTCAGTTTTACGCTCGCATTCGACTGTTATCGTGATGAAATGGCGCGAACACTTTCGTTGCGTACTCCTGCACAGTACAGACTCTAAGTGTGGAGAACCGTAAGTTCTCTTTGATTCGAATGCTCAATAGTTATTGCACTATTTCTAAAAGAAAACACTGATTGTTTCAAATAAATAAACAATTCCTTTGAAATGATAGACGCCTGATAGTATAACCATTTTATAATATATATTAACAACATGTATACGAATCCTAGGTCATGCTGAAAATGTTGAAGCGGTCCAATTCCGCGTTCTCCATTAACTAAACTGATGTCAAGCTTATCCTTGTTATCAAAACACAGTTGATACAAACCAATAAATTCATCATTGTACCCTGGTTGACTATATTTCATATCTCGATACCTGACGCGCGTCTTGTTAAACTCGATGGATTCTTCTTCTATAAACTGACACAGTTTGATTCTCGTGTATTCGTTTGGATAAATAATGCAACAATCTACATCACTCTTTTCATAAAAATGCGTAAAATTCGTTACACTTCCGAATAAACGAATGCTCACGTTTGGAACATTTTGTTCAACTCTTTTTAAAAATAACTTGACAACAGGCGGAATCTTATTTGTTATCTCACTGATGCCACCATCACCGTTGCCATTCATGTCATGACTCGGTCTGTATTCTATCGACATAATTATAAAAATAAATAAATAATTTTTATTTACTATAATAAAGTAATATTATTTATTTATTTTATAAATTGATTTCATTTTACAGATTATCCTTCCTTATCTTCTAAATGTGTTTTTTTATATTCCGACCATGACACTTTCTTCGCTGGAAGGTGCGAGTGCGACTTTTTACCACTAGCGTCATGCTTGTGCGCATCATCCAAATGTTGCGATTTTTTCAAGGCGCTGTCAATGTAAATGCTTTTCAACAACTTTCCAACTTCAAAGGACGCAGTGTGTTGGTCTATTTTATCATCTTCAATCATTTTTAAAAGCCCCAACAACTGTCCCATTATGTTCAAGTCTAGTTCATCCTTTTTTAAACGATTGAACAAGTCTGTATACGTGTTGAATAAAAATGAACACCTTGACACACACATTGCATCAAACTGAGCAGGATTTGATTTAGACAACCTTTGATAATCCTTTTTAAGTTTTACCATGGTCAACACATCCTGCTTTATTCTTTCACTGTGTTTTAAACTTCGTATGGTTTCAGTGTTGTCAACTGCCCCGTTGACCTGAATCAATTTTTCCAACTGTATTCTCTCTGCAGAATTCATTTTATATATTTTAGTTGTTATATTTTAATGCACGAATAATATCTAAATAATAATACGAATAAATTAAAAACTTTTTTTTACTATTAATATTTATTATTATTTTATTGTTTTATTATTTTCTATAGATATTATACATTATACCCATCTATATACCATCTATGGCATCCGTGTCTTCAAATATGAATCCTTATGTTATACCTCACATTATGAGTGACCCAAATCCAAGCCAAACCGCATACAACAAAACTGTGGAACGAAACTTATTACAGTATCAGATTGCCAATTTGTCAAGAAGTGGTGGGTCAAAAAAAAGCAGAGGAAAAAAAGGCAAAAAGTTAAAATATGCTTCATCAAGTAGAAGAAAATTCTCTCGTAAATTCCGAAAAACTTTAAGACTGAGTTTGCGCAAAAGTATGTTGAGACGAAGAAATAAAAATAAAAAAATTAAAAAACTTAGCAGAGGAGGTGGAGGAAACGGTTCTACAATGACAATTCCATCATTTTCGCAAACCACGCTAAATGGAACCAACATCATCAACCAACTTGCATCCAATCATGCACAAACTTTAGCATATTCTGCATTTGATGGAGATGTAAAAGCACCGGCACCGGCAGCAGCACCGGCAGCAGCAGCAAAATAGTATATTGATTTTTATTCTTTTATTCTTTTTTATTCTTTTTATTTTTTTTATTTTTTTTATTTTTTATTTTTTTCATACATTATTTAAAGTTTTTTAATATTTTATGATTTTACGAAAATATTAAAAAATCATTATTATATAACACACATTATTATTGTTCATTTAAAACATTTATTTAATAATGAAAACAAGTGACTTACTTTCTGCAATATTTATTATAATTGTTTTTATTGGCTTATATGTTCTCTCCTTTTTAGTGATTGGAACCAAATACATTCAAGACCACTGGTCATTGTATCGATGCAACCCGACTGTTATGCCGTTTAGCGGTATGTTTGGCCACGACGCTGGAGAGAATTTCACATACTGTATACAAAATATGCAGACTGATTACATGGGATATTTACTCGAACCCGTCAACTACATGACTTCAGTCACAGCTGGAAGTTTGGATGACATTGGCGGTAGTTTGAACAACTTCAGAAACATGTTCAGTTATATCAGAGACTCAGTTACCGGAATTGTTACAGGAATATTCAGTGTATTTTTAAACATGTTGATAGAATTTCAAAAAATAACAATGGGAATAAAAGACCTAATGGGCAAAACGGTTGGAGTACTTACCACCCTTTTATATGTTGTGGACGGTACTGTCATGACAATGCAAAGCGGATGGAATGGACCTCCTGGACAACTTGTTCGCTCAATCGGTCACATTTGAATTTGAATTGTCGCCGGTATGAAATATTTTATCCATAAACAAGTCAAGACCATAATTTACATTAAATTTTAAATGATGGATTTGATGAGATTGTTTATGGGGTATACTAGAATGAGAATTAATAACAGTGTTTATGGTTGCATATGTTCCAACCAAGTATACTTGAAATGCTGAAAATTGCAATAGTAAATGCAATGCATAAATGGAGCCCATGTTGACTACAATCGCATCAAACGGATGTGCATACAGTGCAAATAAACCTAGCGTTTCTTTCATCTCGTGGTGCATTTTATGATACTTGTAAAAATATTTTGAATGCATAATTCTATGTAAAGTGTAAAACCAGATTTCCCCAAAAACGATATTTAAAAATATATGAAATACTTCAAAATACATTGAATGGAAGTTATACTCAATGGGTTGAATCGTAAGCGTAATGTAGAGCGATAATGGCAAATAAATAAACACGTTTGTAAATATGTTGTCAACCTTGTTACTAAAGTCGACATTTTTGTATGCATCTTTATTTTTTGAAAAATCATAGTATGATGACATGACATATAACCACGATGCATAAAAAGGAATGATGATATTGTGATTATAACTTTGAGACAACATGACGCGACGGTTGTTGAGTTGTTTGGGTTGTGGGTTGTTGGGATATTTTTGTATATTATTAAATTCAATTTTAATTAATATACAAAAAAACACAAAATATGAATTTACAAATCACCACCATCATTGTTATCATCAGCAGCATAATGCACATTATACACCACACTATACGTCGACTTGTCATATTTTATAAACTTGGAAAAAGAAATGTTGTTGCACTTACAAACCTGACGAATAATTGTGTTGAATTTGTTATGATTCATATGTGACATGTCAACATAATGAAGCTTTGACGTATAATAATAATCTTTAATATTATGAATAAATACTTCTAAAAGATTATTGTAAACTGCTCTTTTAAATGCAGTCACATCAACAATATAAAATTTATCTGTTTTTTGACAACCTATTGCATCTAAAAACTCAAACAAAAAATGTTTGGGAATTACCTTTTTGAATACTTGAGACATTAATTATATAATTTGTATCTATTAACTTATTTTTTATATTTTTTTGTAATTATACTTATTAAATAATGTATTAATAATGTATTAATAATGTATTAATATGTATTAATAATGTATTATATTAAAAATAAAATCTTATATGTTTTTCAATACAAAAAATATATAATTTATAATTAAAATAACTGCATAAAATTGTTTGTAAACAATGCCAGCTCCAATTCATCTTCATGAACATTATGAAAATATATGATATACTTACAAAGCAAAGTCGTAAGTTTATATTTTAAATTATCATTTAATAAATGAGTCAACTTGATGTATAAAAAATAATTATCCAATATATCCATTACTGAATACCCTTCGTCATGCAACTTGTATAAAATTTTTATTGCATCGACTAATTTTTTTTCAAGCACACAATTCGTATAACTGTCAAATATTGTATAACTAATATTCGTACATAACTTATGAACAAGTTCCAAGTCAACATAACAACCTATTATTTTTATCTTCTCCAGATAATTTATCAAAATTCTTACAGAATTATTACAAATACTTAATATAAATTCATCTGCATATGACGACATGTTCAGATTTTCGTTTCGTTTTATTTTATTCATAATCTTCATCAAACAGGATGTTGTCAATGGATTTATTTGAACCAATATTGTTCTAGACTGCAAACTGTCTATCACTTTTTGAACATTTGAACACGACGAAATAAAATGAATATTGTCTTTATACTTGTCCATGCAGTTTCTAAATACCTGTTGACTTTGTTCATTTATTAAATCAATATCATCAAGCAACACAATTTTTTTTTTGTGTTTTACTAAACTGCATGTTTGGCAAAATGTTTTTACATCATTTCTATAATACTGAATTCCCTGTTCCTTCAAACTATTCAAAACTAAAACATTATCACTGTTATAGTCACTTCCATAGTATTCTTGAATGATTGAGTTTATTATTGAAGTTTTTCCTGTTCCTGAGTCACCAATGATTAAAATATTTAAATTATTCAATGATATTAATGACTGAATGAGAGTTATAATAGTTGTATTCAGTTGCTCAAAATCACTCAAACACTTTGGCTGATACTTGTGTATAAATGGAGAGTTATTATAACCATTGTCATTAACATTAATACTATTCACATGACTAATCATACTATTCATAATTTATACTATATTTAATTATCAAATGTTAATTCGTATATAATCTATTTAAAATTTATATTTAATATTTAATTAAATATGAATTTTAATTTCAACAATATGCGCGAAGAAAATATCTCTCCAGATGAAGAAGACTACTATCACATATTAGAAATAAATCGCGATGCATCATCCGAAGAAATAAAAAAAGCGTATCGTAAACTTTCAATGATTCATCACCCAGACAAAAATGGTAACAGCGAAGAATCAAATAGAAAATTTAAACTACTTGCAAGTGCATATGAAACTCTGAGTAATCCCGATAAAAAAAAATTATACGACATGGGTATACGCGGTGGAAACTGCAGCAGCGCATTTGGAGACTTTGAACATGTAAACCCATTTGACATATTCAATATGATTTTCGCTTCGATGGGAGCGGCAGCAGGACCCCCCAACCACCAGCATCAGCAACACGAGCATATTCACGGGTTTCCACCATCATTTATAAGGGGTGGCATGGGAGCCGGGCCAATTCATTTCAGGTCGATGGGACCGATGGGACCGATGATGGACCTCGGTGGCATGGGTATCCACATTATCAACTCATCCGGAGGAATTGGAGTAGGTCATCCACAGTTTCATTTTTTGCATCAACAGCCGCCGCCAATGCAACAGCAACAGCAACAACAACAACCACAACCACAACCATACCCACACCCACATTTTTTTCATGAAATGATGCACAACAACAACTCACAAAAACAACAACAACAACAACAACAACAACAACAACAACAACAACAACAACAACGCGAACCCATCACTAAAAATATTTATATATCTCTCGAAAATGCATACTGTGGTATCGAACAACTGTCAGTCAACTTGAAAGAAGAAGAAACAAATACCAATTCAAATGAATCCATCAACATCTGTATACCCCCTGGAATTAACGACAAAGAAGTTTTAATATTATCCGACACTAGACAACACTCGTCACATCATTTCTCACAAATCAACATTATTGTAAACATTCATGAACATTCTATCTTTAAACGAAACAATATGGACCTGATTGTTGAAAAAGAAATATCTCTCAAAGAATCGCTTTGCGGTCTCGAATTCACCATAAAACATCTAAACAACAAAATTTTTCACATGCAACACAAAGACAATACAGTCATTAAGGACAACACAATAAAAACTATACCCAACTTAGGTATGATTGATAAAAATAAAAAATCAGGAAATCTAATTATTATTTTCAAAATCAACTATCCTGATAAACTGACAAAAGAACAAATTAATATATTATCTACTACATTATAAAAAACTCGACAATAAGTAACGCGTACGCGTACTTTTTTAGAAATATTTTTATATATCTATAAAAATAAAATATAATAAAAATATAAAAGCAATAAGTGATATAAAAATAATAAATAACATAATAAACACAACGAACGAAAATGAAAATTATCGTATATGGTCACGCCGGATGGATTGGAACGCAGTTTACAGAGTTACTACAAAAAGAAAAAGAAATAAACCCATTGGAGTTTATTCTCGGTAAATCGCGCGTTGACGACACAGCATCACTGTGCAAAGAACTTGACGAAATTTCACCTTCACACGTGATTTCGTTCATTGGACGTACGCACGGCACAATCGGATCAACAAAATATACTACAATTGACTATTTAGAACAACCTGGTAAATTAGTTGAAAATATAAAAGACAATTTGTTCTCTCCCATATCACTGGCGCTTGCATGTAAAGAAAGAAAAATACACTACACCTACCTTGGAACCGGATGCATTTTCAACTACAAAAACTTGGAAGCAGTTGTAAAAGGAGATGGCGAAGGAGGGATCACAGAAAAAGGTTATGAAGAAAACGACACTCCTAATTTTTTTGGTTCAGGTTACTCTATAGTGAAGGGGTTTACTGATAGGCTCATGCACCAGCTATCTGAAAATGTGCTAAACCTGCGAATTAGAATGCCAATTGTTGCATCAGAAAATCCTCGAAACTTCATCACAAAAATTGTAAACTATTCTAAAGTATGTTCAGTGCCAAATTCCATGTCGGTTCTTGATGAATTATTGCCGATTGTCATCAAAATGATGAAAGCGCATCTTGTTGGAACTGTGAATTTAACCAACCCCGGCGTTATTTCACACAATGAAATATTAACAATGTATCAAAAATACGTTGATTCACACTTTACATGGAATAATTTCACTGTGGAAGAACAGCGCAAAGTGTTGGCTTGTCATCGTTCCAACAATTACCTAGACACCACTGTCTTGGAAAAATTCGCACCCAACGTGCGCTGCATCAAAGATGCTTTAGAAGACACTCTTAAAAATTACAAACGCGCCAATAACGCCAATAAAACGAATACCGCCGCCGGAATAAATGATGCACCGCCACCGCCACCGCCACGGCCACCGCAAGCACCTTTTTTACAATTTGAAAATTCGGAAGACACTATTTTATTTGTTACAGGAGGAGCAGGGTTTATCGGTTCTCATTTTATAAACAATATTTTTTCAAAATATGAAAATATTAAAATAGTAAACTTTGACGCTCTTTATTATTGTGCAAATGAAAATAATGTTCATGAACATATCCGCCGATGTGTCGAGAGATATACATTTATTAAAGGCAACTTGCAAAGTTGCGATTTATTGAATTATATATTTCAAATAAATAAAATAACACATATTGTTCATTTCGCTGCACAATCTCATGTACAAACATCGTTTACTGACGCCATAACCTACACAAATGACAATATAGTAGGAACGCATAATTTACTTGAAGCTGCACGATTGTACTGTAAAACACTGAAACTATTTATTCATGTTTCAACAGATGAAGTTTATGGAGAGAATGAAACGGTGGATATTAAAACCGAAACATCAATTCTGTGTCCAACCAATCCTTATGCAGCCACTAAAGCAAGCGCCGAATTATTGGCACAATCATACCACCATTCATTCAAAATGCCCATTATTATAACGCGAGGAAATAACGTGTACGGTCCAAACCAGTATCCTGAAAAGGTTATACCAAAATTTATACATCAACTTCAAACTGGCTCAAAAGTTACAATCCAAAATGGAAACTGCATGCGCGCATTTTTACACGTGTATGACACTGCAACAGCATTTATTGCAATTTTGGAAAAGGGCAAAATTGGCGAAATTTACAACATTGGTTGTGACGAAGGAATGGAATACAGTATTCTTGAAGTTGCAAAAATGCTCATTCAAAAAATTGTAAATGTTCATAATGATGACATTGTAAGTATCAGTAAGTATATTGAATACATAGAAGATAGACCATTCAATGATAAACGTTATTATATCAGCAATAACAAATTAAAAAATTTAGGGTGGAATATAACTGTTGATTTTGAAACTGGCATTAATGAGCTAATAAAAAAATAAATTAAAAAAAATGCTTTGAGTTAACTATGAATATAATTTTATATAAAATAAATTTAAAATAAATTTTATATAAAATTTATTTATTTTATACAAAATTGATTTTATATAAAAATAACATCAAGTTACTATTATTCACGTGAACGTTCCAATTATGGACAAAAAACAAATACACGATTTTATAAATGAAATAAATAATGCTCTAATAAAACCGGAATGCATTGGATACGTTTATGCTATTTCCGGCGCCAAAACATACATTGGAGAAACGTGGACATCTCTTAATACTAGAGCCGGTGGACATAGACAGAGTTTTAGACAATACAGAAAAAAAAAATCAAAAATATCGTGCAAATCAACTCATGTAATGATAACATGTGAAACATGTGTAATGTCAATATTGTTTATGCTTCCAATTTATGTTGATGAGGACAAACAAACATTATTAGAACTCGAACAACGTCTCATTTCAGAAACTGATTGTGTTAATAAATGCGCACATGAAGAAGAACGAAGCGAAGTGGATGAAGAAGAACGAAGCGAAGTGGATGAAGAAGAACGAAGCGAAGTGGATGAAGAAGAACGAAGCGAAGTGGAGGAATCAACTGGTGGAGGAGGTAAAATTGAGATTCCTATACAAATTGGAATAATATATACAATTTATGATGAGGAAGGCACATACATTGGTTCAACATTGGGACCATTACCTTATAGAATTAAAAGTCACATCCGTGACGCTATTATTTATAGCAAATCATCAAACTCAATGCGGATTTGTTCTTCTCATGACATTATTTTAAGAAACAAATATACAGTTGAAATTCTTGAATGGGTAGTTGTCGAATCAAATGATGATTTATGGAAGAAAGAAAGAGAATGGATTGAAAAAACAGATTGTGTAAATATAAATATTCCCATTCGTTCTCCCGACGAATCGAAAAAATACCACCATGACTACTATCAAGCACACAAATATGATGCAGAATTCATTGAAACAATTAAGAAATATAGGGATTGCAATAAAGAAAGAATTAGGCGCAATAAGCAACAATGGAACAAAGAAAATGCAGAAAAAATGCGAGAATATTTCAAACAAAGACATCAAATTATGAAGTCAAATCCAATATATCTTGAACAAAGAAAACAACATAAAAGAAATTACAATCAGAGTGAAAACGGTAAAGCATCTAACAATGCATATAATAATCGTCCTGAGGTGAAACAGCATAGGAAAGAAGTATATCAATTAAAAAAAGAAACTGAAACAGAAGAACACAAACAAAATAGAATTATAGTGTCAAAGCAATGGAAATCACAAAAAGTCGAGTGTAAGTGTTGTAGATTAGAAATTACAAGAAATTCATTATCTGGTCATTTAAAAACAACAAAACATCTAGTCAATGCAGCAGCAGCAGCGGCAAATTTATAAGCGGTTTTGTTCTTTAGGTTCTTATCCAGACCTTTTCAAGCCGGACCTCGCAATCCCGGATTTCGAATCGGTAACTTGTAAAATATAGAAAGTGGGCTGACAACAATTCGCGCCTTGTTCTTTTTTATCGCTTCTAAATGAAACTTCCTGTGTTCACAATCATTTGTAAACTTTTTAATTATACCTGAAGGAAGTAACGACTTTGGAAATAGCGTTATATCAATATTTGAACTATAACTACAATTCAAAAACTTTTCGCTCTTATATATTGCAAAACCATTATACGAGGAATACACAGGTACAAAATCATATTTACCCGTTTTTGTATTTTTCGCACTATTCATCTTTTTTATAAAATCGTTTTTCATAAATCCCAGTGTTTCATCCTTGTTCACAATATGATATACGCTATAAATGTATTTATCATATGATAATGCCCAATAGTCATAATACCCCGCTTCTCTGTTAAACGACACACTATCCCACTCATCTGAACGCTTCAAAGCGTCAGATAATGTTGGTATATTGATTTGACCAACACACGCATACTCGTTACTATCCATCATAATAAAATACTTGTTATAAAATCTTCTTTTATGCAACTCCCTGATAACATGTAATATGCCATTTCTTGCTTTAGCAATTCTCGCAGTTCTACTACTGTCCAATACTCTGACAGCCGCATTTGTTCCGAAACCATAGTTCATGCGCATCCGCATTATTTGACCATTTCTACTACTTGAATTATTTATAATTATCATTTTAAATACATGTGGACGCGCGCATTCATAATTCTTTTTAAAGGTCTCCAGTATCGAATACGATTTGTCTGACGAATGATCATAAAATGCAACTAAAGTCACTTTATAAAATAAACTCGAATCAATAATTGTTAAAATATTTGACAGTACGCTCGGTAGTCCAGGCTCATTATTATAAACACACAATCCTATCACACAACAGTCACGACACGACGCTTTACTCGCATCTTGTTGTTGTTGTTGTTGTTGTTGTTCAGCAACTTCATTTGAATTGTTCAATAAAATGTTCAAACTTTCATCCATTTTGTTTTTATTTTGAATATATTATAAATTAAAAAAACAATATTAAATTTTTATTTTAACTTATAATACAAACATACCAACAACACATTATTACATGCAGAAACATAAAGAACCTAACAACACAGAAAATAAAGAAATCAGTGGACACCTGATGGGCGGATTGGGAAACCTACTCTTCATCATAGCAACTTGCCACACATTATCTGAAAAATACAACTCAACCTTGGTTTTATACTCAAAAATGCACATCGACAAAAGAAAAAATATTATGAAATACAAAATGTTCAAAAATATGAAAATAGACACAACAACAATAAAAATAAATAAAAATATCACCTACCGTGAAAAAAACTTTTTTTATAACACCATTCACCTTAATTCTTGTGTCAATAACTACATATACGGATACTTTCAATCTTATAAATATTTCGATAACTACAAAACCAAATTTATTAAAATGTTACACAACCCCTATTCTGAATCCATTCAATCATTCATTCGCCAATTTGAAAACCTCACCCCCGTATCCATCCACATAAGAAGAACTGACTACTTACACCTCTCGCACATTCATCTCAACCTTAACATGAAATACTACTCTGACGCAATTTCACACTTTTCAACAGAGAATAATATATTCATTCTATTCTCTGATGATGTCGCATTCATTCAAAATGAACCAACGTTCAAAAATCTTCCTCATAAAATTATTGTCGATAACCCAGACGACGAATACTGTTTTTGGCTAATGTCTGCCTGCGCTCACAACATCATCGCAAACAGCTCTTACAGCTGGTGGGCGTCCTACATCAACAGTAACCCCGATAAACTTGTGATCGCCCCTGGACAATGGTTTGGACCAAGTGGACCTCAATACAAAATTCGTGACATCATTCCCGATACGAACAACTACAAACTTGTGCAGATTACATAATGTGTGTGTCCGTTGCAACACTACACACAGTTGTCAGTTGCTTACATTTTTGAAAACACAATCTTCGCATCATCCGAAAGTTGCAACGTGTTAATTGGGTCATCATCGTTCGGATCGTAAGACGGATCAAAAAATCCATTCTTGCAGGCATTATAATTCGACTTGAAAATATCTGAAACAGGTATTGACTTGGAAATCCCACCCACATTTACATCATTCATCTCGCAATAAATAAATGGCGCATTTTCTTTACCCGGAATTCCTTTTGTACTATCAACAGAATAAGAAACATACTTTGACACCGCTCTCCATTTTTCATACTTGTATTTTCCATGATATAATCGTTCATTTGTCACAGGGTCGCGGCGCGTTCTTGGTGCCCAAAATTCGCGCAATGTCTCGCTGTTCAAAAGTTCCCAGATGGGTTCTGCTCGCGCCTTTAACGTGCTGAAAAACTTACCTTCACAATGACAACAAAAGTTGAACCCTTCGTGCTCATAAATGTGACCCGTATAAAACTGCCTATGTTCAACACCGGCATCAACCACTCCGCACAATTGGCACATGCTCGGACGAAACATTACCAGACGCATGGGACTCGGCAAAATACCCCGCACGTTCCAATCCGCATAAAGCCACTCCTCATCCGGACACTTATCCATAAACACTTGTCTTGTCAGTTCAGGCGTGGCTATCATCACAACTTCATTGTATTCTTCATTTACTTTGCTTCCACTACCGGAAACCTCCTTCTCACCTTCGCACGCACACTCACCGTTCAACTTTGCATTATTATTACTACTACTACTACTACTATCTTCTTCAATCGGCGGCGGGTCAAATACTCGAAACAATTTATACTCACCTTCATCTCCTTTATTCAAAAAATGTTGAATGCTAGACATTTTTTATGCGTAACGGGTAACGTTATTTACGTAAGTTATTGTAATAACACAATTTGTTTCTATATGGTATGCGCAATATATATATCTATTTGTATACATAGTATACATATTTTATATATACATATAATTATATATACATATAATATACAATAACAGTAATAATAAATGTCATTTTTTAAAAAAAGGAAAATCACAACTTTAGGAGATGAAAACCAAAATAAAGTTCAAGTTCCCGAAACAATTAAAAAAAGTATAACAACTCAAGATGATGAAGACGACAAATGGGGGTTTTCGCTTTCAAAGTCGTCTTCTTCTCCTAAAAAATCTCCAAAAAAAAAAGCTGCAACACAACAACGTAAAACAAAAACAACCAAAACATCCACGCCCACGCCCGTAAAAAAATCAACGGGGTCATGGTCATCCAGATTAATACAAGCAAAAACACAAGCAAAAACACCAGTAAAAACAAATTTACCCACAATTTTTGAAAGAAAGCAAGCCAATGAATTACTCGATTCAATCACAGATGAAGAGGATGTGCGCTACGCTATATCAACTATGAAACCAGAAAATATGAGAAAAATGATTCGTTATGCAACTGACAGTAAAAACATTAAAACTCTCACCCCCTACCAAAGAACATTTTTACAAGAGCTTAATTTTAAAATAAAGACTGAAAATCCATACACTCGAATGATTCACGAAGACGAAGAAACCAGAGATGTCGCAGACCAAAAAATAAATTGGACAAAAAGAGAGTCATCACTGCCACGCGGAGTCATTGTCATTGCACATACACACGGCGGATTTGTTCATTCTAATAATTTAATAAAATATCCAAGTCATGTAAATGATAATTTAAAGTCTGTCTCTACATACTATTTATCTGATATTGGTTCCCGTGTGTGTGGTGTTAGTGAAGATTTCAAAGTGTTTGATGATACATTCTTAAAATCATTTCGTCGCGAACCATTAGAAAAAGGAATTTCAATAAAAGATATTTCTAATAAAGCACAAGACAGTTTGAAAGGCGCTAATATAAAAATTCCAAAGAAAAGAGATGACCAAAATAGTATATTAGAAAACTATTTTGAATCGGGAGTTTATAATCTTGCTATATCAACAAATACAAATAGTATTCCTTTTTTGAATAAAAATTACTCTTGCACTGAAAGTGTAAAAGACACATACATGGACATTCTAGTGGTCACAGACGATGGAGTAATACCATTGCGTGATATAATTCATCGCACACCTGTATTTAATTGCCAAAATAAGTCTTCAATTACAACTCTTCAAATAATACAAGAATTAACCAAAGTTATACCTGACCTTGAACACGTTTTGATTATTGATACGTCATGTTCGGGGTTTACACCCAGTATTATAAAAGAACTATTTAAAGAAATGCCGGATGATTTTACTCCACACAAGCACAGAGAAACAGGACTATTTAAAGAGATGTCACCCTCGCCTGAAAAAAGTCGATGGGATGTCGTTTTGGGTTCTGAAAAAAAAACAAAACAAGAAACACAAAAACAAGAACAAAAACGAAAACTAAAAACAATAAAACGTGTGTTAGAACCATATTTTGACAAAGGACTCAAAGGTGGAAAAACAAAAAAACGCCATGTTCGTCGCTACAATAAAAATAAAAGTATTAAAAATAAAAAATAAAAATATGTCTTGAATTTTGACTTTAAATGCTCCTTAGTCAATACACGTTGCAATGACAACATTCTTACGCAAATGCGCATGAATGCGACACTTTGAAGAACTTGTGCACGGCATCCCCTTATTTTTTCCCGTCTTGATTATTACACCGCACATAGTTGTGTTTTCATCACAGTCACTCGCAACTGTAGTAGACGTAGACGTAGAAGCCTCTTGTACGACCTGCGCATGCAACTGCTGTTCATAATGTTTTTTACAATAAAACCCTCCTGCAACATGAGTCGCATTGCATTCACATGATTCTGATATTTTTTTCCCATTTTTTCTCTTTTTAATCGTCTCAGTATGCTTGTGTTTGTATTCACATACTCGCACCTTCATGCACAATGACTCTGGAGCATTAACACCCCTGAGCTTTTTAACGTTTTCATAACTCAAAAATGGTAACAGTTTATCTTGTACCCTCCGACAGTATGGACACTTCATCTCATTCGTACGCAACAAACACGAGTTGTAGTACCCATTTGTAGTCATGCCTGCCGACGTTTTTTGAATCACTACCTCTTTGTACAACGGAACATAATTGAATTTATGACCGCAATTCAAAACAATATGAATATCATCTAACGGCTCTTTCGTCAACAAACAAATATTATCACTGTCATCCACGCCATCGCCACCAACAACACACTGCGTATCACCACTACTCATCATACTTTTTAATTTAGTAAAAAAATCATACTCGCAGTTTTCACCTTCTTCAGCTCCTTCTATAATATATTTTTTATTTGTTGCCACTTCCAGTGCTGAAGCTATCTTATAATTTAAATTTGAACTGTCCATTGTTACTCGTTACTCGGTGTGTGAATGTCGTTGTCTATCCAATAATGAAATTATTAAAATAGGTTTAAATTCTTATTGTATATTATTTTTTGCATTTAGCATTATTCTTAATAAATTTAACTCACATAATATATAAAAATATGGTAGGAAAAAGTGTTTGGGGTCCAGCAGTATGGTATCTATTTCATACTCTCGCATTCAAAATAAAAAATGACAATTTCAACGAAACGAAAAACTCACTTCTTGATTTCTTTGTTCTTATCAGCGCCAATCTTCCATGTCCCGAATGCGCAGAACACGCTCAACAAGAAACGCGAAATTTAGATAAATCTAAAATAACAAATAAAAAAGAATTGTGCACATATTTTTTGAATTTTCATAATAGAGTAAATGCTAGAACCAAAAAAAAAATATTTACAATTGAAGAATATATTTCAAAATATAAAAAAGCAGTCACAAGAAATGTAATTTCCAACTTCTTTATCACAATGTCAAAATCTGACCATAATGTTAAACTTATGGTGAACTCTTTTTACAAATCAAACGCAGTTACATCTTTAAAAAAATGGATAATGGTAAATCATTCAAAATTCAATCCATAGTGACCGCGGGTGAGTATTATATATTTTAGTTTAGTAGCATTTATTTTTATATATATTATAATTTTAAATAATATATATATAGTAGTACTTGAAAAATAAAAAAATAAAATGACAATCATTGACTTGTCTTTATCAAACATTTTCAAAATTATTTCTATATCAGGTTCATTCATACTTTCCACATTCCTTATCATGTTAAGTATTTCAAACTCTGACATGAAAGGCATCATATACATTGCTTCGTTGTTTACTCTCATCATTGTGTACTTTATTTGTTTCTCGACCTTTGGAGATAAAGCCCCCGAACCATCAGAATTGGACCCAATATGCAGAATCATCAACATTCCTGGGTCCTCATTCGCAAACTCATCCATCAATAGTGCCATTCTTTCTTTCATTTTTGTTTATCTGGCTGTTCCAATGTTTTACAACTCCATGAATTACAGCATTTTAACAGTTGTTCTTGTGTTTTATGTTATCGATTGCATAACCATGTTGAATAACAAATGCACAAACATGTATGCAATTCTTCTCAGCTCACTCATTGGAGCCGGAATGGCTGTTCTCTCAACATCTGTTCTCATGGCAAATAAACCCTCCTTCCTTTTTTACAACGCACCCGCAAATGCAGAAATTTGCTCGCGCCCTTCCAACCAAAAATTCAAATGCAACGTTTACAAAAATGGTGAAATATTAAAATAAAATAAAATAACATCATGCCACCATCTTTAAACACGTGTCAAAAAAATACTTCAAGTCTGTCTCGTCTGTTCCTGACACTGAAGCATCCGGTACATAACTCTCGTTTCCCATCTTATATGCAAGAATTGCCGGAATGCCTGACACCATTTTCTTTTGCTTCAAATATGCAAACAAATCAAAACATTCATCTACATCAACGCTAAAAATATACATGGTATTTTTTGGAAGAACAAGGGATACCCTGTCTACGAAATTTTTTATTTTTTTACAGGGATTGCACCATTCTGCTCCAAATTTGAATATAAAAACTCCTGGATTTCTTTTCAACAACTCCATAAATACATCACGTCCACCTGTATACTCAACAACCAGTGTTGTCGGTGTCGGTGTCGGTATCGGTGTCGGTATTCTCTTTTCAGTCACATCCTCACTCTTCTTATTCGTCGAAGGATTCATTTTATCTTTGTTTTCTTGATTTGCTAATATATATTAATATACTTGAATACTTTATATTATTATTTGAATAATTCAAATATAATTCAAATAATCATAATAATTATAATGAAAAAAATATAAATTGATTTTTATTTTATTATATTTATATTATGTAGGATTATCTAGGATTATCATTTTGGACATTTCATAATGCAACGCCAGCAGCAGCAACACCGACCTCTTTTATCCTTCTCAAACCTTCATCTTTGCTTTCCAGACAGCGTCAATCAGCAACCGCAACCAAAAGCCACCGCTTCTTCCTCAAAACCAAAAGTGAAAATTACTAGAAAAAAAAATGATGATGCTGCTGTCTCCGAAGTTGTTGATGCTGCTGTCTCCGAAGTTGTTGATGCTGCTGCCAACACTCCTTCTTCTTCTTCACCCAAACTCAAGATTAAAATAACCACGAGAAAAAAATCTCCAGTGACCGAACCTGCACCAGTGGCAGTGGAAATGCCAGCAGTGCCAGTGGAAATGCCAGCACTGCAAGTGCCAGTGACAACAGAAGTGACAGCTGATGAAAAACCGAAACCAAAAATCAAAATTACAATCAAAAAAAACCAACCACAACAAACATTCACACTCACCACCACGACCACTTCTTCACACACCACCACTTCTTCACACAACACCATCTGTGACTTTGCACCGCCTGTTTCCATGTTCTACAACCCTTCAAGCGTGTACATTACACCACCTCCTAAATGCTGTCGCTTCTTTATTGACAACCGCCATTGCTTCCTTCGTCCTTCAGACAATGCATGCATTGACATACACACAAAAGAAGTATTTGGATTCTGGAACTGTCACGTCGGCAAAAAATGCCAACTACTTCCGGTCAACAACGATGACAATGATGGCAACACCATCACTACATGTGTCGCTGTCGCTGTCGCTGTCCCGTTACAACATCATCAAGATGAAAAAAAAGAGGCAGTTTCCCCCATTACCAATATCAATGATGATAACATCATACATGAAAAATTATCATCATCAGCCGCGCTTGCACTTGAAAAGCGAAAAAAATCTGATGCAAATCGCGCAAGAATTTCAGGACAACCCGTCGCACTACTTCGCAAAATAATCGCATCAAAATTTGGAATACACTCGTTCAATTCACTCGGAAACCGTATTCATCCAACAAAAAAGTGAACAAAGTGAAAGTCATGGTCATGGAGTCGTCGTCATGTCACATCATATACTAAGTAAAAAAATGAAGCCACCTCCATGAAAAATATGGCGTCGTTTCACCCGACGCCGTCGTCGACGTTGTCGGCATCTCTAAAACCAACGAATTCGGTAAACTTTGCAGATTCTCACTATAATTCTGATTCTGATTCTGATTCTGATTCTGATTCTGATTCTGAATGCAAACATCGCATCTAAATTTTGAATCACTCACACTTTTTTTTACAACCGGTTTATCCCATCTACACTCGTCACACTTAAACATTCTTACTCTATTGTTCTCCAACACTACCCCACTACTTCCGTAGGATTCATACGTGTCACAGTAATCAAAGTCAAAAGCCTGCATTTGAATCAACTTGCGTTGTATTAATATAATAATATATATCAATAATATATTTTTATATCATTTGAAATATATTATTATTATTATTATTAAATCAAATTTCATACGTATAACTTACAACTTCCCAATCGCAGTCACCATAATCACCTTTATAGTAAATAGATGGTAACGGTTGTGTAGTCATATTAAAGTCTTTTATTTTTTTTAACCGAAAAATATCAACACTATATCTTAACAAACCATCTTCCACCGTTATATGTACACAAATCATATCATCTTCAACTTCAAGAAATGAATTTTTTCTATTTATCTCGCTCAAATTAGATAGTTTATACTTCACATGATAATTTGTCTCACTGCCATAAACTTCTGTTATTTTCCGGTAAATATACTTTTCCAAAAATTTATATTTATCAAAATCTATCAACTTGATGAGTTTTCCCTCACACATGCGATATCTTTTGAGAGATTTTGTATAAATATATAAAATAATATCATCGGGTAATTTTTCAATTATATTCATTATAAATGTAATATTTTTTTATATTTGTATTCTTTTTATTTTCATTTTCATTTTCATTTTCATTTTTATTTTTATTTTAAAAAATTAATTTTGAATAAAAATATAAATTGAATTTTTATTTTTTATAAATTGACTTTGCATGTTCTCAAACAAGTACAACAACCAACTCTCAATCACAATGCCCTCTGCTAAAGCTGCATCTGCATCCGCTGGAGGAAAAGGTAAGAAGAAATCCAAATCTGCTGGTTCGGCTGCCATGGTCGCTCACCAGCCTCAAAATAGGGCGTCAATCCCTCAAACATGCAAACTCGACATCAACCAAGTCTTGAACGACGCCGGCGGGTATGTCTGGAAACTGCCAACACTCGAACACGTCAATCGCTATCTCGTTCTGGGCGGCGCAAAAGACATGGGCAACTACTACAGACAGTCTTCTGATGTCAATCTCGAGTGTGCACTTTCTGTTCTCAAAATGATTCGTGACCCCGACGCCTCTCAATTCGTGCAACTTTGCGCTCTTTTGAAAGCCGTTTCAGTCGGCGGACGCGCCCCCAAACAAGAACCTGTTCTGCTTTCACTTGCAGCCGCAATCGTCTTTGCAAAAAATCCTGCCGAAAAACAAATCGCATTTGACACAATGAAGGACTGTGTCCGCATTCCCACTCACATGTTCATGCTCGCCGGGTTTGTTCGCGACTTGTCCATGTCAAAACCCGAGAACAAGGGAAAAGGATGGGGAGCCGGATTTCGCAAAGCAATCTCCCACTACTACACTTCGCGAAAAGGACGCGACCTTGCATTTCAGATGACAAAATACCAAAATCGTGAAGGCTGGACTCACGCCGACATCATTCGAATGATTCACGTCGACCCGACAACCCTCGCAGACGATGGCGCGCGTCTCATGTTTGACTACGTGATGATGAAGAATGCCCGCAAAGCAAAGGTTCCATCTGAAAAAACACTTGCCGCCTTGAAAGCAAGCGGAAAACGCATTCTTCCCAATCCATTCAAAGCACTCACAAAAGAAGAATTCCTTGCAAAGTTGAACTCCATTGAAACTCCGCCCATCCCAACCCAGAAAACACTCGCTCAGTTCGCCACACAACAAACTGTCGCCGTTGCTGCCACTGCAGCCAAATCACTCGTTGGAGGATTCGTCGCTGCCGTAACATCCGTCATGCCTTCTGCTGCTGCTGCTCCTAAACCTGCGCCTGCGCCCACACCAGTAGTCGCAGCAGTCGCAGATTCCGATGACGACGAAGAGGGGGGTGGCGCTGGAAAGAAACAACAACATCAGCAACTGACACAACTTCAACAAGTTGCACACCTGCTCAAACACTTGCATGCAGTTCATGAAGCAGGCGAATCGAAGAATGTCCCTCTTGCATGTGCTCTCATCCGCTCTGGTCGCCTTGTTCGCGAACACATTCCAACCAGCCTCTTTGCAAGCAGGGAAATCTGGGCAACACTACTTGAAACAATGCCTCTGGAAGCTCTTTTGCGGAATTTGGGGAAAATGACACAAAATGGAGTTGCCGGTGACAAGTACAAGGAAATTGTCGCACGCATGACCGACCAGACAGCAATTCTGAAAGCGCGCATTCACCCCATCAAAGTCCTCGTCGCCTCAAAAGTGTACAAGAACGGACACGGTGACCTCGGCTCTCTTTCATGGGTTCCAAATTCCTTCATCGCGAATGCATTCACTCAGCTATTCCGGTTGTCGTACGGCACCATCACCCCAACCGGTCAATCCATCATGGTTGCTGTCGATGTCAGCGGAAGCATGAGCTCGGCGGTTCTCGGTTCAAACGTCCTCACTTGTCGCGACGCATCCATTGCAATGGCGCTCCTCTACCTTGAAACCGAAAAAAATGTCAGTGTTGTCGGATTCTCTGCTGGATTGACTGACATGAGCGGACCTTCCTCGCGAAACCAGTTGCGACGCGGAATGACAATTGATGAAGGCCTCGCCGCCACAAATGGAATGGCTTTCAGCAGCACTGACTGTGTTCTTCCCATCCATCACGCAATCAAACACAACCTGAAGTTTGACGCGTTCATTGTTCTCACCGACAATGAAACCTACGCGCCCAATGAACACCCACAGTCAGCGCTCGTCAGGTACAGACAAATGATGGGAACGGACACGAAACTGATTGTCATCGGAATGACCGGAAACTGCTTCACCATCGTGGACCCAACTGACAGAAGAACGCTCAACCTGGCCGGATTCGACACTTCTACGCCTGAAATCGCATCCATGTTTCTACGCGGAGAAATCTGAAAAAAATCTGAAGACACAAGACCATGAAAAAATAAAAAAATAAAAAATATTAATAGAGATACATTGTCAATGCACCTTGTAAAAGTGCAAATATAAACATTGTTATTATTATTTTTTTCCAATCTTCATTCGATGGATTTGTAATTACTAGTTTCTTATTTGACATTTTTCCAATATTATAATGAATTATATTTTCAACAATATTCAAAAATGCAAATGCTATAAACGATATTAAAAAAATATGAAATGCACCTTTTTTATGATATAATTTAAATAAAGTTCCAAACATGATTATGTCTCGTGCGTTTTATTATTTTATATACTTTATAAATAAAATAATTATTTTTGAATTTATTTTATTTAGAAAATATAATTATATACTATAAATATATAACTAGATACAAAATTTCACAAAATGGGTTCAACAATCTCTACAAGCCCTACAACCCCTACAACCCCTACAACCCCACAACCAGATAGTACCGTCGGTACCACCTCCCCTAAAAAAAATACCAATAACAACTCACAGTCGCCAGCATCAGAAGTTAGCACAGTCACTGGAGGTCGTAAAAGAAATCACAGCAGAAGCAAAGGACGCAATAAAAGCAAAGGACGCAGCAGAAGTAAAGGACGCAGCAGAAGCAAAGGACGCAGCAGAAGCAAAGGACGCAGCAGAAGCAAAGGACGCGGAAGAAATTAATTGAATCCTATCTATCACTCTTAACAAAAAATCATACCCAACACTTCTTGAATTGAAGAAACCTGAATAAATACAATCGACTTTATTTCTTCTTTTGTCCCATTTTTTTCCATGAATTCATCATAGTCTTTCTTATTATCTTTAGGAAAAATGAAGGTTGTTACACCTCCACTTATCCCACCCATTATCTTCAAATCCAAACCACCAATTGCCGTAACATGTCCCTGCAAATTAATCTCACCTGTTATTGCGATACGATTATCTATTTTTTTATTCGTTAATAAACTATACAAAACACACGTTATCGCCGTTCCGGCGGACGGACCATCCTTCGGTGTGGCACCTTCCGGACAATGAATGTGAATGCCCTGCATTTTCGTTTTCGCAAACATATCCAAATTACGCGTCATTTCATCTTCGCTCAACAATGACCACGCCAACGTTTTCGCGACATTCATACTCTCTTTCATTACATCACCCTGCATTCCCGTCAACTTCAAATCAAAAAAACGATCGCACGGAAAAAAATGTGCCTCTATCGGTATTATCCCGCCACGACCCACCGCATTCGCCCATAAACCATTAATAATACCCACCTTTGAATGCGTGCTTATCTGCTGAACCCGAACTTCATGTCGCTCGCGCAAATATTTCATTTTTATTTCGTCATTTGTTATCACAATCGGAAGAGCCGATTCGACATCGTCACTGTTACCCGTTTTCATTTTTATACATTCAAGATTAATCTCTCCAATAATCTCAAACAGTAACTCCTTCAATTTCCTCACACCAGGCTCACACGTATACTTTTCAATGATAAACACAAGATTCTCTTCGGACAACTCAACCACACCATTCTCTAAACCCATCTTCTTGTAAAGCTCCGGAAGCAAATACTTTTTGCAAATCACCAACTTCTCATCTAACGTGATGTGTTTGAACTTGACTCGATGTATCCTGTCCAGTAAAATCTTATCCACAGCACCAGGGTCATTATATGAAAATATAAAAAGCGCCTTTGACAAATCTAAATCAATCCCATTAAAATACTTGTCTTGAAAACAATCATTTTGCGTTGAATCAATCAAATGCGTTAATATGCCCACGATTTCGCGACCATGATCCGTATTGCTTATCTTGTCCAACTCATCAATAAAAATAATCGGATTCATGCACTTTTTTTCCATCAACACATCCACAATCTTACCCCACATCGAACCCACATACGTATAATTGTGTCCTTCTAATGTGCTGCCATTGCTCGAACCACCCATCGCTATAAATGCAAATGGTCGACTCTCTCCATTTTCATTTTTCAAACAATTTGCCAAACCATACTTCGCCAAACTCGTTTTACCCACGCCCGGAGGGCCCTCAAACCCAAAACAATACCCCGTTGACTCACCGCTAATCCACTGACCCACTATACGCTCAATTTGACGCTTCGCTTGAACGTGACCATGTACCGCCGCATCCAACGTCTCTGACACAGTCTTCATATAATTACCTATACCTTTCATCCTCTTTTCAATACTTTTATTTTGACCTATAAAATTCCGCATAAATACTGTCGGCGGAACAGGCGTCGGCAATAACTCACTTTTATTCTCCACTACAACTACATATTCATTCATCAACTCTCTGAAAAATGTATCATACTCATCTTCTTCATTCTCACTCTCACAATTTTCCATTTTTATTTTTATTTTCATAAATGATGTTTTGAATATATCTCTCACAAAACACTCAACCATTTCTTTTATATGCTCAACCGTCTTCCCTCCCCCTCCCGCTCCCTTTACTCCAATCTTTAATTTGTGTTTTTTTACAAATGTCACAATTTTACTTAATATGCTCAATAATACATCTTTCTTATGATTCCCCACTAAATCCATTATAAACTTATTCAAATACTTTAACCCAATCTCATCTATTTTATTATTTATTTTTATACAATTATTTTTTATTTCGAGTATCGTAACCTTCTCCACCTTTTCCATCTTTTCCTTCTCTCCGTGAATACAACTACACATTCGCATATAAATTTCCTTTACCACTGATATTTCATCCAATATTTTTTCTCTCGAATATGTACCAAACGGTATTTTCAATAACCCCTCCAAATACTGACGAGCCTTTGTCGTCGTGTCATCCGACTTGGATTTAATTTCGCGCAATTTTATCATTGCCTTATCCTTTACCGCATCCGTCGTTTTCAAAAGACATATCTGTTGTTCTAAAGGAATGCTACCGCTGTCATACTTTGAAATAGCGTTCGTGTATGATACTGTCTGTTTCATCGCATCTTTGAAATAATATTTCATATTCCACGGTAAACTATTAAACAACACGGTTTGCTCGTTCGAGTCCACTTGCGGATTTATCTCATTGGATAACATGTCATACAACAAATACGACAAATACTTGTATTCATTCTCATTCGACTTCAACAATAACTGAATAAGCATGGTTCGCTGAGAAAATAAATCCGTGTTTATAAACTCCTTCACAAGTTGCGACGTCTGTTTTTGTTTTATCAACTGAACTGCATTCACATTTGATATGTATTTCGAATACAATTCTTCATTTGAAAATACTAAAATATCCTTCAACGATAACGACTTTATATACTTTGTAAACGACTCTGCCATAAACTCTGGGTCATTTGGTACATTTTTCCATAAATGCGAAATCCTACTTGTAACATACTCGCACGAAATACAATCCAATAATACATTGTCTACCAATCCATTTATTATCAGCGTCTTCTGTTCACTATAATTATGCACTGCAACCTTTATCCCAAACACACGACTCGTGAAATTCTTGTTTGTTCTTGCCAAATCAAAACAATCTAAATTCAATGACTTTTCTACAATCAAAAAATCCTCAACAATTCGATTCTTTTGTATCAATTTATCACTCGTTGCACTCTTCTTATCATTCTTCCATGGCAACACTTTGAAATATATCGGATGAAAATACACCTTCAATACCTCGTACTTTTTACTGTCCCAATCTGTTGCCAATGCCGTTCCTGATGCCGATGCTGACGCGTATTTTATAAACTCGCTCCCAATTGTAACTTCAAGCAAATCGCTTATCGACTGCGTGCCATAGTTTCTAAACACCGATGACAACTCGCTCATAGCCATCTTAATTTCATACCTCAACTCCAGCACAGTTTTGCTGCTTGAACCACATTGTAATCCCGCCTCTATCATATCCAAATTTTTATATATTTTTTCTAAATAACTCACTGACAAATTAATATCATTTGCACTCAAAATGTCAACCAACTTATACTGGTGTTGCGCAAGAATCGTCCTCTGAATCATATCTCTTAACCGTTCTACCTGTAACAACATACACGACACTTCCGTCGTTGAAACCAAGGCGCATCCACCTCCACTTGTACTCGTTTTATCCGAAAATGAATCACATAAATCATTTTTCATTTTTAAATTTTTAGGTTTCATTCTTTATTTTATTTTATTCTATTTTATTTTGTATTCTATTTATTTATGTATATACTCTTTATATTTTATATTACATTTATTTACGTTATCTATAAATTATATACACAAAGTTATTAAAGAATGCGCAAGATACATTATAGTCTACCCGTCCTTCATTTTCACTCCGTCGCTCGTCGTATCGTCGTCATATAAAAATGGGAATACCTTCTTACTTTTTACACATTGTCAAACGCCACCCATCCATTCTCAAAAAAATTTCAATGTTGGGACCAAATATTGATAACCTTTATGCAGACTGCAATGGCATTATCTACAACGCCGTGCATGAATCTGTAATTGGAACAAAAAATATCGACATGTATGAATCCGAAATCATTCTTGCTGTTTGTAATAAAATTCAATCCTACATTGACATGTTTCAACCTAGAGAAAAAATTATTATTGCCTTTGATGGCGTTGCACCTGTCGCAAAACTAAACCAACAACGCGAACGTCGATATAAATCATGGCTCACAGGTGAATTGCAAAAACGTATCGATAAAAATAATACAACCAACAACACAAATAAACTTAATAAAAATACAAATTCAGTCAACCAAAATCCAGATACATCTGCACTTTGGAATACTAGTTCCATCACCCCTGGCACCGCATTCATGAACAAACTTCACACCTTCGTTACCGCGCATTTCAAATCCAATCCAAAAGTTATCGTGTCTTCAAGCTGTGAATCCGGCGAAGGTGAACACAAAATATTTCAACATATTCGCAATTTCCCCGACACTCACAAAGACCAAACCACCATCATTTATGGGCTTGATGCCGACCTCATTATGCTCTGTCTCAACCATTTGCACATTTCTGAACGCATATTCTTATATCGCGAAACACCCGAATTTTTTATAAAAACCCTCGACGAAACGTGCCAATACTTTGTCGATATTCCCGACCTCGCGCAATCCATCATCAAATACATGAACTGCATGCATGACCAATGTGGTCAAATTAGCGAAAAAATAGAGTTTCAAAATGAAAAATGTAGAATGTTTGACTACATTTTCATTTGTTTCATGCTCGGAAATGATTTCATGCCCCACTTTCCCGCAATCAACATCCGAACCAACGGAATTGACACTCTCCTTGACGCGTATCGTCAAACCATCGGATGTAAACCCGGTGAATACATCATTTGCTTGAAGGGACATGCTGTCCCCTCTGACCCCTTGCCCATATTTGAAGGGAGGGGTCAGAGGGGAACCGTAGGTTCCCTTGTATACATCAATTGGATAAATTTCAAACTATTCATTGAATACCTGGCAAACAATGAAGACTCGCTCCTTCGTCAAGAATACAAAAAACGCGACCGCTTTCAACAACAACAACTCCTGCACAATTCAAATTGCTCGTCAACTTCAAACACCATCTCAGAAATTGTTAGCGAATGGTCCAATGATGAACTGCCATCCAGCATTGATGAACTAAATATGTGTCCAATCAGGTATCGAGACAAGGAAAAATATATTAATCCATTCACTGAAAACTGGGAGTTCCGATACTATGAAACACTATTCCATACCAAAATTTCAGCATCAAAATGCAAAAAAATATGCACAAATTACCTTGAAGGTATGGAATGGACCTTCAAATATTATTCAAGCGGCTGTGTCGATTGGCGATGGTCCTACAATTATCACTACCCACCTCTGTTAAAAGACTTGCTCCAATTCATTCCTGACTCCACTTCTTTCAACTTCCTTCAAGTTAAAGCACCTGACCCCATTCGTGACATCGTTCAACTTTGTTACGTGCTTCCGCGCCCGAGCCTCCATCTTCTTCCGCCTAAAATCGTTGACAAACTCTTAAAACGATGCGACCCTGAATCCCTTTATACTACCAACCATCGCGTTAATTGGTCATTCTGCAAATTTTTTTGGGAATGTCACACCGAAATGCCACCTCTCGATTTAAATCTACTCGAAGCCATTTGTTGTTCTGACTAAACATCATTAAAAAAAAATATATATACATATACATATACATACATATACATATATATATATAAGGTTTTATAATGAAAAAATTATTATTTCAAAATAGAAAAACACATAAGAAAAAAAAAATGAATAAATATAAAAAATTTAGTAGTAATTTAAAAGGAGGAATGGAAACTGGAGAAGCCTCCCCCCCATCTACACCCACACGCCGCACGCCCACACGCCGCACGCCCACACGCCGCACGCCCACACGCCGTACGCCTACACGCCGCACGCCCACACGCCACACGCCAACACGCCACACGCCAACACGCCACACGCCAACACGCCACACGCCAACACGCCGCACGCCCACACGCCGCACGCCCACACGCCACACGCCCACACGCCGCACACCACATTCTAAAAAAAGTATACATATTCCTCCAATGACCTTTAAAACATTACAGACACCGAAAAATCGAAAACTAAAAGTTCCTTCTATTGTTCATGGAATAATGTATTCCTTACCACCTTCTCATAAAACAAAAATGGACGAAAAGTATCATCTTGTTTGTAGTATCGACTTGAGTGAGTACGAAAATAGACCATATCCACCTTCTAGATCGGGGTATACTTTGGGCTCTATGATTTCATTAAGGAATAAACCTTCTTCTCGTGAAACAGTTAACAGTTTCAATCTTTTTATGCTTGTTAATAAAACAGTCAACGGTCGCGTATTGTATGATAACCCACAAAATATTACTAACGATTTAGCTGATTTTACACTTGAATGTAAAGACGGGAGAGAAATTGTCAGACAGAATGATAAAAAAAGTTATAATGGTGCTTCAATAACATGTTTTGCGTGGGATAAAAATAACCCCAATCATCTTTTTATAATGGGTAGAGGCACAAATATGATGCGCGAATTCAACAATTGTTTGTTACGAAAATTTGATTATACTAATCCGGATAATCCTAATCCTATTAGTGCAACCAAACGGTTTATAAATAAAGCGGATGATATTTTCAAGTTTGCTATAAATCCAAATCCGGATATGGACGAAATCGTAGTACTCGAATACAAACCTAGACAAATATTATTTCACGTTTATAGAAAAAGCGATTTAACCCACCTTCGCGAATTTGTGTGTGAAGAACTTGGAAAATTAATTCCGTCATTTATTATTGACAATACCGGTCGTCATTTAATAGTTGCCGATGCAGAAAATAGTCGAATTCAAGTGTTTCAACTAAATGATGGAACTTATGTAAGAACTATCGGTCCACCTCCCAATCTTAATTCGTCGGCGGTTTCTCGTTACGAACCTGGTTCGCTTGCTTTGGGATTGATGAATGATTTGATTGTCACAAGTAATACAACTAAATGCGTGGACATTTTTTCTTACTCTGACGGGTATCATATTATGACAATTCAAAGTTCACCAGATGAATCACCACTTCATGTTACCGCAGACGAAAATGGAAAATTTTTTGTATTTTATAAAGGTCCTGATACAAGTATTATTAAAATATTTCAAAATACTATTTTAAAATATAAATTCAATAGAATGATATAAAAAATATTACATTTATAGAATAAAAATATAAATTGATTTTTTTTTGTCTAATTTAAAAGTTATCAGTTCTCGGACAATCCAATACAACCAAACCAACACAACTAGTTCAATGAAATCTTGGGCTTCAATTGTAAGAAATACTCCTGCTGCTGCTTCAACTGCTTCAACTGCTCAAAAAGAAGGCGACATATTCTTTCTACAACCAACAAAAGTACGAAGCAAAAATGGTGGCGGCGGTGGCAGCGGCGGTGGCAGTGGCGGCGGCGGTGCTGCTGCTGTCCCCGTCGTCCCCGCAAAAGAAGTACCAACATCATCATCGCCGCCATCACCACCATCACCACCATCACAAGACCTCCCCACCACTGCACACCACCACGCCACACAACAACCATCATTACGCACCGAGAATTCTCGCCCAGAATACAAAACCGTGTCTCGACCTGACGCTCCAACTGTTGTTCCCATCTTCAAAGATGAAGACCATAAAAGAAAATGGTATGATGACGAGTACAAGAAAGATTACGAATATTCTCAAATGATTCATCATGAGGAAATGAAAAAATGGAGAACGGAAAAACGCTGGCACGTTGTTCCAAATATGACCGAAATGACAAAAGAACAAGAAGCCGCAGGATTCAGAAATATTTACAAGCCGTACTATGAACGCGAACAAGAGCAGAGAACTTCAGAACGTTGCCCTGGTTTCATTCCCCCATCCGACTACGGATACCTGATTCCATGGAACTCGGCACAAATGACAGACACATTCGCGGATTTCCTTGCAACGTTATTCTTCAACCGGGCTGATGAACTATGCAGATGCAGAACCGTGGAAGACTTTGAGAAAGTTTACAATGCAGCAGCTGAACTACAATGGAGCAGCCATTTCAGCGATTGGAAATGGAAAGTTCAGCAAGAGTACCCTGCTGAAAAAGCCCTCTGGACCATGTCCACAAATGCAAACATGTGGCCAGGTAAAACAATTGTGCCACGCCCACGCCCTGACGACTTATGTGGTTTGTCGGGTTCTGCCTCTGCATTATCCCATTTTGGTATCAAAAAAACGCCGAAATATGAAGTTCATACAGTAAAACGTGGACCAACCGGCATCTGCAATGTAAAAGACTTAAAAACACTTGGAAAAAAAGCCCCAATTCGTTGGTACGTGTCACCAGGAGAACTGAAAAACATGAAACGATTTCAGTTCATCTTTGAAGACAATCCTAATCAACGCGTGGATTACGACTCTGATGACTGGTTTGGCGACTGGTAGAATATCATCATGTGTCACGTCGATTTGTAACACTTTGAAATAAAAATAAAAAATAAAAAAATATAATCGAAAAATAAAAAGAAAAAATAAATAATAAAAATAATAAAATATTTTTTCGATTATATTTTTTTTCTATTTTTTTACTTCTCTCCAACAAAAAATATTATAAACTTTCGTAAGATAAAACACAAGGTCATATCATGAAACATTTTATAAAAAGATAGTTTACATCTATGTGTTTCGAGAGAAGAGAGAATATTCATCATCATAAAAATAATAAAAAATAATAAAAAATAATAAAAATCCGAAAGAAATAATAAAAGTAAATATTTTTTATTTTTTTCAAGATTTTATTTTTCAATTATATTTTTTGTAATTCCATCCCCCAATGATAATACAAATAAAACCATATGTCACATTTTTTACTATCTGGAATAACCAAATTGAACATTTCCGGATAATGCACATAACACGTTGACAATATTTGCTGATCACAACCAGCAAAACATTTTCCGCATATATACACATCTAATGCCTTGTAAAATTGCGTATACAATCGATTTATTGCCTTTATATTTCCTCCAAACATTCCTCCCAAGTGCACCGAATTATAAAATATTACTTGGTTCATTTCTTCAGAAGAAAATGGATTGATTAAAACAATATCAACCTTGTCATTATTTGACACACTTTCATACCTCGGAAAATGTTCCATTAACATTTTATTCGATTCAGGGTCTGTCATCCTGTAACTACCAATGTCTATCCAAACATACTTGTCACTACCATATATATTCCGCTCCATTGCTTCCTTCAAAAATATCAACTTGGAATTCCATATTAAATAACACTCTATCGTTCGACCCGTCGATTTCTGTGGATCCATCGCATACTGTTGAACCCACACTTTCAATGGATACCGTTTCAACAATTTAAATTCCTTCATTTGAATACTTATCACCGTAAAAGTTGCTCCTAATGTGTTTTTTTTACACATCGCGTTTAAATATTCAACCAACTCCGGAGAAGTGAAAATTACCATCTTACAATTTCGACCAACATGCAACAGCAAATTTTTTATCCACACATAATACTGTTTCGGTTCATGTTTTGACTTTACACAATAATACGCTGTCACAACTGTTACTGTTCCATTTCCATCTACCTTATTGCTCATAAACGTGTGTGTTACCTGTGTTACCTCTTTACCTATTATAGTATATTATTTTTAATCTAAATAATATACGAATACGAATACGAATATACCAATATACGAAAATATACAAACGCGAATTAATTAATTATTCAACTGTAAACTATGAAGACGACATCAACAACGGAAGTTTACGACGCGTTTTTCTTTTGTTACTACTAACCCACTTACCATTTTCAATCGGAGCTCCTATGCAAATCCGCTTTTTATTTTGATTTACTTGATTATCCTCTTCATCTTCTTCACTGCCACCACCAAATTGTGTTGTCAATTGCCTCTCTAAGTCAACATCAACCACAAATAGATGATTTGTTTTTTTTTCTTTACTGGTTTGTTCTTCCTTATAAGTCATTGCATTTTTATTCTCTTCCATTGTATACACTTTCATCTGTTTTGCCTTAAATTTCTTGCATACTTCTACATCACTCAGCAAGTCACAACCAAAATCACCACCAATTGTTATTCGTTTTATTGGTCCGCTTATTCCTATATCAACAGATGGGTTCCCAGCCTTCAACTTGCCAAAATATTCTCGAATAGTATTCAAAAAATTAAATACCTCACTACTAGTGAATTTTACATTTTCATTATCAATATTCATACTCACATAAATTGTTTTCGAATCATTATTTCCAATCTCTCCAAAAAATGTAGACGTTGACCCTTTAAGCCTTTCAAACTTGTAAAAACTACAATAACTAATTTCAGTATGTGTGTTTCCAATCTTATCAATTACATTTGTTTCATAAAACTTGTTTTTTATAGAAGAGAAGGAATCTTCCCCAAAATCATATATCTTATTTTTAATATTATCTTGATAATTTGGTGTTATTTTATCTTCAAGTTTAACATTATAATTATACGCTAAATATGCAATCCCTGTATTCGTATTCGGATTACTACACACATTGAAATCATATTCTATATCAAATTGAATTGATTTTATTCCTATTTTTTTTATCAAATCAACAATAAATTTTACTTCTGTAAATGATTTTTCAAACTCAGTTGTCCAATTTAATGATGTCGGCTTCGCAGTTACAAAATTATTTAAACAAACTTGATAATAATCACAAAGAGTAATCAATAATTTATTACACCCTGTGTAAAGTAACATAAATAAAAGGTTATTTACAAATTCATTGACAGTTTTTGTAATATCTGATATACTACTATTTTTCAACGTAAAGTCATTTATAAATTTTACAATATTTTTTACTTTTTTACATATATCAACACATGGTGACTCAAAATCTTCACTAGTCAATTCTAGTGTTGGTGTCGCCAAACCTTTTATTCTGGCATTTATTGCATCTATTTTTTTTTTCAACTCATCAATGTTTCCAAAACTTTCAAAATTTCGAAAATCAATATTTTGAAGAAATAGTACCATGGAAGGATTCGATTGAAATATACTCATCAACTCAACTGACGATTTTTCAATAAAATGAGCAACAATCGCAGTCTCTTCGCTTTCACCTTTATCTTTCATTTTCCATTCGCCAATTTTCTGGTAGTTGGAACGAACTGTCAATATATTATTATCACCTTTATTCAGATTATTTTTTGCAATGTATACTTCTCTAGTATCCTTGAGATAAACCATATCTGTAACTGAAAAATTGTGTGGTAAATTGGGATTAGTGACGCTTTCAACTATTACAGGTGCTGCTCTCTCATTCAAATTAACTACACTACATGTAAACGTTTGAGTAACAAAGGTGGGTGATGTTGAAGATGAACTAAATGTTACGCTCATAACCAGTATATTTTTATCACCATCTCTTGTTTGTAACAATGTTTGATTACTTATAGTCATTCCTTTTGGTAATTTATATGGAACATCTGAATATGTATATACTGACATCTGGGGTTGGGATTGCAACTTTAATTCCAAGTTGAATATATTCAGTCGTATAGTAGCATCAACAAATGTCGTTAAACAAAATAAATACTTTATTGAATTTATTTTTACAATTTCAAACGATACAAGTGAAATTTTATTGGCGTTATTAACCGACACAGACTCAATCACACCCACTTGGTTATACATATTATCAGCACTGTTAAACTCAGATTTCAATGTCAATTTTACAATTCCATTACAGTTAGATGCTTTAACTGTACTTGTATTTTGGTCAAAGTTATTATATACAGTCATTTCGCCGCCACCTATAAAAAATACTGTTTCAGATTTACTATCATCACCACCATTACTATTGTCACTACTATCATTACTGTATTGACACACAATTGATGTGATTTTCGTTTTTATTGACGTAAAACCTGATGCTACACCACTGAAATCACTTGGTATTCTTGCAACTCTGCTATCTACTGCAACCAAATTCGCTTCATAACCCCCGGTACCATCATCTTTTTTTTTTATTATTATACACCCAATATTAATTAAACGTTCTTTAGAAGAAGAATTGTTTGGATTTGTTACTTCAATTGCAAAACTACCTCCAACAATTGCAACATATCCTTCAACACTTTGAGTTTTTACACCTTTTGCTTTAACTATTCTTTTATCTTTACATATACACACTTTTTGCACTTCATCATTAGTCTCACTGGTGATATTGTCAATTTTTAAAACTTCATATGTTTTCAAGTTTACCATTACTATTTTGCCTTTTATAGAACTTACATTACTTACTGTTGTTGTACCATTTGAAAAAGTGGTTACTTGACTAAAATTTCCACCAATCAACATATAACTACTGTTTTCATTTCCTTCATTTATATCTAAAATGTCCATACAAAGCACTTCACCATTCGTTTCAATGAACTTTGTCAATTTATACCTTTTCAAGTCAAAAATGTATACGCCACCTGCGGATGCCGATAAACCCAAAAATAAAAGCGGATTTTCCCCATCTCTATCTCTATACTTGATACAATTTAAACCTACGTAAGCACCACTACCACTACTTAATGTAGGATATGATAAGTAATTTAAAATATAAAAATATTCATTATTAAACTTGTACTTTTCACTCTCGTCAATGTTATAATACACATAATTATATTTTACTGGATAATACTTTGAAGTATCCCAGTCTACTGGAAATTTACGCATTACTTCACCATTTGCTTTTGCAAATTCTAAACACACTTTTTGCATTATTTTGTCATCAGTTGTTTCTTTATCTTTTTCTTTTTCACTTGAACCTTTTTCGAAATTAACATCTGCTATAAGTTGGTTGTTAAGATTAACTTGTTCTTCAGATTCAATCAGGTCGTTCCAAAAATTATCCCAAACTGCTGAAAAATTATCATTAATCAATTTCTTTTTTACAGCACAACCCACACGTAAATTACCTGTTTTATCTTTACTTTGATTGTTAAAATCCTGTTGCGTTTGTAAAAATAACTTCAAGCATGTTAAATAACTGTCATCGTCATACATCTTCTGTTTTATTATTGTGTAAATTTTACAACTTCTTTGAGTTGAATAAATGTAATAAGGAATATTCCCTCTTGCAAAAAATAAATTATTCGGTGAAAAAAATAAGTTGATTAGAAAATTCACATTGGCTTCAACATTTTTTTTTCGTTTTGTTGCAGATATAACTGACTGCAAGTGCGGCGGAACTGTTTTACTAACCAGTTGAGCCCGTATCTCATTGAACTCTTTAGATGTGGGAGATATAATTCCACCACTTATCAGTTTGAAAACCTTGAACACTTCAAGGATAATATCCTTGTCACCTTCAAATATAGATATACTTGTCTTGTCGTTTTGACTACCAACGTCATTTGCCAAATTGTAAATCGCTTTCATCGAAACATACACCATACTCGTTGTCTCTTTTGGTAAGTCACTTGTCTTGGCATTGTATATGAATATACCAGTTTCAGTTGGAGTATAATTGTATGTGTACTGAAGTTCCCATTTTCTCAACACCATTTCTGTGTTAAAATAGTTTTGACACAGTTTATTCAATAGTTCAGTGCCTGACTTCGCAGTGGTTAGTTGGCTTTGAGTGGGAAGCGTCAAAATAACATCATTCTTCGTTATAAATGATTTTACCATAAGCATCTTACCTTCTACAAAATCGCACAACCAAAGTACTATTCTTTTCAATTTATTCATCGGGTCTACCACTCTCATTCTATCTTCTTTCAATTTATCTGATTTACTTGTTGTTTTTTCGATAACTCTGCTTTGAAATTTGATTCTTGGATTATCATCATCATAATAATATTGACTCATTTGTCTGTACATTGGGTCATACTGCTGTAGTCTTTCATCATATGGTGTCATTAGTCCGTCATAACGACTTCGACCTTCTTGACTATAAGGCCCAAAAAGCCCATACGACGACGGCGCATAGGGTGATGCATAGGGCGCCGCATAGGGCGATGCATAGGGCGATGCATAGGATGACGCATATGTAGGAGACAAATATCGAGCTTGTTGTTGATTTTTCAACAACTGTCTTCGTAATTCATTATCAACACCACCCTTCTGAACCACACCCTTCTGAACCACACCCTTCTGAACCATTTTTACATTACTTGCCTTTTCGAAAACCGACCGGAACCCTTTCCATCGAGTCAAATCAAACGTTCCATACGCTATAAAGGGATTCATCAAAAAAGATGTGTTGGCATTCATGGGAACATACTCTGTTTGTGTCATATCAGAAGACACAGCGACGGCAGCATTCACTTCTTTCATCGTTTTTGAAACTATCATTTGATTTGGAGTTAAATTTTTTGAATAAGCTTTAGCAAAAGCACCATAGTCTCCAATAAACCCTCGTTCATTCCATTGATTCACCAAAATCACATTCTTTATTCCATCTTTACTTTCATCCACGTCATAATCATACAAATCGCTGGTAACTTCAAAAAATGACTTTATATTACTTCCATCTTCAACTTCTTTCTCTTTGTACATGTCCTCAAAATTAGTCAAATTCATTCTCGATGAACATAAAACAACTCTATACTCATCCTTTATTGCCAATCCTTTTTGTCCTGCGCTCTCACTTTGACTGGCGGCGATTTCTTTCAACTTAATAGAAAATTTGTACAGTGCATCAAAAAAATATTTTCTAACTTTTACTTTTTCATCGAGGCTGAGTTTTTTTAAATATGAATTACTCATCATTATATCTGGAACACGAATTTCAATGAATGATGTTTCTTGTTTTTGCATTTCTTTACTTTCATACTTTTTAATCTCTTTTAACTCAACTTCTTTCGCAACCACCATCGCTGCTGCAGAGTTTTCTCTCATCTCTCTTAACTGTCCTCCTCCAGTAAAAAATGTCGAATTTATTGCTGTACCATACTCCCCATTATAAATTGAATTTTTTATTTTATCTTCATAATACTCTTTGGCACTTCCAATAATCGTATCTAAAACATTATCCATATACTTTTTATATATTTCCATTTTAAATATCTTATTGCCTTCATCACTCTCAAATATGCGCCTGTAAAATGGTGTATACTCACTGCTCAAGTCTATCCCCCACGTGTTCAACACATGCACTCTAGATAAAGCATCTGATGGTATAAATTCTTTTGACGTAATCATCACAAAGTTACCATAGAATAATTCCGTAATTCGATTCACATTTCCAAGTTCCAATGTAGTTTTAAATGTAATAAATAAAAGTGGATTCAATATTCCCTTTTCCAAAACTGGCGTCGCCCTTGTTCCAGTTTTATCCCACATCCATGTATCTGCACACATGGAATAATCATAACAGAGTATGTTAGACCATACACCCCCATTACTCTCATCACTTTTTAGTTTTGTTATCTTATTTTCATGAAATCCAACTACCACTGGCGTTACTTCATTTGTTTTTATTAATAAAATACCCACATTCTGTTGCTTTGTTCCATTATTATTTGAAGCAACAACAAGTCCGTCAAGACAAGAATTAGAAGCGTATGCATCAAACTCGGACAAATTCACTGTTATCGCCTCGAAGTTATCATAGTTGAGTTTATACTTCAAACTGCCAATGGCAGTGGTGTTACAATAGTTGCCATTATTATTATGTTTATTTTCCAAGTTCGTATATATTACCATGGCATTTCTAATTTTTTTGAATTTACTATCATTTATTTTAATTGTTGCTGTAAATTTTCCAAATACGGTCACAACTTCCGGATCATTTATGTCAACTCTTATTTTTTCAATCGTATCATTTTCTTCAAATTCAATCAAACCATCTAAATCATCTAATTTCACTACATCACCTGTTGAATAGTTAATTATATGACATGAAAGAATATCTAAATCATTGTGTTTTTTTTTCAACCCAATCCAGAGCATGCTATCTACCACATTTATATTTGCCCTTGTCAAATTACCTATTTCTGTAGTCAATGTTGTAATGTCACGAGTAATTGTTGTCTTATCTGAACTTCCTAAACAAAATTCATTCTGTAAGTTGTGAAGTTTTCTACTCAATTCATAAATAGCTTTATTTGTACTTATTGCCCCGCAGTTTATTTCCAAATTATCATAAGGTAAAATTCTTTTTGTTCGGTCAGTTTGCATTGGAAGGTAAACATAAAACTGATTGTCTCTCATATTTTTTGTAACTATACAGTTACAAGCAAACACACTATAAACGTTTAAAACAAATATTACTTCTAAATTTACAAAATCCGATAAACGAACAAAATTATCGAAATTTTGTTTAATAACTCCCGGCGGATTTTGGTATATAGCCCAACAGTATTCAAATGAATCATATGGAGATGGACTGTAGTTTTTTACATCATTCACATCTAAATACATTCTAATGTTGTTTGAAGGTAATTTTTTTTTATCATCACCCATGGTCCAAACTACATAATTATTTCTACTCAACCTAGCAACAATTACATTATCATCATCGATTTCATTCTGAATTACTCTTTTGAATTTACCTCCAATGATAAAAACAGGATATATGAACTCAAATGAAGTGTAATTGAAAGTAACCTCAACAACAGTATTCACTGTGGATGTGGATTTACTTCCGGACGCACCGCCGTCATCAAACACTAATATGTCATACAATTGCATTGAGGCTGGCTCCGGTGCTATCTTTATTCCTGGGTCATAGTATTTAATACACCCCATTTGTTCACCATCACTCCGAATATAATGACCGTATATCAAATACTTATAACGATTAACAGATCTATCAAAATATGGTGTTATTCCCTTTACCGTAAATGGTTTAGATTGGGGAAGGGGAAGTGGGGGTGGACCACTGATCCTGGGATTAATAATATCAGGTCTTTTATATTCAAGTTGAAACTGGTAAGACATTTGCAACTCGTTGTTTTCTCGACTCTGTTTCTTTGAAACCGTGTCCGTAAATACAGGACCACAAATCGCATAGTGCAAATCACACAACAGTTTGCTGCGCTCATCGTCGCAGTCACTGTACATCAATGCATTTTCAAGAGCTTTTTTTATGGTAAAAGAAAGTGACTCGTTACTGTTATCATTTTTTCCAAACCAAACAACATTTTTTAACATTGGCACATTCACACGTTTTTCAATAAATCCATCAAATTCAAGCGTTCCTTCTTTCAACACAACACTCGACGACTCGTCAACTGAAGGAATGCACGGGTACCTGTAAAAAAGACTGTTCAAAATGTCTGTATAAGTAATCACTGGAACCTCTGGTTGAAGTATTGAGTTACTAATATATAATCCTGTCTTTTCTAATATTTCATTTTTGAATTTTGAATTATATAAATTTGACTTACCTTTGTTCAATGCCTGTAAATTAACCGAACCAAAATTGTTAATTTTTCTTGTAAAATTTAAAATACCATAGTCTGATATTCGAGTTGAATTCGTTGAATAAAGTGAAATTTTAAAATAACCATCTAGTATTTTACTCATCTTTACATTGTGTTCTTTTTCAAGAAAAAACTCTCTCGTTTCAATATTTGGAATAATTTCGATTTTTCTTGTTGAATTTTCTGATGGAGGAATACCAAAAATAACTGACGCATCACAATCTTCTCCTGCAATTTTCATTCTTGTTTCAATTTTAACACTTTTTGATAACGGCGGTAATATATATGCTTGTGGCATGTGAGGAAGTTGCTGAAAAGTATTTAAATAATAATCACTCTTATTAGCCCCTATTATTTCATTTAACGACGAATTTGTGTCAAAATTAATTATTAAATATTCATCTTTACGAGAAAAAAATGGTTTAGAAAATTTAAATGTTATATGGTTCGGGGAGGTTTCATCTTTTTTAATTTCTATTTTAGCTTTATATTTTTTCTCTCCAATAAAGTTGTTGATTGTATTTTCCATGGCGCCTAACAACTGTTCAATACTTGTATATTCACCTTGTGGTATTACCAGGGTATAATAATTTGTTGAATAATTCGGTATCGCTCCATTCATATTTAAATCGACTTTCACATTGAATCTATTATTTGCAATATTGTTAGGAGCAGTTATACCATTATACCCAACAGGATATGCATCATGAATATTTGGAATAATGTTGTTCCCATTATTCATTAATACATCGTCAGGAAAATATAGTGTCAGCTGCATTTTATTGTTTTCATCATATTTACAACTCCAAATTGTATCTTTATTTTCATTTTTAACAGCATCAACTTGCCATTTACAGTTCTTGCACAGTTCTTTCTCAACCGCTTTACTCAACGTTTCAAGGTCATAATAACCACTTGGAATGACAATCGTAACTGGTTTGTTACCATCCGCATTCGTAATAAATTCAGAAACTACCAAAAACTTATTATTCTTGTTGGCATTTGAAATGTTTGGAACTTTGTCATAAAAAACACTTTCAACAAACACCGAATGTGATGATTCACCAAGTATTGTTTTGTAAGTGGTTGTTTCAAATTCTAAATGTAAAGATTCAACATTTTTTTTCAATTCATTCACACTATCTGTTATTTTTTTCAAACTTTTGTAAAAATCTTCTATTCCATCAGGAATCATTTTTCTTGAACTTGTAATTTGGGCTCTTACTTCTTCAATCATATTTTCAATATTGTTCAATATTGCGCTCAAGTATATTATGTTATTGTACAATATGTCAATGTCACTGCAAGTATTCAACAAAACACTTTGATTCTTTATTATTTCTTCAAAATTCCACTTTTCCTCTTTATCAAATGTGAACATGGTAAGAAAATTTTGTTGAAAATTTGATATGAATTTTGACATAGAATATAACTCAAGAGCAGTATTTTTATTTGCAGCTGTTGTAAATTGTAACTTGGAAACTCTTTCAAGCACAGGTTGAATTTTACTCCACGAAAAATCCTCTGGTTTATTTATTCTATTCGTGGGTTGAACATACTCATCTATAAAGTCAATGTCAGCCCGACTTACTCCTCTTGTTAGTGGCAAAAACGTCAACAACATTTTTTTTAATGTGTCATAAAAATAATTCTTAATTATGGGTTCAAATAATGAAGTAATGTCTTTTATAAAAATTTGAATTTTTTCTACAACAACCTTCTTTTGAACTTCCAGTTCACTCGACATTACAGGTTTAAAAATATCAAATACTTCTTTCAAAAAACTTTGACTGTTTTGTTTATACTTTAACCACTCAATAATCTTTTTAGAAAGTGAAGTTGCATCTTTTTTAGTTTCATCAACCGACTCTACAAGTGTCGCATCATACTGCATTCGCACAATATCATTCGAAAAAATTTTACATGCCGCTTTATAATTTGTGCGTTTCGTTTCTAACTTTGTCATTCTATTTTCTTCACGCGTCAACTCTTTCTGTTTATCTTCTTCTTTCTTCGTTTTTTCTTCCAAACTCATAGTTGCATCCACTTTTAATAACTTAATCGCGCTTAACTCTTTTTTTTTTTCTTCAACATCATGTAAAATCTTCAACTGACCATTTCTGTATTTCTCATCAAACTTGTCACAAATCATTAAAATTCTTTGTTTGTCTTCACTTCCCAGAATTTCCAAATACTTGTACGCATTCGAATCTCTCTTTTCCTTCAAAGGTGTTTCGATATCCGATATCGGCTTTGGAAGTCTTAGTAAATACTTATCGAACTCAAAACGACTTAAAAAACATTTTCGACGATCATCTTCTAAAGACCCGGGCAAAAACCCCACATCGCTAAATTCAACATCAGATGTAAAAAGTAAATCTGTACCAATAAACGGCTTTGTCATAAACTGCGGAATGTATAATTCTTTTCGTCCAGGTTCAAATGACCCCGTCGCACTCTTCAAAATTTCAGTCTCAAGAAAAAGTTTTAAAACTCCAACCTCATAAATCTCTTGTGTCTTGACATTAATAGCGTCAAATCTTGATCCAATCACACCTGGACCAAACTCTAACTGACGCTGAGCTTCCTTGGTATTTTTATTCACATTTCTCTCTTCATCATCTTGATACCATTTTTTTGCAACTACTGCCGTTGTCGCTTTTTGAGCTGGTTGCGGTTGAGACATATTCAATCTTGAGTTAATTCTATTTTGTTAGATAAATTTATATTATTAATTAATTATTAATATATTGATATATTAATTAATAATATTTTCATATATTTAATATTTTTATTTCACACTACTATTAATTTTGTATTCCATGGTCATAATTTTGTATTATCATAAAATGACAAGTATCCCAATTGTATCCGATTTTCACGTTGTTTCTTCGCTTTTTCTAAAATATCCATTGCATTTTTTATTTCAAGTTCACTAATTATTTTATCATTATTTACATCTATTGAATCTTGCAACTTTTTAAACTTTTCAGGTAGTATGCAGAAATTACTTTTATCATTAAAAGCATAATCTGCTAATACTACAAAAACAGCAGTCAAAGTCAACGCAACATAAATATTGCGTGTTCCCATCCACGCAATCGTAAACACAAGAAATTCTTTCGTTATTGCATACTTTAAATATGATTCTGCTGAAGGACTCAGATTCAACTGAACATACCTAGACCCAATATTCAATGTTAACATCATAATTCCAGCAAAAAACATGTTGGAATTCAATGAATTTATATACTCATTCATCTTTGACAACATTTAAAATTGTGTAATGAAATTAAACCCTATATTAATTAACTATATTATTATTTATTTGGCTTGCTTAATTATTTATATATTTATAATCTTCCTCAAACCCACTGACAAATTTCAACTCGGTGTCGCCGGTGTCGCCGGTGTCGCCGGTGTCGCCCCGCATATTGCACTTTGCGTCGTTGCTATCCATTTTGCAATCGCAATTAACGGAGCGCTAAAAACATTACTTGATTTATCATCTGCAGTAATCGATGAAGCAAGTGACATTATTTTTTTATTTTGGTCGCTTACATCTGGATTCGATGCGCACGTATTTTTAAAATCGTCAAATATCGCTTGTGGTTTTTGGTAAAAAATTGCATCACTTTTACACATGGCACCATTAAACGTTAACGCAGTGTTTGCCAGAAGTTTTGCATCATCCGACGACGACGACGACGTCGCAATTTGTGAATAAATGTCATTGTTCCCTGCTGTGCAAATTTGTTTATTCAAATAATCATAAATATTCTGAGGTGTCGGATTTGGCGGTAACGACACCATTGACGCCGGTAAATTAGATTTAATACTAGATGTAATTGAATCAATGTCCGTCAAGCTAAATCCTTCATACGTCTTATATGAATTCATATATATACAAACAATAAATATCACCACAAAAAATAAACATCTGTAAGCACAACCAATACTTATTATCATTATAATCAACACCCGACCCATCACCGTATTATAATATTTTCGCATTTCACTCGAATGAAACAAACACGCATATATTACTCCTAATCCTAACACAACTTGCATCGTAACCATTTTACCATATTCATTATTTATTTTAAAGTTTTTCATTTCTTTTATAACTTCTCCAACCGTTTTATTCATACTTACGTAAATCCAAAAAAAAAATCAAACAATATCAAAATAATATCAATATACATATGTTGATATTATTTATCAATCAAATTTATTATTTCAACTATTTATTGAATTAATGAATTAATTCAACTAATTCATTCAATTAATTCAATTATATAATCTTTATTTCCGTATGTTTTCTAAAATAAAATCTCATTTTTTTATAGTAGAATGTCTTTAGCACAATATGCTTCACCTTATAATAACGAATCAGAAGTAGATTATAGTAAAAATCAAAAAAATCAGGGCGTTAGAAAAATGTCTCCTCCGCAATCCTCGTCATCATCATCTTTAAGAAAAACAATCAAACGTCCGCCCCAACAGTCACAGACCAACTCCAACTCGCGTGTTTCAAATTTTATGAATCAACTGAACTCTCAGTCCGTGACAACGTCCACTTATATCGGAGATAACGATAATGATAGCCCATACATTGACTCCTCCGAAGATTTAACAGATTATACTCCTCCACCTCCACCTTCAACCAACAACAACAACAACAACACCCGTCAACAAGTTGACAATAAACCACCCAATCATGACAACAACAATGACGACAAACCTGTAACAAAAGAAACATTCATGGACTTGCCCAGCTCATATGCAAAACAATACTATCAACAATATCAACAATATAGTCCATACCCATACACAACCCAAGCCGCCTTGAAAACAACCGGTACCACCACGCCTTCAAAAGATGAATTACTCGAAAAAATGAATCATATTATAAGTATGCTCGAAGAACAACAAGACGAAAAAACAGGAAATGTTACAGAAGAACTCATTTTATATTGCTTTTTAGGAGTTTTTGTCATCTTTGTTGTGGACTCTTTTGCAAGAGCTGGAAAATATGTTCGATAATCATCAAACCAAACACCAAACATCGTTAATCATTTTATATAAATAATATAAAACTATACACGTAAAATGATTAACAGTTCCAATTTTCTATCCATCATCTCTCTACAACTACAACCACCATACACAGACCACCATCATGTCTAGCGATTCAACATCATCATCAGATTCACAAATTGACTTGTTTATGACCATCTTTATAAACATTGGAAATATTCTCAGCATCATATACAATATTCCACAAATGTGGAGAACATACAAATTGAAAAAAGCCGATGACATATCTTCTTACTTTTTATGGATGAGATTGGCATCGGGAATAATATGGTCCATCTATTGTATATACTACAAAATGTGGTACGTCATTATTTCTTGGGCATCATCCATCGTGTCAACTATTCAAATATTATACTATAAATATTACCCCGTTTATTCACAGCCCGAATTAATAACCGACTTGAATGAAGTCCCTGAAACTGATAACCAACCACACATTCATTCACATGAACATATGATACTAAACTGAAAAATGTAAACTACGACCTTTTTTATAATTATTTTATCAACACAAAAATAAATTATAAAAAATTGATTTTCATACTCCATTCAATGTATACGAGTATTCATGGCTCAACATTCCAAAGAAAATAACACAACAATGCAAAACCAAAAAGCGTCGCAATTGCGAAATAATGCACACAGGGTTTTACAAACCTTCAAAAATATATTCTATTCCATCATTTCAAGTCACTTATTACGCATTATCTTATACTTTATAATGTGTAATGTTTTACACCACGTTGCATCTAAATTATATTTATACCTTTGTACCACTGACCACCACGCAACACTCTCCACACTCGCAATGTCACCAATTATAATCATTTCACCACATTGCATTGCAATAAGATGGACTATGATGGAAAGCACAAATATCATATATTATCAAATACTTTCACTTGGTTCATGGTTGGTTGCGTATTTTTCATAAACACTATACCCACACAACCCACCTAATATTACAATATTATAAAATGAAATTCTCTCTATTCCTTTTTTTTCTTTATTTTTTTGAACGTGTAACATTATTATATTTTTTTGCACGTTTTTTCGTTTTTAATCTAAACTTCTTTTTCGATTTATCACGAAAGTAATAACGCATATGTTTTTGTTTTCGTTTTCGTGTTCGTGTTCGTGTTCGTTTTTTTCCTCCTCCACTATCACCACTTAACCTTTCTTCCTCACGTCTTTTTTCCTCATGTCGCTTCTTCTGATAAAATTCTCTAATTTTTTTTCTTCGAAGTTCAGCAGCAGCTCCAGTGACACCATTTTGTTCATCTTGTTCGACTGTTGGAATGTCGATTACCTGAGGTTCGGTTGTACTATCTTCGTAGCAAAAGTAAAATCCAATTTTTTCGCTGTCAGCTACAGCAATAACATCTTTATCACCAAAATAAACTGTACATGCAACGCATCTCGGCGATTTCAAACCATTGATAATACTAATCGTCACTGGGTGTTTTGCTTGTAAAGATTTTTCATAGTCTAATACATATACCCTACCACGATTAGATTCAGCAACAACTAAATGACCTTTACTATTGAATGCAAGACCAGTTAAATAATCAAAACTTAAACCGCCGCGTTGTCCAAATGTAATTTCTGTTACCAATAATGCTTCAATCACATTCGTACCTATAATAGTCCCATGGCTTACCGTATAAACTTTGATATTGTTTCCTTGACTGATTACTACATTTTTATTTTCATCGTAAACTATACCTCCTGGCGCATCCTTACCTAAATGAATAACATAGTCACTCCGTACAAAATTTTCAATGTCAATGTGACTACCACCGTCTTTTGTTATCGTATCAAAAAATCTTACAATGTATCCTTCCCTCGTATTATACCACACAACTGCAACTGTTAATTGAGTTTCACCTTTTGATTTAATATCTAACTTTGTAGCGACAAAATTTAACAAAATACTATCATCCTTATCATGAAAACCCACACTACCTAACAAAAAATCATAAACCACACATTGTTTGAAATTATCTGTCTTAATATCCATAAAGCTATCGGTTTCAATTTTATCCACATCTGGTAAAACAAATACACTAAAACCACCACGAATACCACCCTTAGGGTTCGAATAGTTAATAAAAAGATTATCGCCTATGCTTTTATCACCATTAGTTAATAATGAAATATTTGTAGGACCAATATAAAGCTGAAAACTATCATCATAACCATAAACTAAATCTGGTGCACTATACATCTTACCTATTTCAACATCTACTGTAGTAGTAACTATTTTTCCTTGTTCATCTTCTTGCGAATATAACGCCACTACAGTTATCCGTTCTGAAACTGTATCATTTATAAACAAACGACCATACCTGTCAAATGCAATGCCAGTTCTTATGAATTTCATTTTCTTAGATTCTACTTCTACTACTGTACTTATATTACCAGGAATAATAACAAATGGTCTAGATATATCTATTATTTTTGCTTCTGCTGCCGCCTTTGCTTCTGCCGCCGCCTTTGCCTCTGCTGCTGCCCTTGCTTCTGCTGCCGCCTTTGCTTCTGCCGCCGCCTTTGCCTCTGCCGCCGCCTTTGCCTCTGCCGCCGCCTTTGCTTCTGCCGCCGCCTTTGCCTCTGCCGCCGCCTTTGCTTCTGCCGCCGCCTTTGCTTCTGCCGCCGCCTTTGCCTCTGCCGCCGCCTTTGCTTCTGCCGCCGCCTTTGCTTCTGCCGCCGCCTTTGCTTCTGACGCCGCCTTTGCTTCTGCTGCCGCCTTTGCTTCTGCCGCCGCCTTTGCTTCTGCAGCCGCTTTTGCTTCTGCTGCCATCCTTGCTTCTTCCACCCCTTGTGTTTCTACTGATGGTATTGCTTCTTCCACCCCTTGTGTTTCTACTGATGGTATTGCTTCTGCAGCCGCATTTGCTTGTGCCGCCGCATTTGCTTCTGCTGCCGCCTTTGCTTCTGCTGCCGCTTTTGCTTCTGCCACCGCCTTTGCTTCTGCAGCCGCCTTTGCTTCTGCAGCCGCCTTTGCTTCTGCAGCCGCCTTTGCTTCTGCAGCCGCCTTTGCTTCTGCTGCCGCCTTTGCTTCTGCAGCCGCCTTTGCTTCTGCTGCCGCCTTTGCTTGTGCCGCCGCCTTTGCTTCTGCTGCCGCCTTTGCTTCTGCTGCCGCATTTGCTTCTGCCACCGCCCTTGCTTCTGCTGCCGCTTTTAATTCTGCCGCCACCGCCCTTGCTTCTTTCTCCAGAGTTTTATTTTGTGGAAGTGATTTTTCTAAAGTACTCAAAATGCTACTTTTTATTATATTTTTAATATTTGTTTGTAATGATGACATATTTTGATAATATAATATACATACATTAATTTGTTATTTTATTTTCAACTATTTTTTAAAAATTATAAAAAAAAACACCAAATTTTATATTTAAAAAATACATACAAAACAATAATTAGGTGATTTTAGGTTATGTTGAACTATTTTGTAAAAAATTGATTTAAAAAATATAATGTTTATATGTATATAACTAAAAATGGGTAAATACAGTTGCGAAAAGTGCGGAAAGGAGTTCAACCAAAAATCTCACTATACAACACACATGAATAAAAAATATCCGTGTGTAGTTGAAAGTAAAATAAAAGAAATGATTGATAATGCTGTTGAAGAAAAATTAATTGAAATAAAAAAAACTATACCGACACCGGTTAACAGTATTGAAAGAATTGTGTATGGTAATAAAGTCGTTAAAGATGTTCCTACAAAAAAAATACGTGTTCCAAAACCAATATTGAAGTGGGTTGGTGGAAAAACTCAAATAATAGATAAACTTGTTGCAGATTTTCCTGTTGAAATAAATAACTATCGTGAGGCATTTTTAGGAGGAGGAAGTGTTTTATTCACTTTATTATCTTTTGTAAAAAGTGGAATTATAAGGATACACGGAAATATATACGCGTATGACTTGAATGAACCATTAATTTATATTTACAAGAATATTCAAACGCACCATACCGAATTATATGATACACTGCAAAGTATTATTATGGATTTTAACGAATGCGGAAATGGAACAATAAATAGAACACCGACAAATCTAGAAGAAGCGAAAGTCGCAAAAGAAAATTACTATTATTGGATAAGAAGCAAATACAACAAATTATGCTTGAACGATAAAAAAGGAACATTGGGTTCTGCCATGTTTATATTCTTGAATAAAACTTGTTTTAGAGGTGTATTCAGAGTTGGTCCAAAAGGATTTAATGTTCCATACGGACACTATAACAATCCAGAAATTATAAATAAAGAAAATTTAGAAGAAATACACAATTTAATACAAAATGTAGTATTTGAATGTCGTGATTTTAATACATCATTAACAAATACAGAACCGAATGATTTTGTATATCTTGACCCTCCATATGCACCAGAAACTGATACTTCATTTGTAGGATATACGGAAAATGGATTCAACATAGAAAACCATAACAATTTATTTAAATTAATACACACTTTAACCGATACAAATAAAAAAATAATGTTAAGTAATGCTGATGTGAGTCTAGTGCGTGAAAACTTTACAAATGAAAAATATAACACATTATCTATTCTATGTAAAAGGTCAATTAATTCTAAAAATCCAGACGCAAAGGCAAAAGAGGTTATTATAAAGAATTATTAAACCATGAATCAAATGTTTCAAAATAATTTTCATCATCACCAAACAAAACCGCAATATTAGTCTCAATAAATATTGTATTTAATATTGCATATTTTTTTTCATTTGAATCCAGTTTATTTTTCAAAAACTTACTTACACAAAATCCATAAAATACTTCAAAGTTAGGACCCAAAACTAATTCATACTCTCGTTTGAGTGAAGGTCCAGACCATAGTTTAGTTTCTACGGACCCGTCTACATTCTGTTCTTTTTTTTCTAATATTTTTACTACTTTTCTACCATTATTGTATTCAATAATATATGCTTCATCAGGGCATCTAAACAACTCAATATTGTATTTTTTTCTCATATACACTTTAAATCCATGTTGTAATACAAAGTCAATCGTTTTATCATCATATGTTTTTGATAAATAATAGTCACATGCTTTTTTGGGGTTTTTCGTAAAACTATTTTTAGTGTATCCATTTTCTAACAACCTTTGCTCATTATTAGTTTTGTCTTCAAACTTTTTTCCGTAATAATTTGTATTTGCACCACCAGCACCAGTTCCCTTATTAACTATTATTGGTTGGAGTTGGGGTTGGGATTCGGGTTGGGGTTGGGATTGTGTGTTGTCGTCATCTGTTTCAAGGTCGTCTTTTAATTTTGTGGCTTGCTCATCTTTTTCAAGCTCGTGTCTTCTTTTTGCGGCTTGTTCTTTTGACAGTTTGATGATAATTTTCTTTTTGATTTCACTCATTATTTGTAAATACTTGTTAGTTTAGTATTACATTTCAATTTTTTTTTAAAAATAAAAAATGGACATTCAAAAATGTCCAATTCTCATTTTTAAAAAAGAATCTTGAACATAAAAAAATCTAAAAAAATCATTTTTTATTTTTTATACTCTTCAAAAAATATTGTTATCATTTCAGTGTCATAATAAATTAATTATATTTATGATGACTGCATAAGCAAAAAACTCAAAAAACTAGAAAAATAGGAAAAAATTGCAAAAATTTGGAAAAAATGGAAAAATGTTCAAAAAAAATAGGACAAAAATAGGACAGATAAGATTCGTATAAGACAAAATAGGACCTGGATAAGAACAAAAAAGGACCTGGATAAGATTCTTGGAAAAAAACAGTCTATGAAAAAAACTTTTGAAACTTTTTTTTTAAAATCAAAAATGGACATTCAAAAATGTCCAATTCTCATTTTTAAAAAAGAATTTTGAACATGAAAAATCCTAAAAAAATCATTTTTTATATTTTACATTTTTTTAACACATTTGTTATCATAATTCGTCACACAATTCAAGCGAAATCAAACCATTGACTGCATAAGCAAAAAACTCAAAAAGTTGGAAAAAGTTGGAAAAAGTTGGAAAAAGTTGGAAAGGTCCAAAAAAAATAGGACAAAAATAGGACAGATAAGATTCGTATAAGACAAAATAGGACCTGGATAAGAACAAAAAAGGACCTGGATAAGATTCTTGGAAAAAAACAGTCTATTAAAAAAAACTTTTGAAACTTTTTTTTTAAAATCAAAAATGGACATTCAAAAATGTCCAATTCTCATTTTTAAAAAAGAATCTTAAACATGAAAAATCCTAAAAAACTCATTTTTTTTTATTTTTATACTCTTCAAATTATTGTTAGCATGTTTCATCTCACAATAAAGTATTTTTATTTTGATGACACCATAAGCAAAAAATACAAAAAAATGGAAAAAGTTGGAAAAAGTTGGAAAAAGTTGGAAAGGCCCTAAAAAAATAGGACAAAAATAGGACAGATAAGATTCGTATAAGACAAAATAGGACCTGGATAAGAACAAAAAAGGACCTGGATAAGATTCTTCAATCAATCTCTATAAGTTCTATAAGTTCTATAAGTTATTGAAAAGCAAAACTAAAAAATACAAAAAAAATGGTAAACCAGCTCCAATCCTTTCTTGGATTGCAACTACGCCTCGGTGGAATGCTGGAGTTTTATAAAATAAAAAAAATTATGAATAAACCGTGTTGTTAAAAAAAAATGTAACTTATCTGCTCCTTTAGGAACAAGAAAAGTAAAGTCAAAAACGTTCAATAAATACATCAACAAAACTTCCTAAGAATAAAAAATGTAGTGGTGCAAAACCAGGTGCTATTTTGGTAATTCATGGAAAAAAATTTCACTATACTATAAAAAAGATATTAAAACAACTAAGTTCATGTGTAAAAAGTGTTTTATGTTTTAAAATTATATTAAAAATAATTTTAAAATATTAAAATAATATTATTATTATATATAAAAATATACAAATCCATTTGTAACAAATAATGTCAAACGCATATACAAGTTACAGTTCATACTTGGATAATAAATCATGTTGTAAATCAATATGTAGTTCTTGTTCTGGAGGAAAAGGTACCGCAGGCGCACAAGGAGCAGCAGGTGCCGCAGGCGCACAAGGAGCAGCAGGTGTTGCAGGCGCACAAGGAGCAGCAGGTGTTGCAGGCGCACAAGGAGTAGCAGGTGTCGCAGGCGCACAAGGAGTAGCAGGTGTCGCAGGCGCACAAGGAGTAGCAGGTGTCGCAGGCGCACAAGGAGTAGCAGGTGTCGCAGGCGCACAAGGAGTAGCAGGTGACGCAGGCGCACAAGGAGTAGCAGGTGTCGCAGGCGCACAAGGAGTAGCAGGTGTCGCAGGCGCACAAGGTGCCATTGGTGCAACAGGCGCAGGTGCACAAGGAGCTACAGGTATACAAGGAACACAAGGTGCCACGGGTGTTACAGGTGCACAGGGTGCCACGGGCGTGACAGGCGCACAAGGAGCTCAAGGTGTCACGGGCGCTACAGGTGCACAAGGTGCTACAGGTATACAAGGTGCACAGGGTGACATAGGTCCAACGGGTGACATAGGTCCAACGGGTGACATAGGTCCAACGGGTGACACAGGTGCACAGGGTGCCACGGGTGACACAGGTGCACAGGGCGCCACAGGTGCACAGGGCGCCACAGGTGCAGGCGCACAAGGAGCCACAGGTGCCACAGGTGCACAGGGTGCCGCAGGTGTAACAGGTGCACAGGGCGCCACAGGTGCAGGCGCACAAGGAGCCACAGGTGCCACAGGTGCCACAGGTGCACAGGGTGCCGCAGGTGTAACAGGTGCACAGGGCGCCACAGGTGCAGGCGCACAAGGAGCCACAGGAGCTACAGGTGCACAAGGCGCACAGGGTGTCACGGGTGTAACAGGCGCACAGGGCGCCACAGGTGCAGGCGCACAAGGAGCCACAGGAGCTACAGGTGCACAAGGCGCACAGGGTGCCACGGGTGTAACAGGCGCACAGGGTGCCACAGGTGCAGGCGCACAAGGAGCCACAGGTGCCACAGGTACACAAGGTGCCGCAGGTGTAACAGGTGCACAGGGCGCCA